AATTTGAAGTGGGTGCAAACGCCAGCCGCTGCCGGCGCATCAAAAACATCCGGCAGCGCATACCCATATACTCCCGTGCCGCTTGTCCTCGTTATCCACGCCTCTGTTCCGTCCAGCTCCACCCGTCCCCACCGCCGGTTTTCCACGCCGGTGGCCGCGTCGTACTCGTCGCACACGGTTCCGTCGCCGTATAAGGGCTCCAGTGCGGGCAAATCGATGGTTTGGCCGGTATACGGCTCATAAGGGGTGGCGGTGTCGCCAAATTCGATTTGCAAATCCCGCGCGTTGCCGGAAGCGGTCGTGCCAGATTGTACTTTAAGCAAAATCCAGCCTTTGCCTGCGGCGTATTGCCTTGGATCGGTATTCGATATTGTAGGCTTTGTGGTGACTACCGCGCTATATATGCCGCCGTTTGATACAGGCAGATAAACAACCTTCACGAACAAATTTTCGTTCGTGTAATAGGCTTCACCTGCCGGTACATACAAACTGATGGTGTACTTAGTGTTAGGCTGCAATTCGCAGTCTGCATATACGCATGGCAAAAACTGATCGGCCGCATTAAACCGTGGATTAGCCGCCAGATTCCGCCCGCACACCGTCACCTTTGTCGGCTCTGCTCCAGAAAGAGAGTATGGATTATCTGGACTTTTATCTCCATCTCCTCTTTCCGTGGTTTTGCCATAAATTTTACTTATGACAGCAACTTCTTTATTTATTTGATATTGAACTAAAGAGTTGTCTCCACCAATATCTATAAATTGTCTATCGTCAATTTTATCTCGGTAGTATTTAAGCTCTTTCTTTTCTCCACTAGCTACTCCTAAAGGATAGTAGCAAACGAAGTTAATAGAACCTTCTCCTTTATAGACTCTTTCTTTTTTGCCAGTATTGCTATTATACTTATCAAAACAAATAAAAGATAAACTAGGAGAAGTACTAATTTTAGCTGTATAAGTTTTATAAGGTCTTTCGTCAAAAATTAACTCTCCAACCGTATCTGGAGCTAACCAATTTCTAAGTTCTCTAACTTGAAGTTCACTCAAATTATCATATGCAATACTTAAAGGGAACTCCTTTATATCCATATCACTACCAAAGTAATATTGTCCTACTCCTCCAGGCACTTGCTCTGTATAGTCGATAGGGTTAGGTACCAAGTTATCTTGGTACCTAGACCCATCACTTACAGAATAAATGTTAAATTCAGAGGAGTGGCACCCATTAAAAGTAAATCCGATAAAATCCGTATTTCGTGCCATCTCCATTCCTCCTTACTTTCTCTTTCCAATATTTATGACGTTACGATAATTTGACTTTTGGATAATATATTTCTCCATATCAGCCATCATATCTTTAGCAGAATAATCGTCGCTTAACTCATCTACATTTATGTGGAATTCGTAGTAAGTATCTCCAGTATTTTGATTTTGTTCAGGAGTATTAGAAGAAGAACTATTAGAATCGAATACTTTTGATAAGATATCGCGGAGTTTTGCAATATTGGCTGTATCTGCGGCTGAAAGGAAAGCCTCTGGGCGAGTTTTTGTTCCATCAACCCAGGCAGGGCCAGTGTAGTCTACCATACCACCGGTTGCATATGAATTATAATGCCATCCAGTATCCCAAGGATATTTATTCATAAATTTAATGGGAACGTATACTATTTTATCATTTTCATCTTTTGCTTTCTGAGTTCTAACTCCATTTACCATACGAATAGTTTTTTCTGTCGTTTTAATACCCCAATCATTTTTCTCTCCTACTATCTTTTGTTTATTTTCATTAAAATAATAAGCAGTTTCTCCATCTCTGTTTTTTAATTCAAATTGAGTTCCAGAAGCAATAGGAGTAATTGCAGTATCTATATCCTTATCATCAGAAGCCCCTTTGGTTGTTTCTCCCGCTCTCATTGCATAATAATCAGCAATATTATATCCATAAGCAGAACCAGTTATACTACTAGATATGCCAGCAGTATTAGCGCTTTTTACATTTCCACCTTTACTTTCAAACAATCCTAATCTTCTTTTATATTTTCCTCTCAATTCTTCTACTAATTCATCATTCCCGATTGCTGCGGCATCTTCAATTTGAATTAACAAATTATCTAAGTCTGCTTGAGCTTGCTTCTTTGCAAAATTGTCATAGGTAGTTTCAAGAACTTCTATCTCTTTTATTGCTGCTTTTATGGCAGAAGTATCTGTTTTTACTACTAAAGGAGTATTACTGGCCTTGTTTATAGCTGCAATATATTGATTTATTCCACCAGTTTCAATTTCTTTAAACTTTTCAATAATAGCTTTCTTTTGGACTTCTACATCTTCAGTTAATGCAGCCTGAGCAGATTTCCCTTCGTTAATTTGTTTTGTCCAAGTTACAATAAAATTTTCCTGCTCTGTTGTTGTCGCTCTTCTAAAATCTTCACTATGCTGAGTCATCCAAGCCAATATTTCAGAATCTTTCATTTCTAATAATTCTGCAACTTTTTGATTACTAATAGCATAAGTTTCTAATTCATAATCAAGTTGTGATTGTAAATATTCACTTCTTAAAGTTAATTCATCTGAAACTTTTTGAGTTTTTGCTTCTTCTTCCTCATATAACCTATCAAGAGCGGTGTTTGATTTTTCCTGTAATAATTGGTCAAGCTCAGCTTGCAAATCTTCTAATTCTTTAGTATAAATCCCAGAAGTGTCTCTACTTAATAATCCTATTCTATTCTGTAAAGTTTCAATTTGCTTATCTTGGTCTTGGTCTGATTGAAGCTGTTTTCTCTTATTGATATTCTTTTGAAGAGAAGACAAATATTTTTGGTCTTCTTGTTTAATTTTATTATATTTATCCTGAGTAGCTTTTACTTCTGCTTGCATCTCTTTTATTATCATATCTCTTAAAGTTTTCTCTAAGTTTATTTGATACTGTCTTAATTGAGATTCTAATTTTTGTTGTTCAATTAAATTTTGTTTATATTCATTAGAACTTGAGATAGCAGAATCATATAAATCTTCATACGCTCCTCTTACTTCTTCAATCTCATCCCATAGTTTCTGTAACTGTTCTGCTTCTCCCTCTGAAGCACCCTCCATAGATTTAGCAAGATTAACAAGAGCATCAGTATTTTGAAAAATATTTCCAGATGCGTCTACCGTTAAATATTTTCCATATTTATCATTAACAAAATCCCCTAATTCTTTCAAATCTCTATCGTAGATTTGTTTTGCTTGCTCCAGTGCAGCCTGCTGCTCCGCAAGGTTGAAAATTTGATTTTTTGCAATTTGTCCCGCTTCTCCACTATTTGAAGCTAATTGGAAATCTAAATCCAAACTCTTTTGAGTATTTTGAAGTTGTAAAATAGTTCTTTGAAGATTATAATATCTATTCATTTCAGCAATCATATCTTTATATTTTTGTATTAAATCATAAAGACGTTGCTTTTCTTTATCCGCGGCTTCAGCAGATGCTTTCATTTGTTTAGCTCTAATATCTGCCTCTGCGTACAAATAATAATTAGATGTTTTTTCTAATTCAATAGCTTCCTGTTCTAGTTGATTCTTCTCTTCTTGAGTCTGAGCTATGTCCATTAGTTCTCTTTTATACATTGCTGCTTGTTTTGATTCTTCTGCCATCTGAATAAAGTAGTCTTGAGTCCCCTGTAAACCAGAACCAATAATACCTCCAGCATCTCCTGTAAACTTAAAACCATCACCAGTAGCAACAATTTGAGAATTTTTTATTAGTTCTTGTCCCATATCTTGAAGTAAACTATTCATTTTTTCTATCTGAGCTAAAGACAAGGAACCTTCAAGATTTGCTCCAAGAATATCAATTAAACTATTAACAGATTCAAGTTGAGCTTCTATATCACTAAGAGCATCTGTTGCAGTTAAACCAGTTCTATTAAAAATAGAACCCATACTATTAGTTAAATTAGATACATCTTTTTCATCCATGCCTACTTTAATCAAAGCAGTTGACAGTTTTGCCATAGAATTTGCACTAGAAATATTAGTTTTTCCTATCTCATTTACAACAGCTCTAATTTGTTCCTGGGATAAATTAGATGAATTTATCAATTTCTCATATTCTTCTTGGAAAGCTTGAATATATGCAGGAGATTCTTCTCCTATTTGCATGGCTATATTGGCAAATTGATATGCTTCTAATTCTTTTCCACTTTCTGCTAATTTATTTATAAAATCTTGATTTTTAGTAATTAAAGTATCATATTTTTTTGATAGCTCTTGAATATAAGCATCAGGAATAGAGTCAATAAGTTCCCAAACTTCTGAATATGAATCTCCTAAAGTAGACATTAAATAATCTTTTATTTCATTTTTGTCTACCTGTCCATCCTTTCTAAATGCCCCTATCATATTAAAGGAAGTAATATAGGCTTCTTGCTCTTTTTTAGATAATTTATTAAGAGTTGTAATCATTTCAGAAGAAACTTCTGCTCTTCTTTCTTCAATGATTTTTGCGCTTTGCTTAATTTCTTCCTCTGTTTTAGCCATGATTTCTCCGGTAGCTCCGTTTATATTCACAGCTAAGGCTTGTATTTCTTCAGGAGAGAACAAATATTCTAATTGTTTTCCAATTAAATTTCTGTTTTGAGAAGCAAAAGAAGAGCTATCTATTCCGGTGAAAGCTGCATCTAGTGAATCTCCCACTGATTGAGCTATCTTATCAAATTCTGCTTTTATTTGTGCTTCTTGTTCATCAAAACCTGCTGTCCAGTCATTCAAAGGAACTTGAAGTTGCTCTCCGATATTTGTTTGAAATTGATTATCTAATTCTTGTGTAAATTCTAAAATAGCATCTTTATAATTATCAAAATTTTGTTCAGTGATTTTTGATAAATCTAAAGTAATTCTTTTAGAGTCAAACCCCTCTCCACTTCCAGTGTAATCTACATACGAAATATCTTTAAGCTTATTTTGAAGCTCATTGAATCTTTCATCACTAGGCCCAGCAGAAATAGTAGCATTTTCTCTATTATACCTTCCTGTTGTTTTGTCATATTCAAAATCTTTCTGTTGATAAACACCATAAGCCTGATAAGCATAGAGAGTATCCATAATTTCATCATAATCTTTCTGCCGCTTATCAGTTTGCTTTTTAACTATATCTCCAATATTAGCGTTAGAAGTTGCTATCTGACTTTCTGTTCCAGCAAGAGCAGACTCTTGTTTTTTCAATTTTATTTTCTCTTGTAATTGAGAAATTATAATTTTATTTGTGCCAATTTCTTCGTCATATACTCCAGCTAACTCTGGATAATTTTGAACTAATTGATTATTTATTTCAATTAGCCTTTCTTTTTCTTCGTTAGTTAATGCGACTTTTTCAGATAAAGAAATATATTCTTCTCCTAATTCTGTCATGCTAGTATTTTCAGAAATTACTTGACTAGCTTCAGTGCCAATAGATTCAGCTATTTCCTTCATTTTTTTAATGCTTTCTTCTGAACCTATTCCATATTTTTGATTGTCTAAGCTAACTCCGATTCCTTCTCCCAAGAATGCGCCAAGAGTTCCTCCTAACGCTTGGAAAATTGGCCCTAAAATCATACCAGCACCAGGAATTAAATATCCTAAAGAACCAACAAGACTACCAACCATATTGCCGGCAGTTGCTCCGCCTAAAGCCGCAGTTCCTTTTGTCGCCGCATTGCCCATAATTGCCATAGTTCCAATATTAGCAAAGCTAGCTATTGTTTGTCCAATCAAAGGATTAAGATTTCCTATTTTTTTGGTAAAAGTAGCTAATGCTCCATTTGCTTTTTGATAGGCTTTTGCACTTTCTGCAATATCTCCTGGTTTTGCAAATAGTTGTTGCTGAGGATTTAAAACTCCTGCTTGATTTAATTTAATTCTACTATCTTGAGATATTTTACTAGTTTTTTCATATTCGGCTATAATACTTTTTATTTCTTTTTTATTTAAATTTCCCCAATTCATAGAATTTGAAGACTGTTGATTAGTTGTATTGGCTGTATTACCATTTAATGGAGTATTATTTACTCCAGCATTTACTCCATTTTTAATTTTATCTGCAAGAATTTTATCCATAATACTATTTCTAATTCTATTTTCTAAATCTACAACCGCTTGTTGATTTGCATCTTTCATCTTTGTAGAGTAGTTTCCACTGACAGTTGTCCAAGCTGCGGTAAAAGCAGTTGAAGCAACTTTAGCAGTATTTATAAAATTAGAAATGATTTTCTTTATTGTCATAATAAAGAAAGTTCCAAATACCGCGATTGCCGCAGGTCCAGCTTCTGCGATATTATTTATCATTTGCAAAATAGTATTAACACCATCTAAGATATCTTTAACTAATTCACTACCAACAACAGTCCCAATAAACTCTTCAAAACTAGATTTAATATTATTCATCTTAGCTTCTAAGCTATCAAGAGTCTTGGCAAATTGTGCTGCTGATGCTCCATTGCTATTTTGAGCAATATCAACTAATTCAAGAGTTCTCTCATAATTATCCATCATAGCGATAAAACGAGATTGCTGTCTTGAACCAGCTGCAATAGTAGCAACATAACGCTGAGTATTTCTATCAAGAGTATCCCATTTAGAGGCTAACTCTAAGAATACATCATCCAAATCTCTAAATTGCCCAGTTAAACTATCTCTTAGCTGTACCCCAACAGATTTCAAAGCAGTATCAACTTTGTTGACATCTACTAACTCACCATCAATTTCGACACTATCTCCAACAGCACTTTTCAATTCTTGGAATCTTGCAATGATAGTTTTCATAGCAGTACCAATATTTTCAGGAGCTTCACGAGTAGTTTCAATCATCTGTGATAAGAAAGCAGAAGTAGTTTCAAGTTCCATACCAGCAGATTGGGCGATTGAAGCAGTTTTTGTTAAAGCATAAGAAAGCTCATCAGTATCAACAGCAGATTCGGCGGCTAGAGCAGAGAAAACATCATTAACTCTACTTGCTTCGCTCATTTCAAGTTTAAATCCACGAAGTGCCGCAGTCATACGGTCAGTCGCTTCTGCGTAATCCATTCCTGCGATACGAGCCATCTTCATAGTTTCTTCTGTTAATTGTAGAACTTCAACAGTATCAAGACCCTGTTGATAGTAAAGAGCAGAAGTTTGAATAGCGTCAACAGTAGTAGTTCCTAACTTTTGGGCCATTTCGTTATAGATATCAAATGATTCCCATAATTGTGTAGTTGTCATATCAGTAACAACAGCAATTTCAGTAAAAGCGGCATCAAGCTCTTTGATAGCATTAACAGATTCTCTAATAAATCTATTCATATAAATAAAAGCATTAGTTAATCCAAAAACTGCCGTAGCTCTGTTTTTTAAGTTATCAAAGAACTGGTCTTGCTTACTTAAATTTACTAAATTTTCGCCCATTGTTCCGGTTTCTTCGGAAGCTTTTTCTAAACTTAAACCAAGATTATCTATATCTTTTTTACTTTTCCCTAAATCAACATTGGCAGCTTCACTTTGCAAATCTTTAAATTTTTGTAATTCGGCATTAGCCGCTTCCAATTGTTTCTCTAATTGAGCAACTTTACCACTTAAATCAGCAAATTCTTTAGCTGCGGCCGCGGCATCGTCATCTAGTCCAGAGCTATCTCCTTTTAAACCATTAAAAAACTTAGTAATATTAGAAAGAGAAGATTCAATTTTAGTTAATTCAGCTTGTTCTGATTTTAAATTTTTAACTATTTCTTCTTGAGCTTTTTCTTTTTTCAAAACAGCTTCTCTAGCTTCATTATTTTTTGCAGTTAAATCTTTTTGAATATCAATTTGTTTTTGTAAAGAAGCAGTATCGGCTCCCTCTCCACGCATTGAGGTTATTTTTTCTTTTTGAGCAACAAGCTGTGCAGCAATCATTTCTTGATTTTGTCTGGCTAAAATTACCTCTTGTTCTGCTTGTTTAAGAGACTCTTCTCTAGCACTAATAGTAGCTTGAATATCAGCTCTCTCTTGCTGTAAACTAGCTTGTTTTTCTTCTTGTAATTTTGCTAGTTTTTCAGAAGAAGAAATAGCTTCTGCCAATCCTGAAATTTCTGTTTGGTCAAAAGAAACTCCTGTTTTATTAGCAAAAGAAGAAATTTTATTTTCAATACTAGAAATTTGATTTTCATAAGCATCAAACATGGTATTAGCAGAATTCTTCAAATTCTCAAATTGTTTTTGAAGATTTGGACTTAATTGAAGATTACTGAAACTAGTATCAATTCTACCAATTTCTCCTTTCAGAATCTCCATCTGTTGTCCAAGTTTCTGCAAATGGTTATTAAAATTGTTAATTTGAGAAGTATTGGTAAATCCTTGTTTTATTTCTGCATCTATTTCTTGTGCTCTTTTTTTCAAATCTGCGAAAGTTCTCTCAAATCTTCGAGCACTTGAATCATCTAATTGTATTCTATTTAGTCTATTTTGAAGGGCATCTACTGCACTAAGAATTTCTTGAATATTAAATGTTCCTTGAAATTCAACTTTTCTTTGTGTCGCCATTCATTTCCCTCCTTACCATAACTTTAAGTTATTTTCTATTTTATTTAAGTTTTCAGTAATAAACTTATACTTTATCCTAATATTCATGCCACTGGCTAAATCGTTACCAAGGCTAGCACCATAATCTAATAAATCTCCGCTATAATCAAGAGCATCTGGATTTAACTCTCCTGCGGCTGCCATGCCAGCCAATATTTCCGATTTCTTTTCGTGAATTGCTACTGCATTTCCAATATTAGTAGCGGCATTTAATTTAACAGAGTCTCCTGTTTTATTGGTTAATCCTAAATCGTTACGATAGAAATATCCTGCTCCAGTACTATCTCTTTGATTTTCTAATCTCATAGCCTGAATTACTCCATCTACCATAACGGAAATAGGAATGAGATATTCTCCTTTTAATAAAAAGAAAGTATTTCCATAGTTACTTCCATAACTTCTTCCTTTTTTACTAACAACTTTATTTACTTCTGTATGGAGTAATTGCTCAGAATAGGAAGCTAAGATATTATTTATATATTCAAGTATTTGTGGAATTTCATCAAATTTTAATGGGTCACTCCTTTGATGACCGTCTAAACCATTGTTTCTTAACCAAGCTACATTGGTAATAAGATACTTAAATTCTTCTGCGTCTGACCCTTTAAGTCTTGATATAAAATTATTCAAAACCATATCTCTTTGGAGAGTAACATCATAAAATGGTTTTACCGTCGAATTTTCAATAGCTTCAGTGGTATTTTTTACCTGAATACCATATTTACCAATAAGAAAATCAACAGGAGATTGTTTTTTTGTTTCTGAATCATACAAATCTCCAACATAAAAAGACTTAGGAGCATCATCTGCCATAGTATCTAAAAGTATATCTATAAAAATTTGTGCTTGTATTTCTCCAATTATACCAACTCTATTATTTTTTTCTATAACCTTAAAATTCATTCTATCTTTTACTCTATTAAAACTTTTCTTTATTAAAGCCGCAAATTCTTCATCTGGCCTTAAATATAATAACATATTATTTAAGAATTTCTTTGAAGATTGCTCGGAAATTTTATCAACTTCACCTGGGAATTCTTTTTTAAAAATCTCTCCAAAACGGACTTCTATTTCAGGATTTAATTTTCCGTCAGACCTAAATGCTACTCTTAAAGATTTTTTACCAGTCTTTTTTCCCATCGACAAAGGATAAATAACATTTAAAGCTTTTAGAGCTTCGTTCATTGCTTTTTTATAGTCTTTCTGATTTAAAATTCTGCTAATATCTATATTTCTATCTTTACAGATTCCCTCAAACTTAGCAACAACTTTCTCAATAGTATCAATTAAATTGCTATCTGTCATTTTCAAGAAACCCTCTGTATTCATTTTCTGCAAAACCTTATATCGACGAAGACTTTTCTGAAAAAGTTTATTAAATTGATAAGCATTTTTTACACTATCTCCAGTATTGATTCCAAAAATAGAATAAAAATCATCTTCTTTTGCTCTTAATTTGTTTCTAATATCAATAAATCTTCTTTCTGTTTTTTCATAATATTCTTCGCCCATATAAAATCTTGAACCTACCGTCGCAAGAGAAACGGCATTTCTAAAGTTAAAAGATGAGCTATGAAGATATCCTCTTGATACGACATTTTCTCTTCCCGTATCACTAATTTCCATCATGAAAGCCATTGTATCCTCCAATAAAATAGTCAGCATAAGCAATCGCCTATGCTGACTTAATCATAAATCACTATCTATCTCATTATCTAACATGATAATCTTACAGACATATTGATTTCCTCTATCTCCAACTGGTAGCCCAACAATTTGAAACCTATAAACATAGGGGGATGCCTCGCTACCCAGTCTCATTGATAAGTCAGACATAAGTTTTATTCTTGGAATTTCAATAATTCCAGTTTTAATCAGTCCGTCAGAATCATCCTTTAATCTCATTTTGCCATCTAATTTTAAATATCCATCAACTAATCGTTTACCAACTGTCAAGACTTCCGCTTTTTCTTCATAAGCAAAAGTATAGTCAATGAAAAAAGTTTTATATGGCATCTCTAAATCAATAATATTATTTTCTATTTTATAAGATGATATTCTTTGTCCAGTTTCCGCGTCGTAAACAAAAATTGTATCATCTTGATATGGAGTATATTTTAATTCCGCTTTCCCTAAATCATCAGTCTCGAGTTCTTCTGTAAAAGGTATTGCGATAATTTCTCCAACTTTTTTTTCTGCTAGTTGAGAATTTGATAATATCGCTAAACCAATTTTAGAAATTACTCCCTCACTAAGAACAAAATTAACTTCATTCGTTTTTTCCCAGTTAATAAGCTGAGCATTCCCATATCCTCCAGAAGCATAAGTTCTAGTCTTATATTCTGCTAGAGGAGCTAATTGAATTTTATTAAATTTAATAATAGACTCATTAGCGTCATATTGCCGTCCATTTATCACCATTGGAAAAGTACATTTTAAAGAGACATCGTACAATTCCTTTATTCCAAAATAATCATCCATCATACCCCTCCTTTCTTTCCTATTTTTAAGTGAGAATGATTAGAGAAAAGTTTATTTTTTAGAGTATAAAAGGGCTAAGATTTCTCTTAGCCCTTTTCATTCAATTAAGAAAGCCCACTTTCGTTCACTTTATACTGAATTAACTCCATCATTGCTCCAGATTCAGGACGAAGAACTCTCATAGTCATGTTGAATACAGAGGGGTCTCCTTCAGCCTCAAGAGTAATTGTATTTTCAGAACTCATTTTTGCTTGAGGGATAATGAACTGGAAGTATTCATCTTTACCAGTTTTCTTATTTCTTGCGAAAGTTTCTCCAACAAGTTTATAAGTTCCAGGGAAGTTTTCAGCAGTAATTTCAATTTTAGTACCGGTTACTCCAGTGCTAATAGTTTGTTCTTCATAAACAATGGCTCCAGCAGTTAAATCAGCAGTAGTAGCAGTAATCATGCCTACACCGCTCGCGGCACCTTTATAATATTTTTTGCCACTAGGAATAGAAGTAATAGCAGCAGTTAAAGCTACTTTCTTCATTCTAGTTACAGAAGAAACAGCTCCAGCACCATCTTTATCACCAAACATAATAGCCATTGAAGCAGGTGAGAAAAGAGCATCTTCTAGGGTAACAGTAATTTCTTTACCATAGTCCCAAATGATTAAAGGTGGGTTACCTTTACCACCACGAGCTTCTGTCTGCTCAGCAGTCTGTTCAATAGTAGAAACTTTTAAAGTATCTAAGAACAGGACAGGGGCGCCAGTTTCAAGGTCGTAGATAGTAACATCAGCAACTTCTTTAATACCATATTGTTCTAGTAAGTTTGCCATTTATAATGACCTCCTATTATTCTCTTAAATTTCTTATCCAATTTTTTGGTTTTACCTTTTTTGCATCCGCACCAGCTAAAATGGCGCGCATATCAAAATCGTATTTTTCTTTTTCCTGAATTCTATCAAGAAGTTCATGGAAAGCATAAATTGACAAATCTCCAACATTTTGCAAGTTGATTCCGATGTTATAGACACAAAGTGAAGAAATTAAATCATGGAAAGAAACTGCCTTATCAGATTCTTTTTCAGCTTGCCGCTTTTTAGCTTGTTTAACTTGCTCTCGCCGCAATCTAAATTTTCTTTGCATTGGACTTTCATCTTCTGGAATTTCCTCTGCAATAGGAATTCTGTTTTGAATCCTTAGAATATTCTGAAATTCAAAAAATTTCTTTTTATCCATAATTCTTTTTTCTATCCCATTTCCAATAACTATTATTCTAAGGTCGGATAAAATCTGCACTTGCTCTCGAATAAAAGTGTTAAATGCTTCTTGCATATCTAATAAAAAGTAGTCATCATTTTCACAGCTATCCATTAGATTATCGAAGACATCAATATCTTCGGAAACTTTTATACCTTTCTTCTTATAATGCTCATATAGGTCATAAGAAGTAAGAGTTAAGAGATTTAATTGTTGTCTGTATTTTTCTTCTCCCATTCCAATGATTTGCTTTATAGTTAAGGGATAAACTAAGCATATATCATCTATTGGAACCGCCGCACCGAAAAGAGCCTTTAAATATAAATCAGTCGAAAGCATCTATTCTAAATAACATCTGATGGAGAGAAAGAGCATCTGTATAAACTACTCCTTCCCAACCAAGATATTTTAATTTGCCAAGACCTTCTATACTTTTACCCTTTAAACTCTTCTCGATTTCAGAAATTATCAAAAACGGTCTTAAATTAACATCATTTAATTGCCATTCTCTCAAAGGAGTATAAACCATAACATTTAAATCCACTTCATCAAATTCTGAGTTGGCTTGATTCACAGGAGCCTTTTTATACATGACAACTACAGTGCTTTTTGTTGTATTTTTATCTATATTAACCAAAGGAACAATCTTAATATTCTTATGGAGAACTTCTTTTATGGGGTCTTTAAAATCTGGATTATCAAGAGGGTTATCATTTGTATAAACAAGATATTTACACAATTTCTGATTTTTTACTAGCCTTAAAGCTACTTTTGATAAGTTTACTCCAAGCTCTTCTGAGTTTCTAATTCCCATTTTATCCCTCCATCCAGATACTCTCTACATTTACTTTCTTTTCAAAAAGTATTTGAGAATCTTTTTCTGCAATAATTTTATCTTTCCCTATAGTTAAAATATTTTCTTCTATTGATTCAATAATAAAATTATCAGATTCGGATTTGAAGGCAACTCCCTCAATATCTCCAACAATAGTAAATTCAAAGAGACCCTCAACTTTTACTCTTTCTGGTCCAATAATAACAAAGCTTTCTTCTTTTATCTCAGATACCTTTATATTAAAGGTTTTCTTTATTTCTGGAGAATTGATTAAAGAAACTTCACAAGTAGTTTCTCCATTTTCAATCCCAGTAAACTCCCCTTTTGAATAAGTGGCAATATTTTTATTTTTTATAGTGACTTTATAAGGTTCTTCTCTTATAATATCATTATAATAAAGAATAAAATTGATATTAGAACTATCTCCTAAAGTTAAAGATATGCTATCACCAACACTAGATTGAATATTCCAATCAGCAAGTTTATTGCTGTTTGCGATATCAATGTCATCTTGCTCGTCGATATAATCTTCTTCTAATGTAATATAAGAAACTCCAGGAACACTAATCTTATCAATACCACTAACTTTCCAAACTTCATCTCCAATCAAAATTCTAATTCCTTTTTTCATTTTAGAATTAGTTTTCATTATAAGATTAAGAATCTTGTTTGGAAGATAAGTAACTGAAATATTGTCTTGAATAGAAAATTTGCTAGTTATAGATTTATCTCTTAAATTTGCGCCTGAACCAGTGAAATGCACATATTCAGAATAAACAATTCCATCATCAATCCATTGGATATCTCTATCTAATTCAACTAACTGATAACGGTTATATCCTATTGAAACAAATTCGTCAAGATGGAAAATAAGCCATTTCTTTCTTTTTAAATCTACAACTTCTTCTGTTGTTAAAATAGTGCCATCAGACCAGTGAAGATTTTTATAAGTAAGAAGATAATCAACAACTTCTTTTTCACTATTAGTTTTATTTTGCAAAACTCCTTCATATGTTTCTGCGTCTTTAAAAACAGTAACCTTATTAGGAGATTTATTCAAAACAACTCGAAAATCGTGAATTTTTTTATTTTGTATTCTTTCTTGAATATTAGTTCCGTACTTATTGACTCTTTTTAAGTAGACCTTATCAAAATAAGCCATTAAGCATCACCTGGCCCGTCCAAAGAATCAACAAGATTCATACACTCAAAAATTGTGCGTCTAAAATAAACATAGTCAAGATATTTTAAACTAGAAATTTTATAGAATAATGTATAATAGTTAATTCCTTTTGAACTGTCTGGGAAACCAAGTAATTCAATAAGAATAGTATCTAAAAACTTTTCCCATTCGCCCTTTTTCTCTCTTTCGCATAGTAGACCAAAAAGCCTATTCTTCATTTTATTCAAATAACCAGAATAAACTTCTTTTTTTACTAGGTGGTCATTATAATCAGACGATTTCATTTGCTCTATCATTTTAATCACCACCGCCTGCGAATTTCGTATAATCATATGGTTTTCTCAGTCCGTCTTCTCTATCAAGAATAGAACGAGAATACATCTTTTGAAGTTTTCTATTTTTCGATTGAACATTCTCTTGAAGTTTTATAAATTTATCAAGCAAGTTTGCTTGAGAGAAATCTCTCTCATCATACATTACCTTTACATTTTCCCAAGAGTTAATTGTTCTTGATAGCCATTCTTCTTTCATTAAATTTGCGAGAATCTGAATTTCATCATCTCCCAAATCCTCGATAAATCCCATATCATCTCTCATAAGAGAAACTCTAGGGAATTTAAAGAAAGGAATAGCACTTTCTAAAATTGCACGCCAATCGCATAATATCATTTCAATGTCAGTTTCACAGCACCAATCATCTTCTTTAATCTTAGCTAAAAAGGCGTCATAGACAACCTGATAAGGAGTCATTTTATCCCTCCTTATTCTTCATTCATATTTTGAACGCTCGAAATTACATCAATTCCGCAGAACTTTTTAATTACATTACATTTCTCAAAGTCGGTAAACTTTTCTTCAATAGCAACTTCCGCAATACGGTTAATTTGCTCTCTCGGAAGAGTCTCAAGTGTTTCTTGAAGTTTAGAGACAGGGTCAACTTTTAAAAGTTTAAGAATTTGTCCTCTATTCAAAATTCTGAATCTTTCTGGCTGTCCTTCTTCTTCTAAACCGAGGTCGATTCTATCTTGTTTATTATCAATATAAAGAATGCCCTCGTCAAAGAGAGTTCTTACGCCCAAAGAAGTGACTCCTTCAAAAAGAGTATCAAAATCAATAGCTTTTGTTTCTCCTTCTTTAGTAAAATCTCTTTTGAATCTCAAATCAGGGATATTTAATCCTACTGAATAGTTTACCATGCTCTTAACTGTAACTTTTCTTCCATCTGTGTTCATTATTATCTTCTCCTTTTATCTCAAAAATTTAAGGGGTGGGTGAATAATCTACCCACCCCTTTTTATTATTTATTGGGTTTATATTAGTCTAACGAAGGACCTTCGTAAGTCTGAGTAATAGCAGTATTACGATAAATACCCCAGTTATGATAGCTCATGATAGCTACGCCATATTTTTTATAGGCTTGGATTTCCATAGAGTTATCTCTATTTTCCCAATCCTTAACAATGGTGTCACCCTCAAAGGCAATCTTAACGATTTTTTCGCCGCCAGTTGGGAATACGTAAGCAATCTGAGGGTCAATAACAGTAGCAGTATTGCTCTCATCAGTGAAAGACTGAGGAAGCTGTACGATTGGGCAACCACGGAAAATACCGATATAGCCTTTAGTTCTAATATCCTCAATATCGTTTACAGAAACGTTAGGAGTGATATTAGCGGAAACAGCAAGAGGTCCCATTTCAGCAACAAACTCAGGAGGAGCAAAGATTACTGCACCATTACCATAAGCTTTAACAGTTGCACAAAGTTTTGCGAATTTATCAGCATCAAAAGAGCTGTCAGTGATTTTATTAGCAGCAGGACGGCTTACTTCGTTGATAGTAGCACGAAGAGCTTTCTGAATATCCTCGTAGATATAATCCTGGATGCTTTCGGTGATAATACCAGCTACTTCGCTGATATCCTCGTCTCCACTTAAAAATCTTTCAAAGTCGATATAAGCAGCAGTTCCGATTGCGTAAGTACTTACATCAATGACATCAGTATCAAGTCTGAATGCACGATAAACACCAGATTGAGCAGCACGAGTAACAAATCTCTTTGCACGAGCACGGCCTTTCTTCACCTTGAACTGAGGTTTTACATTATTAGGGAACTGACGGACTTCAGCGAATTGACCCATAGTTGAGAGAACTTCATTAGGTACGATTTCGTCAGCAGCCTCTTGGATGATTTCAAAGATGTCATATTTATTGCGTCTATAAGTGTTATAGTCTTTAGCAAGGGCTGATAGCTCTTCTCTTAAAGTTTCATTAACTTCCTCTTTGCTAGCTGTAAAATCAGCAGGCACAGTGCCTCTAACAGCGTGGCGAGCTAAATCCTTGATTTCTTCAATATTTCTAGCCATTTTAATTTACCTCCTTATTAGAATTACTGTACTTGGAATTCTACAGCAAACTGGCCATCAGGCATAGTGGTGGCTTTTGCTACTTTTAGAACAGGGCCAACAGTGGGTTTTGTTTTACCAATCTTAATTGCGCCAGTAGTAGAAATACCACCATAAAGAGCAGTAGTTTTTACTGCGGCAAGAGCAGTCTTAAGAGCAGCGTCGTCAGTAAAATCGGTAGTATCATAGCATAGGCAGTTAGTGGTAAATACATCACCAATAGTCAGATATCCCATTCTAGGATAATAACCATCTTTTTTGGTTAATTTGAAATTCTTTAAACCAGGGGTAAACTGATTATAAATCTTTTCAGTTGAATAGTGTACTGCGATAGGAAGTGTCTCAGAAGCACCAGGTGCTTTAACAACCATGTTAGCTACGTCAACAGCTAAAAGCATACCATTCTCTGCAACGAAATCATCGCTAGCAAGAGCACATTGGGCTTCGATTCTGCCATCGCGTGTGAAAGTTACATTATTAGGTTCGATTTGGCCGTAGCCGTCGATAGTAAATCTTTGTAGAGCCATTATTCTTCTCCTCCATTTTTGTTTCTATTTTTATGTTTCTTTAGAAGTCTTGCAGCAGGACTTAATGCAGCGTCTTCTTTATCACCATAATTCTGAGGGATTAAAGGAGTGCCACTCTTTGAGAAAATGCTTGGATTTGATTCAACAAGTTTTAAAGCTAATTCTTTGCTTAAATCTTCGACAGTATAATCTGCAATTTTAGCAGAGAATTCAGCAATAACTGCTTCATCTAATCTTTCAGAGTATTGTTTAATTACAGCCTCTTTTTCAGCTTTTTCCACATTTGCTTTATAAGTTTCTAATTCACCTTTTGCTGCTTCAAGTTCTGATTTTTCAGTCTCTAAAGTAGCTTTTTCAGTGGTTAGAGTATCTACCTTAGTGTTTAATTCACCAACAGTAGTTTCAAACTCCCCAACTTTTCCATTGAGTTCCTCAATAGCTGAATCTTTATCAGCGATAGTAGCGGTTAAAGTTTCTACTTCTCCGATTTTATTGCTGAACACTTCATCAATTTTTTCATAAGTGTCACCATTGAGAGCTTTAATAGCTTTTAGGGAATTTAATTCGGATTCGCTTATGTCCATTACATAAGTTCTTTCTCTTTCGCCTAAAGAGACTTCATTATTCTCATCATCTTTTGAGTATTTAACTCTATAATAACTACGAGAATCATAATCATAGACTAAAGCATAATCATCGTAAATATCTAAAATGTCATACTGGATTTCATAGTTTCCTTCTTCAGTGAAATTGGTATTTAGTAAAGACCAAATAGCCATATGTTTTTCGCTATCAGAAAGTTTGAAATTGATAGTCATTTTTTCCTGTCCTCCTTCTAGTTTATTTTCAAGTGATTTAGTATAATTTTTTAATTCTTCCACCATTTCAGTTAATGAAGTGGCTAACGTGTAGAAAGCGGAACCTTCAAAACACGGTTCAACTCCATCTCCTAGAGGAGTCAGTCCGATAAAGCATCCATCTGTAAACTCAAAATATCTTCTACCATTAGAATATTTCCAAGTTCCAGCGATAGACTTGTCATACAATTCCATTGAGTGTGCTTTACCTGTTATTTCAGATGCTTCTTTATAGCGTGCAGTCCATAAAAGAACATCAGCACAGGCATATTCTCTTTCTACGCCATCTTTGTCCATATGTTTTTCCCAAGTAATATTGGGATTTTCTGGAACAACTCCGTATGCTTTTCCTATACTTCGATTTTCACCGTGGTCAGTAAAGTCATCATCGTCATAAATTCCACATATCGGAGAATAGCTAATTGTTGAGAGTAATTTTTCTGCAAATTCATCCGATATATAAGTGTTATTTCGGTTAAGACCTTTATAAAAAATTCGTACCCTTGCTTTAGAAATTACATTGTTATACGGAGTTAGCTTTCCGAAAACAGTAACAGGGATAGAAAGGTTAATATCTTTAATATCTTCTATTGCCACTAATTGCCACCTCCGTCTTTAGATTGTTCATTTTCAAGAGTTCTATCGCTCTTTTTATCTTGGTCTTTCTCGTTATTTGGTTTTTCACCAGTGGCAGATTCTTCATCTTTATTGCTGGAGCCGCCGTCGCTTTGAGTATGAGAAGATTGGAGAGGAATTAACTCTACATCTAGTTTTAGAAGTTCAATTTCTAATCTCTTAATATCAGTAATTTCTGATTGGTTTAATCCTAAAGCGACAGAAGGAACTAAGAAACTGTATCCATACTGAGCCATATCTAAAGTTTTACTGATATATTCATCATTGTTATAATAACTAACAGGGAGAATTTTTGCAGTAAAGTTAATTTTATTATCTCCGAAATGTTGATTTAAAACATAAGATAGCCAAATACTATAAGACCCAGCTAAATACATCATCAACGCCATATCATTTTGAATAGATTTTTCAAGAGATAAATTTCCATCAGCCGCGAAGACTTGTTTACTAACTCCAGCTTCGCTATAAATAGTTTTTTCTATTTTTTCAAGATTATTCGTGATAACACTACGAGCATCTTGCATATCTTCAAGAGATACGTCACCAAAACTAGTAAGGACATCAATATCTTTGTTTTTCTTTAACATTCCTACTACGCCGCGGTGCATTTCTTGGACTTCTTCCGGGTCAAACACCAATTCTCCATCTGAAGTTATTGGCATTTCTTGAACAAGAATTTTCTTTAGCTCTTGTTTATCTTTATCTTTTTCAAGTTCCCTATACTCGTCAAAATCAATTATGGCTGGAATTACATTTAACATAAATGGTCTTTCTTCATAAAGACAAAAATGAATTCCAACACCAGGTTCCAACATATACCACTTACTCTCATTTCTATTCTTATAGGCATTGTATGCTTTTTTCACATCAGGTGGAAAAGTAGCCAAACACTGGTCTCTTAAGACCTTATCTCTAATATTATCAAAATATTGAAGATTTAGTTCAACTATATCTATACCGTCAGGAGTTTTGAACCTAGTTCTGCAATAATCAAAGGGCAAATCTTGAATTCCGACTCCATCAGCCCCATAATCTCTAAGGATACCGTAGTAAGCACCTTCGACCATTACTTTTAAAGTAAAGTTCTGACAAAGTTTTTCAAAGTTTAATTTATTAAAAAATTCCAAACTTTCGTAATAACGCTTACTATATTTAGTATCGGTAATTGATTTTTGATTTCCACTCATATGAGGAATAATTACAGGAGTATATTTAAGAAAAGTTGCATAATATAAAATAAAGCGTCTATAAAAACCGCTAGAATAAAAGAAAGAAACTGATAAATCTTTTAATTCCTCTGGTTGTCCGCTTGCGATAATTTGCTCTGCTTCTTCTTTAGAATAAGTAAGTAAATCAGGAGTTCTTTTAAAAGAAGTATCTCCAGAATAAGAGCTATCAGAAGTAGCTATCATTTTATCAACACTTTTCTTAAAGTCTTCTAAAGTAAAATTAGTTTTATCCTTCATCTATTCACCCCCTTGAGTATAAAATACGAGTTTCCTATTTCTTCCTCCCTTACGGCGTCTCTTTTTGAAATACTCGTCTTCAATCTCTTTAATTCTCCATAATCCATATTCAAAGGAGCTAAATTTATCGCTTAAAGTTCGAGCATTTATTTTTTCTAACTTAATATCAGTACCATTTCCAGTTGGTTTCAATTTAAAGTTAGCCATTTCTTCAAAAAGGCGAGTTGTTAATTCATGGGGAAGAATTCTTGCTACTCTTTGTTCAATTCTCATCTTTTGTCCTTTTTTAGTTTCTAATAATCTATTCTTAATTTCTTGCTCACGAGCAAGAAAGGAAACTTTCCCGCTATAAACTTTAGAATAACAGTTTCCGTGGATTTTGCTATCTAAAGTTGAGTTAGCTTTAATAACATAAATCTTTGGAATAGCTTGAGGATAAAGAGATTGACGATAATCGTCATTATTATTAGAACAATAGGCTGGATAATATTGATTACTGACAGAATCATAAGATTCTTGAACCATATAATCCATAAGGCCGACACCAAGTCCATTTCCGTCAATTACTATTTCTTGTGGGTCAAATTTCTCAATTATCTTTTTTAAATCAAGAGCTTGAATTGAGAAGTGTTTTGTTTGTTCAGTTTTACCTAAAATATAGATATTAACTAAACTTATATCAAAATCATTTTCATGTCGAAACACTTTAAAAACAGTAACTACGGTCTGGCAAGTAATTCTGCCTACGTCTACTGATAATAAGTAGAAAATATTGCTTGCACCTTTAAGTTTTTGAGAGTTTTCTGGATTTATAATTCTACGATATTTTTGAAGCCTATCATAATCAAACCAGCTATCGCTTCCACCGCCAGTCCATTTACCTAAATACTCACGAGCGAAAGATTCATCTTTATAAGTTGCGCTCATCTTAATTTCATTAAGATAAGTCTTATCAAGCAATCCGTGCATCATTGGAACTCGATAGTCACAACCCCAAACAAAAGAAGCTCTCGGATTGATAATCTCATTCTCAAAACATTCGATTAGTTTTTGATAAGCAAAAGAATTTCTCTGTCCCGCAGATGTCATATAGAACTGAGCCTGGTGAGGCTCATTTGGATTTACCAATCTAGCTTTTGTTCTTCTATTAACATTCATTAGAGGAATAACAACTTCGTTTAGGAGGTCTGCGTCATGGTCACGAACCTCATCTACTAAACCGAAATGACGACGGCCACCACGAGTCGAGTCTAAGGCCGCAACAACATCAAAAATACTTCCGTTTCTGAAAGTCATTTTTAAGTAGTCGCTACCAGAAACATAATCATCTTTAATTAGTTCTTTGCGAAGAAGTGGGAATAAATCTAAAATTTCCTCTACTTTTTCTTTTGCGATTTTTGCACCCTGTTCTTTCTTCGGCGCGCAAATAAAGCATTTACTTCCTGGTTGGAAGATACATTTCAATATCATAGCTAAAATAGAGATAAAAGTTTTAGAGAACGCACGTGGCGCAACGCAATAGTGGTAACGATAGCGTAGGCAGGCGCGCAAGAAAATCCTTTGATAGAAGAATAACTCAAAGTTAGAATCAACAGGAGTTATTAAGTCAATAAATAAATCAGGGTAGGCGGTGAAGAATTCACAATATTTCTTATATAACTCTTCATGCTCAATGACTCTTTCTTCACTAAGCATAACCCCCTTATCCAGTTCAATACCATCTCTAAAAAACTTTTGAACTCCACTTTCTTCTGTTATTTTACTAATATCAATCATACAATCTCCTCCTCGAACTGTTCGTCTAAGTCGTAGCCTGCGGCTTCAAACTTATCCAAATCATCTTGAGGAGTATTATATTCATCTTCAAGTTCTTGAGCAATTTTTAAGCCCTCAATTCTTCTTTCAATTTCTTCGCTAATTCCTGTTTCATTAACATAAAGATTTCTGACATACAACTGAATATTCTTCATAGTATTGTCAATAATATCTCTATCAGCACCATCATAGAATTTATTTATCCATCCTCTTTTTTCTAAGAAAGCAAATAATTCTCCAACGGAGTTAAAATCATTTGCATTTTTAACATTCTTAGGAGTAAAATCAGCAACTTTAACCAATTTCTCGTAAGAAGCAAGCTCATCTTTAAATTCTTCTTGTGCTCTAATCTTATTATCAATTAAAAGTGAAATTTTACATAGCTTTTTCGCATTATCAACTTGAATTTCTCCAACTACATTTTGAGTATTTAAAATTCCTTGGAAAAGATTTTCTAAATAGATAAGTTCGTCAGTATCGTACTGAGGACCCCACTTATCTCTAAGTTGTTGGAACTTTTCTTCTTGGAGAGCAGGAATAGCATTATCTAGTTTCCCATCTGCCACTAACTGTCTATATTTTCTAGTTGTATCACTCCAATCAACATTTCCATACTTTCCTGCGCAGTACATTTTAGCATAAACGCTAAATGTTTTTTCTTTATTAAACTCATATAATTTTGTCCATTCTTCCGCAAGAAAAGGAATATCCGCCCATTGACAAAGTTTATCATAAAAATCAAAATTATTTTCGTTAATTAAAAGAAAATTCTCTATGCACTTATTGCAAATAGGAAGAGTTCCGTCCGGGAAGAACGGACTCTTAACTTTTATAAAAGAATCAGGAGAACAAGAATTATGGCATTTTGTACACTCTTTTAATAAAGCCATATTATCACCACCTTATTTATAGGTAAAACGAAAAGAGAAAAACTCAAGAATTTTCCTCTTCTTTAAATTCTTCTAGTTTATGGGTTCTATTATATTTAACGATTTGACGAACTCTTCTTAAGAATTTATTACGCTCAGTTTTGCTGAGGCCGCAATAAAAGGTAACAATTTCTTTTTCAATAGTTGGGAAGTCAGTTCTTATTTTATTATCTTCTTTAAAAATATTAACTCCTGCTATTTGAGCAAGACCAATAAAATCATCAAGAGCCAACTCCATCATTGCATATTGAAGCTCAACTGCATTAACTCCATTATTATCCAAATTACACTTCATTATTATCTCCTTTGGTGCGCCCGCACCATAATTTCCTTGAATCCTATTTATTCTTTTGTCGATTCTTCTTATCACACTCTTTGCACCGACTTGCAAGCCCATCAGAACTTCTACTTTTTCTCATAAATTCTCTCGTATCCTTCAACTTAATTTTTCCGCATTGGTTGCATTTTTTCCACTTAAAAGGCTTTTCCCTATTTAAATAATAATCATAGTGAAGTTGTGCTGCGTCCGCAATTTCTTTGCAAATCTTCTGTTTCCATATCGTTGAAATATAGTTTGCAGAGTGGGTAAGGCCAAAATCTTTTTCTAATTTCTTTCTAATAATTTCGTTTTGAATACGACTTCTTTTATAATTAAGAATAATCTTCTTAGCATCACTTAAATTTGCTTTTTCTATATAAAAATCAAGAGTATCTAAAAGAAAACTAATAGTCGAATCTGGTTTATTTACCACACTTATCTTCAAATCCTCATAATTCTCTAATAAATAGTAAATATGCTCATAATTCCTAAAATCAATCGTATATTTAGCTTCCTTATTGAAAGAATACTCTGGCCCTCTATATTCTCTAGGATTAAAAAATTTCTCGTCACTTCCAATAAGGACTCCTAAAGGCGCAATAGCAAAATCAGAATTTTCTAAATCCCAGGGTATACCTTCGTTTTCTGGTTGGTGAACTTTTCTTGCACTAGTCCCAAACATACAAATAGTCGGTTTAACCATATCTCTAAGGTAAAACTGTTGGCGTCTCAAATCAATAACCATATGTTTAAACTTATATAATTCTACCGAAGTTAGCTTTGGTGCGGCAGGGTCATCAACTTTTCCCGTATTCGCATCAATAATATGTTGGTATCTATCAATAGACTTCCAAAGCTCTTGAATTCCTGGAACATCAGCGTCTTTCTCTCTATCTATCTTCGGTTTAATACTCTTATACCTATTCTTATCTGTATTAAAAATACGCTCGTCGAAAGTAGGACTCTCGATAAGTTCGTCTAATGATTCTGGTTCCTTTTTAGAATAGGAATTATACTTAGTCTTTATTTGGACTTCTTTACGGTCAACAATCGACTCTCCAGTATTTTCGTCTTTGCCGTAAAGAATATAGTTCGCAATAGTTTCTAAATCGGAAGCAGAGAATTTTTTATCACTATTATCTGCCATATACTTCTCAACGTAGTCGCGGCGGCCAGTTGAGGTGGGTATACTAAAATCGAGATTTACCATTTATTCACTCTACTCCTGTTTCAAAATTTCTATCTTTATTATAATCGAAAAATTGGAAAAAGTCAAATTCTAAAATTTTAATACCGCAATTTTCTATTTTATAATTTTTGATTTTCACGAGATTTGAAATTTCAATTTTCACGAGATTGTTTGGAGGGGTGCCGGCATTTTTGGACTTTTTGCACAAAATTTCACAACCTATACCCCCACCTTTGTGCATAATGACGGCAAACATTCGCTCCCGCCCGTTCCGTTATATTGCATAAAAAAGAAAATATTTTTATTTTATTTTTAGTTATTATCACAAGAGATTTCTATTGTGCATATTGCATAAAAATCTTTTCTTTTTCGTTTGTTTCTTCTACATCAAAAAAGAAAATAATTCTTGCATTTACATATGGCGCATAGTATAATGATAATGGAAACAGAAAAGAGAGGCCGCAAGGCCGGCATATAGAAAGGGGTTTGTATTATGTCCGATATGCAAAAATATTTCCGTATGTATGCGGAGAATGACGCAAGCGAAAAAGTTATCCGAGTATTCGAGCATTACGGCTATATCTATCATATGTTTGTGAGCGTGGAAAGCCTTGCCGAGAGAGTGAGAGAAACGGCCGTTTCTAGCCGCCATTCAAAGGGCGGAACGGTGGACAGAAGAAACCTTCGTTTGCGGAAAATGACGATTGCAGAAAAGGAAAACGCCGTTGCTAATGGTGCGGAAGTCGTTTGTACGGTTGAGTTTTTCCAGCAGTTAAGGAAAGAATTTTCTAGCAACAAGGGCATTTGCGCCGAGCAGGCAATCCGCAAGTTCTACGGGCTGGAAGATTACAAACTAGGCGACAAGCGGGGATTTTGGGAATGTGGCGATATTGAATTGAACGGCAAGCAGTATTCTGTAAAATTTGATGATGCGAGTTTGTCGGCATATAGGACGATTGAGAAAGCGGCTTCGCTTAGGGGTTAAACCCTAAGCGAGCCACAAAACAGAAAGGGGATTTTAGAAATGACCTACACTAGAAAAGAGATTGAAAACCGCATAGAGGAATTGGAAACCCGCAAATTTTACCTTGATATGGTGGACAGGTGGACACCCGAAGATTATGAATATAATCGGGAATTATGCGCCGAGATTTTAAGCTGGAAGGGGCTTTTGAAATGAAAAAGGTTTACACGGAAATTGAGCTAGACAATTTAATTCGCAAATATGGTTTTGAGAATAAGAAAGTCATAGCATACGCAAAACGGCTTGACAAACAAGAAAAAGTTTGATATAATTATAGAGGAAAAGGAAAAGGGGCTTAATTATGAAAAAGAGTTTGTTTGTTGGTGGTTCGGAAACTTTGAGAATAGAAGAAAATCGTTTCCTTGCTCTGGTTGTTAATTATGGAGATTATGAAAATGCCGGTTTTCAGGAAGTGAGCCGCAAAGAGTTTGCGGAAAGATTAAATAAAATAGAATGGATGAAAGATTGTTCTTGCGAAAAACTTAGAAATGATTATAAAGAAATGGTTGAATTTTTCGAGAAAGTAGGTAAATAAGAATGAAAAAGATTTACTTTGATATGGACGGAACAGTTTATAATCTTTATGGTATTGAAAACTGGTTGCAGATGTTAAGGAATGAGGAAAAAGGCGCTTTTACTATCGGCGCGCCGCTGGTGGATATGGGGAAACTTGAAAAAGTTTGCGTTAATCTTATCAAAAGGGGTTATCAAATAGGCATTATAACATGGTTGCCGATTGGAGCAAGCGCCGAATATATGGCGGTTTGCACCGAAGAAAAAAGAAAATGGGTTGAGAAATATATGCCCTATGTAAGCGAGTTTTACGCCCAAGAATACGGGACACCCAAACAATACGCACCCGCAAAGAGAGCGGCGGAGATGTGGTTGATTGATGATAATAAAGAGGTTCGGGAAATGTGGGTAACTGAAAAGCAAAGAAAAGCGATTGACGCAAACAATGATATTCTTGAAGCGTTGGAAGAATTGGAAAGGGGTTAAATAAAATGAAAAAGAAGATTGAAAAAATCGCCGTTATTCTTATGTCCGCCGTTCTACTTTGGATTTTTGCAAGTTTCGTTGAGGTAAATTGCAAAAATCTATCTGAAAATCCCGAATATTGTTCCGCAAATTTTTTCGTCATAATGACGGAAAATTTCGGATAAACCGGAGCAATCCGGTTTTCTTTTATTTTGCTTTGTTAAAAATTTAACAAATGCCGGCACTTTAACGAGTTAAAGTGCTAAAATTGCCGGCACTCGCTTTAGTCTGCTAAAGCGTTAAAGCGAAGTATGGCAATCGGCTTGTTAAAAACTTAACAAAGAAATTTTTGAAAAAAGGGTTGACATTTCCCGCAGGATACGGTATAATATAGATGTTCCAAGGGAGAGCAGGACACGGCGGGCATAGCATAGTGCATAGCGTAACCGCCTTTGCTAACCTTGAACAGTTCTAAAGGGTTCATCTACAAAGCCCTTTTCCAGTATCAAAGAGCCTGCAACCTGCAAAAAGAAATTTCAAAAAATTTGAAAAAACTACTTGACAGATTGCCCGCTCTATGATATAATAAAGATGTTCCCGAAAGGGAGCCAAACAAAAACTTAGTGCCCACTACTTAGTGTGGGAGAAAGAGGTTTACTATGGCTACCGAAAAGAAAATGACCGCCGCTGAAATCAAAGCGACTGCCAAGGTCAATGTCCTGTCCGAGCTGTCCGCCAAGCTGGAAGAGCTGGGCGCCGAAATGGTGGGGAATGTTGCCTACATTCCGCAGACCGTGGGTGAACAGGAAGTGTGGGTTGAGGTCAAGCTGACCACCAAGCAGTACACTGACACCAAGATTTCCAAGGCGTTTGACCCGTTCGTTGCCCGTGAGGAGTACGAAACGGAACAGGCTATCAAGGCGGCGGAGGCCGAGGCCAAAGCGAAAGCCAAGGCCGACAAGGCGAAGTCTAAGAAGTCCCGCTCCCGCAAGTCTGCGGACGAGAGCGAGGGCTAAAGGTAAGGCGGTTTAGGGAGTTCCGCACAAAAACTCCCAAATTTTAAGAAAGAGAGTTTCTAATTATGAGACTGTTTGAAAAGAACAACGACACGCACACCAAAACGACTATCGCCGCCAAAATCGGATGGGCGAAAGTTCAGGAAATCAAAACCGCAGTTCAGAAGATGAATGGAGGTGTTCGGAGTGGAAAGTAAAGAAACAGTTGTTCGGAGCGGATTTAGCCTTTTCTCTATCGCTTTTATTCTCGCTCTCGTTTTCTTCATTCTCAAGGTCACGAATGTTCTTGCGTGGTCATGGGTTTGGATTCTCTCCCCTCTCTGGATTTATGCGGCCCTTGCGGTTGGGGTTTTCGTTTTGCTCCTTCTCGTTTTTCTCATTTGCGTTATCGCTTCCGCCGCAGTCAAGTCAAGACGGCGGAGAAAATACCACTTCTAAAAATGGCGGCCGAAAGGTCGCTATTTTCTTACATTAACACTTTAATATAGTAAATCACTAAAGTGCCGGCACTTTCGTCATTATTACTAAAATTCGCCCGCTCTTTTCGTCATTTTAACTATTGCTTTTTCTCTTTTAATTTGATATAATATAGACACAGAAAGGGGATATAAAGATGAAATATAATAGAATTGAAGTCAATGCCGAAAGTTACGCCGTTTTATATCACTCTAAAAGGACAAATAAAGTAAAAGCAAAGGCGTATTCTGCATATCAGGAATGGTTATACAATCATGCCCCTATTTGTAATGAGGTTATGATTGTTCCGCAGGGGACAGAAGAAGTCTATGCGGCGGCCATTGTCGAGAAATGGAGAGAAGAACTAAAAGCATTTTTCTCCAGCAAGTGCGGGAAAGGCGTCGTTGTTGCAGATGTACAAATTAAAAGCGAAATCATAAAGAACAAACCTTGCGCGAGTTTCTCTGTTAAAGAGTGTCTGGAAATGATGACGCCAGAACAATTTTTTTCTGAATTTGGGCAAATTGCTATTGACAGTATTCGCAAGATATGATATAATATAGTCAATGAAAGAGAGGTCTTGAAAAATGAAAGAATTTTTTACAAACCCGCTCGTTTGGTCTATCGCTCTTTTCTTTGTTCTCAATCTTATCAATGTAGTTTTGGGAACTATGCGGTCAATTTTAACCGTCAAGTCAACGCCGTTTGTTTCTATGGTTATCAATACGGTATCATATACTTTTTATAGTGGTATCGTTAAGTTGGTTTCCGGTCAAGATATGATTGTCGTTCTTGTTACCACCGCATTGACAAATATTATTGGCGTTTATATCGCCCGCTTTATTCTCGACAAAGCGAAAAAAGATAAACTTTGGAGAATTACCGCAACAATTCCCGAAAATATTGACAGCGGAGAAATTACAAATCCATTAAAAGAAAGAGGTATTCAATCCGTTGTTTATATTGGCGAGGGCGTAAAACTTGTTGATATTTACAGTAAGACACAAGGCGAAAGCATTGTTATAAAAGAAATTCTTGCACCGTTGAAAGTAAAATATTCTGTTGTCGAAATTGACAAGAAATTGTAAAGAATTTCCGCCGAAAGGCGGATTTTCTTTTACTTTATCGCTTTAATACTTTACTGCGCGAAAGTGCCGGCACCGCCGGCGATTTGCACAAAAATAATGGCATCGATTTGTGCAACATTACATATTGATTTTTCTTTCTGCGTGTGATATAATTATGTTGTCGGTAAGGGAAGAGGTTCCCGCCGATAGAAAGGAATTGATACTATGGAACAGTTGAACCGCAGAAAAAAAATGATGGTGTTGGACATTGAAACTTTGAACAGCACCGAGGACGCTCTCTCCTATGATGTGGGCTTTGCGGTGACGGACAAGAAAGGGCATATCTACGAGGAACATTCATTTATTATCTATGATATGTTCTTTGAGGAAAAGGAACTTATGCAGTCCGCCTACTACGCAAAAAAAATCCCAGAATATCTGGACGGTATTAAAAAAGGCAATCATAAGGTTGTTACTTTTATGACTGCATGGCGCATTATTCGGCAGGTTATGGAAAAGTATGGTATCAAGGAGGTTTATGCTTATAATGCCGCTTTTGATTACGGCGGGTTAAATCGCACCTTGCGATATATCACTAAAAGTAAATACCGCTGGTTTTTCCCCTATGGCACAAAAATCTTTTGTATCTGGCATATGGCTTGCCAAGTGCTTTTCACGCAAAAAACTTTTTGGAAAGTCGCTCTTGCTAATGGTTGGGTGACAAAATCGGGAAACTTCCAGACTTCCGCAGAAATCGCATACAGATATATGACAGGTCAAAAAGAATTTGACGAGGAACACAAAGGGTTAGATGATGTACGGATTGAAGTGCAAATTCTTTTGAAGTGCATAAGACAGCATAAAAAAATGAACCCATGGATAAATCGGAGTTGTTGGCGTATTCCAACGCAGGAATATAAAAAATTCCAGCAGTCAAAACTTTATGAAGAACTTTTCGGAAATATGGTTGACAGTCCGGAAGTTATGTGATATAATAGAGATAAAGAAAGGGGGTGTATTTATGAAAGAGTTTTTCCGCCGTTTGAAGTTGGTTAAATACTTCGGTTGGCGTGGGGCTTTTGATAAAAATTTTATCCGTATGGGATAAAAAGGAGTCCGCCGAAAGGCGGATTTTCTTTTACTTTTTCACTTTACTATGCTAAATCATTAAAGTGCCGGCACGCGGACGGTTTGCACAAAAGTTATAGTTATGTTTGTGCAATTTACCAGTAGACAATTTCCCTTATCTATGGTATTATATAGATGTTCCAAGAGGGAACACACCACAGACAGCAAGAAAAAAACTTCAGAGATTTCAAAAGAAATTTCAAAAAAGAGGTTGACAAATCAAACTGACTGTGGTATAATAAAGATGTTCCAAAGGGAACGAAAAAAATCTTAAAGAGCCGACTGCGTTAGTGTCGGAGAAAGAGGTTTACTATGGCTAACATGACTGCTGCTCAGAAGAACACCGCTATCAAGGAGAACGCTGTCGCCATGACCACGCTCCCTGAGGGCACCATCCAGGTGGGCGACTATGCCTACGCTATTCCCACCGAGGTGGACGGAGAACTCCGGTACGCCGTTGTCACCTATACGGCGAAGAACAACAAGGCGACCAAGACCGCCGACGCTTTCGACCCCGAAGCGGCTCGTGCCGAGTGGCTGGCCGACAAGGAAATCAAGGAAAAGGCCGCCGCTGAAAAGGCCGCCGAAAAGGAGCGTAAGGCCGCTGCTCGTGCGGCTAAGAAGTCCAAGACTGACGCCGAGTAATCGGCAGGGCAGGGAGAAATCCCTGCCCACTTTTTTATATTAACGCTTTAACGCTTTAAAGCGATGAAGTGCCGGCACCGCCTTGTTAAAAATTTAACAAAGGAAATTTTAAAAAAGGGTTGACATTCTTTTCCTAATAGTATATAATAGAACCAAAGAAAGGAGACTGTATCATGACTAAGGAAAAGATGATAGAAAATGTTACTACTCTATTTGGTAGTCAGTGCGTTTATACTTACCAAATGAAAGACTTTTGCACTAATCACAAAGAAGAATATTGTATCTTTTTATACCGTGCTTTCCTTAATATTCGATGCTCAGAACTTCATAGAGAAATGAAAAAGGTACAAGAACAATTTGACGAATTACAAAAGCAACTTGACGAAGTAGAAAACATGGAATTTTCTTAAAAATAGGGTTGACAAATAAGAGTAGATATGATATAATGTAGATGTTGCAAGGGAGGACTGCTCCCGCAAATAAAAAGAAAGTAGGTATTGTCATGAAAGAGGTTCTTAGTCGTTGTGGTTTCAAGTGTTTCGCGGAGCGCGAGTTGCCCGAAAAGTCGACCAGAGGTGAATATAACTATCTTCTGGTGATTCACTACAAGAACGGCAAGAAAACAATCAAAATTGGAACCACAAACAACATGGCGCGCCGTATGTATGAACATCTGGGCGCATATCGGGCGAATATCACCGTCTGTTGGATTTCTCCTTACTTCTCAAAATATACTACTTTGAGGGTTGAGGATAATTTCAAAGACAAGATGATAAATGAGGGTTACCACTGGATTATGAACGACCGGTTTGAAGTTCCGCCCACGATGAAGAAAGTGACGGTTAAGGTTAGAAAAGAATATACTATCAATATTGACTATTGACAAAAGGAGGAAAGTGTGGTATAATAAATATAGAAAAGGAAAGGGAGATGGTTTAATGGAAAGAAAGATTCAGAATAAAGAGGAATTTCTCGCGGCTATCAAGAAAGAAAAGGAACGCCGAAAGAGGGTTGCAGAGGCGCAGGAAAAGAAACTCGCAGAACTCGAAAAGAAAAAGAAACTTCAAACTCTGATTCAGAAAGGACGATAAAAGAAAGTGGAGAGCAATGCTCTCCCCTTAATGTAAAGTTATGCCGCCCTATCATAATATTACAGTATGCAAATACCGCATAAAGAATATTACTGTTCGGCTTTTTCAATAATTATTTTCCCACCAACACAGATAATTTTTAAAGGCGTATCTTCATCAATATCCAAATTGCGGCGGGTCGCAATAGGTAAAGTCACACGGCCTAAACTATCGCATTTTCTGATTGCGCCTTTTTCGTTAGTAATAAAATTTTGATTGTCGAGTTTCTCTTCAATCCGGCGCAGAGTCTTTAAAATTTCTTCCATATCTTATCACGTCCTTTTCTATTTTTATTATATACGAAATTTGGGAAAAAGTCAAATTTTTAAAATGCCGGCACCTTGCTAAAAAATTAACAAAGAAATTTTAAAAAAGTATTGACAATCTGCGCACAGTCTGCTATAATATAGATGTTGAAAGGAGAGATAAAATGAAATGTGAAGATTGTATTTATTATTACCCAGGGCCAGGAGACGAACTTCCAAGTTGTCAAGTTAAATGGCGCGATGAACCTGCTCCTTGTGAGCAAGAAAATGAAGATGAAGAAAGGGAAGATGAAAAATGAAAGCAACGGGTATTATCAGGAGAATTGATGATCTCGGTCGTGTAGTTATTCCAAAAGAAATTCGCAGGAATCTCGGAATTAAAGAGGGAGACGCTCTTGAAATCTATGTTCAGGAGGGAAGTGTGACTTTTGTTCCCTATCGTGCAGAAATGGAGTTGAAAAAGCAACTATCTCGACTTATTGCCGATTATAATCTCGATGAACAAGACAATGAGAAGTTTCAAAAAGCAATTTCCGAACTCAAAAAAATTGAAAAGGAGTTAGAGTAAGTGCGGGCAACCGCACTTTCTTTTTATCTTTCTTTGTTAAAAATTTCACATTCAGATAGGAGTGCCGGCACTTTAGCACATTAAAGCGTTAAAGTCAATACTTTTATCTTCTGCTTTGCCGGCACCCGACTATGTCCACTTTGTCAATAGGGCCGCCTTTGTCAATAGGAGCTGTGAGCTGTGAGCTGCGACTATATGAGCTGCATCTGTGAGCTGGGTAAGCCCGCTCGTGAGCTGCAAAAGCACTTTCTCTAGTTAAAGTCAAATCTGTGAGCTGCAAAATTAGTCCGAAGATAAATTTTTATATTACGAATTAGTTTATTTTTCTTTTAAATTCAATTAGAAATATCTTCTAGAGAAGAACTCTTCCAGAGAACTATTCTTGTAGAAAAATCGTTGCAAATTTCGCTGCGGCCGCAGTCAATAGTATTGACAAAAGTCAAATAGTATGCTATAATATAATTAGAAAGAAAAGGAGGATAGATAATGGAGAAAGAGTATATTGATAACTCTATTGCAGAATCTATAAGAAATATTATTGAGCTGTGTTTCTCTCATACTGAGTGCGGCGGTTGCCCGCTCTATAATTCAGAGAGAAAAGTATGTCAGCTTCAATCAGTTCCTTCTGGCTGGAATAAGCCAGAGAGAGAAGGAGACCATTACGTTTTTAAGTAAGGGGTGAGAATAATGAGGGAATTCAATATTCTTATTGAAGAGTTAGATAGAATTAGTGATAAATGGCGGCAACGCCTCCAGTATCAAAGTGAGAAAGGTAAAGATATCCACGATAGCTTCCTCTGTTCAACTGTTATGTATGAGATTGAGCGGGCGAAGCAAGCTGCAAATAGACGAATTGCAGAAGAGAAACAAAAAGAGTTTGAAGAGAAAAGAAAAAAAGATTAACACTATTAAAGAGTAAAAGGAGTAATGTGTATGGCATCTATTACAGCGCAGAGAGCGGCTTTGACCGCAGAGAAAGTAAAGTGGATTGAGGAGATTTTCAATAGTGCTGGAGTTGAGTTCTTCCGCACTGGTAGTAATCTAGCTACTCTTACCTTTGATTGCGGCGAAATCGAAGGAAAGCCTATCTATGGCTCAATTAAGTTTACTCTCCATAAAGCAGACTACAATCTCGACGATGAAATTGAAGAGTTTGAAATGCTATTGGAGGAAAAGGAAAAGAAAGCGGAGGAAAAACGGCGCCGGGACGCAAAAGCGTTGAAGGATAAGGCCGCAAAAGAGGCTAAGGCCGCAGAAAAGAAAGCTATTGAGGAAAAAGAAAAAGAGAAGCGGAAAGAATATCTGGCTTCTTTAGGAGAGAAAAACGAGAGCGGGCAGTAAGCCCGCTCTTTCTATTTCTGGAGACTAAACTCAATTTTCTAAAAACTAAAAATAAAAATAGGGAGTAGGCAAATTAAACCTACCCCCTATTATTTATATAAGACCCCTCATGCGCCTCGCGTCCATACCTATCCCCGAATAATCATAAATAATCGGAACTCCATTACTTCTTCTATACCCGTAGTTATTCCCATGAATATCGTTAATATGCTCTTCCGCGCAGAAATCAAGGAACTCTTCAGCCTCTTCACTAGAGTACGCCCGCAGAAGCTCGTCTATTACCCTCGTGCAGATATCAAGACTCTCCGCATTCTCAACAGAGTAATCACTTAAATCACTCCAATCCTCTTCTGCTTCATACCACTCATCGTCGTCCTCGTCATTGTTGCGAGCTGCGGTTCTCTCCTGGAGATAAGCCTTACACCTATCGCCCTCGTAGAAAAGGAAAGTCTCTGCAAAGAACCTCTCTACCCCATAACTAAGAGCTGCCTGGTAGGCAATCGCTTCCGCTTCGCACCAATCGCAGTCCGCTTCTCTTATCATCGGTATCTTTACAACATATCTTGCGCCCTTATTCTTAGGAACAAGCACCAATTTTGTTACTCCGTGAAAAATTCGATAGTTTTCATCAGAATATCTGCAAAAATCGAAGTTTCCCATCAAAATCGGCTTATTTTTATCTATTTTAGAGACAAAACTCTCTAAAATATCAATATAAAACTGCTTTTCTTTATCTTTTAACACATTCATAGTAAGTTTTTACCTACTTTCTTTTAAATTTCGTCGTAAAAATCCTTGGAAATAAAGGAGCTGCGAAGCTTCTGTTCCCGCTCAAGAGAATCACAGTAGTCCTCAAAACCCTCTCCGTAGAAATTCTCGAACGCCTCATAGGCATCGTAGCCAGAGATTTCCTCCACACTAATTCCCATATCAAAGTCATCAAACATTATATTATCCTCCTTCGATTAAGTTTAGTAATTTTTATCTCCTTTTCTTACCTTCTATAAATATTATACCACACTATAGCACGTTTGTCAATAATATTGACATAGGCGAAAGAGAGTGCGCAGTCACCAATTCCCTTTCCCTAAGTTTCAGAGGGTAATCCAAAGGCGGAATTTTTAGGTGGGTTCCCGTTTCTACGACCGAGAGTATAAGGAAGCTTCGCTTCCTTATACTCTCTATTCAAAGGTATTATTAAGAAAATAGTAGTAAAGATACTAGTTTTATTACTCTTTTTACTACTTCTCTTACTACTACTACTATTCCTAGTAATACTCCTTATACTATTCCTTATACTTATCCTTATACTACTCCTCTTATTACTTCCTTATACTATTCTATTACTACTATTATTACTATTACTATTATAAGTAATATTCCTATTAGTATTTTCTTATTATCTTCCTTATACTATTTTTATAATACTCCTTATACTATTTATTATTATAAAAGAAAATACTAACTATACTATTTAATTAGTATAATTAGTATTTAAGTAATATTTAAGTAGTATTTCTCTCTCAAATACGATTAGAAGTGCTGAGCCTAACTAACTCGTAAAAAATTTTGGTGCGGCCAGACCATAAAGTTTAATCTTTGCTACTTGAACTAACTCTCGTACCAATAAAAAGAATATGGCAGAGAATAGATAAACCCCAGAACTGCCAATAGCTAAGAGCAGGAAGAGAAAAGATAGCTACTGCAATAGCACCCCAAAGAAGCCAACCAATCCAATTCATGAAGAACAAAAGTCCAATAGCAACAAGAATAATAGCAAGTACTGTGCCGCAACCAGCATCGTTATTTTTATAAGGAATTCTCATAGTTATTTTTCCTCCGTCCAATAAATGTTAATTAACAAGTCATAAAGTTCTTCGGAGCTAGTCAGAGGAAAATTAACCCCATCAATCTGAACATCTCCCTCTTCATATCCTCTACCAAAATCTTTTTCCCAACAGAAATACATAATCCAAGGAACATCATCAAAAGGAGCATCAGTAGCCAATTCATCTCTCATAACCGTAGCAAGAGTATTGGCATAACTATCCATAATATTCATAATAGTTCCTTCAGAGAATACTACTCCGATAGCATCCTCTACTTTTTGCATATTATCCCAGTAATCTTTAATAGTGTCGATTGCAGAACAAAATTCTTCTTTTGTTAACGGACAGTTCATAATCTTTCTCCTTTACAATTTAATTACCATAGGCTTACTGCGGCTGAACCAACTTTTTATTTTAAAGATAATTCTAAATATCTTCTTCATCTTCCTCTCCCTCACTAAAGTAATCTTCTATACTTATAAGTCTATCACACTTAGCAACTTCTTTTGCACATTCGTCACACCAAGGAGAAATCCAACCAAGAGAAATCTTTGTTGCGGCCGCACCACATTTTATGCAGGTTCGTTCACTAAGCTGCTCATACTTAGTAATAATTTTAGCAATTTCATCAGTATGCCAGTTAGAATACCAACGGAGATAACCGTACTTCTCTTTTATTTGGAGAATACGATATTTAAGTTTATCTTCTCCAGAAAGTTTATTTAACTCGTTCTGAATTTCCTCACACATCTGCTCTCCGAAGACTTTTCTCCATCCATCAGGCATAGCATCAAGTTCAGTATAAGAGTAATCATAATCTTCGACAACTTCTCCAGAAAATCTATTTCTCGGAAGCAAAAACGGGTATTTCTCACAAAGACTTTTATTCAAGATAATTCTTTCATCCATGTCTGAATTTTGCACTCTATATCATCCTCCTTTTTTAAAAGCAATAAAGGAATATTATTTTTATAACAATAATCTTCTTTCATTTTATCATGCTTTTTCAACTTATCTCTTGAATAATAAGAATTCAAAAAATGTTGTTCTCCTTGATATTCTATTAAACCAAGTATATTATTATTAAATAAAATAGCAAAATCAAAACGGAGAGGTCTTTCATCTTTTAAATCTTCAAAAAGATATTGTCTTTCATATCTAATTTTTTGTTTATCTAAAAAATTAGCTATTTCCTCTTCTTTCCAAGAAATCAAACAACCACAAGATTTGGTATCTCCAGTTAATAAATTATTAGAAGAAACTACTTTTCGCTTTCCACAATCACAATCACACAACCATTGAGTTCTTCCGTCTTTTGATGGCTCTTGGTTTATTACTATAAGTTTTCCAAATCTTTTTCCTATTAAATCAGAGCTGATAACTTCTTTATGATAACATCCACATGAGATGGTGCTATTATTTTTTAAATTATCATTTCTAACTTCTTTTATATTTCCACAATCACAAAGACACTTAGAATAACCTTTGCCATTCTTGGTAAATTGTTCTAAGACAATCAATCTGCCAAATCTTTTTCCAATCAAATCTTTTTTATTCCCTCTAGAGCATCCGCAAGAACTTATTTTCCCATTCTTTAAAGCACCCGATTGAACAATAGAATAGTTTCCACAATCACAAAGACATTTCCAAGCTGTTTCTTTGCCTATATTATCTGCTCTTTCTATTACTGTTAATTTTCCAAATTTTTGCCCTGTTAAATCAATTAGTTTTCTACCCATTCTAATCACCTCTATTTACAAGTGACAGAATCTATATGTTAATACATATTTTTGGTAAAAGAAAAGGTTTTCACTCATTGAACTACCTCCTCTCCTACAAAACCATTAAAGAAGTCTTGAGGATTTACTTGCGGCGGAAGCTCAGTATCCTCAATATCCTTCCACTCATATTCAAGTGGCGGCGGGCTAACTGAAGAAATCAATTCATCGAAAGTCTCTCCATCGCCTATCTTGCCACTCAAAGGAACTACAAAGAGTTGTAGCTCCTTTCTTCTTTGGGCACAAAAGCAAACAGCATACTTGTCTTTTCTTATATAAGCTCCGCAATCCTCAATTATAATAGCATGATTGTCTGCAAATTGAAGAATCTTATGAATACTTGCATCAAGAAAAGATTTTATATCTGTTGGATTAAGGCCAGGCGCAATCCATAGTCTCAAATAATCACCTCAAAAGCATAACTCTCATCAAAGTAAATAAAGACATTACAAGAGAAAAGAAGCCAAAGATAATAGACAGATAAGACTGGAAGAAACCTTCTCTATCAAACCTATTCTGAGCTGCTTGTTCCATCTCTTCCCGTTTATACTGTTCATATCCATGAACAGCATACAAAATACCAATAATGCCAAGCAGCATAGCCACAACAGCATTGAAAATAAGGTTAAATGCCATATCACCACATCTCCTCGTATTTGTTTCTGCTCATACTCAAACGAATTCTCTCACAGGTTTTTTCGCTAACTTCTTCATCCGACTCTTCGTGCTCTGCTTTCGGCTGGTTATCTCGATAATCTCCATATCCAAACTCCTTAGCACTCAACTGCCCATCAGCAATTAAATCTTTATAAGTTTGACGAAGCATATACTTCACGGTGCGGCCCCGCACAGTCCCTTTAACGACCATTCCATTATCAATTAGCTTCTTTAACTCAGCCGCCATTTTCTGAGTTGTCACTCCATTGAGAGCCAAAGAATAGGGAGGAGTTTCTTTAATAGTATTGATGTCTACCCCATTAAAAGTAGCCAACTCTTGTAAAGCTGCAAGAATATTATAGCGAATCTCACTCTCTTTTTGTTTTGAATACTTGCCAGCAGTATATCTTGCTCCCATTTTTAGTTTCCCCTTTCTCACTTTCTATAATAATTATACCATACTTTTCGATTTTTGTCAATAAAAAAGAGAGACTATTGTCTCTCTTAATTATATAGCTAGCTATTAACTATTTCCGCTTTTGACATAACATAACAGCTTTGAGAATTAGCGTCAAAAGAATTTACTTTATCTATATTTGCGATTGATATTCCTCCGGTATTATATACTGCAACTACCCAAGGATTATCTGGGAACATAATTATATCTCCGTCTTGAAGAGCATAATCTCCAAAATTAAAGTTGTTAGGCATAACTGTCGAAATTGAGTCTGGGTTAATAGAAAAAGCAGCTGAATCTGGTTTCACCTGTCCTAGATGAACAGCATTAACAGTAGGCTCAGGACAAGTATGAGTTCCAGTAATTTTAACTCCATTAACATAAGCAGTCTTTCCAGTAGTAATATCGCCTGCCGCGGCCGTAGCGTCAGAAGTATCAATTCCTTCTTCAACAGTCCCTGCTACTCCTAAAATAGTTTCTCCCTCTTTTATCTTATCTGCTGTTAAGCCCACTGTTGTGGCTAATTCATAATCTGGAATCGTTACAAATAGATTTTGATTCTTTCCAACAAATAAGCCAGTATCTTGAGCTTGAAGAGTAATTTTAACTTGGCTTAAACTATGTTGAAGCAAATTAGAATACACTTCTTGTCCACTAATATTGACGATAGTACCAGTTAATTTTCCATCTTTGCCATATGCAGTTTTACCAGCAACAATGTCATCAGCAGTTGCGGTTGCATCGCTAGTATCCGCACCGTCATCCTTTGCCGCAATAGAAACGGCAACATTGGGGTTGATAGTAGGAATATTTTTGAGATATTTATATAAATCGTTCATTTCTAAACCTCCTTTATTTATTGGTCTAAAAATATGTAAATTTTTTATTATGCTACTCTAATAAAAGGAAAGTCAAGAGAAATTGGAGAATTTCTCTTGACTGATGAATAGGGAAAGGAAAGAAACAAATCTCCACTCTGCGTTTATAGAGGCTTGTGACTCTCGCCTTACGGCGGCCGCATTAGAAACAGAGTAGACCTACCGCTGGCCATCTCGCTCCTCTCGGAGCTGACGAGGACTCGACCCTCTACTCTATCTTTACTAGACTAAAGTGCATCCATCTAGCAGCTTCTCCGAGACTTTCGACCACGGAAGCCGGAACACTTTTCGTATGTTCAATATACGGGAAGTTTAAACGGCCCCTTCCAAGTAAATAATATTGAGAAGTAAGTTTCCGAGGCTTACTTCGTTACGCCGCTGGCACGGCGCCACCAGTAGTGCCAGCTACTGGAATTTTATGGCCCTGCCGTTATCTCCCTACCACCCTCCAGCCGTTTAAGATGTCGGCTTACATCAATTTACGATACTTTCTATCCCGCCTCTATGGGCGGTTTGCTGGACGAGATTCTTTCACTCTCGTACATAGAGTTGTGGGTTGCGAAAATCTAGACTTATTTTCGACTTATATTCCCCTTACCTCTCGCTATTGTCTTACTGCCTTTTGTTTGGCTACCAGCATAGGTTTTCTTTCCAACCTTGACCAAGTTCACCGCCACTTGGAGGAGGGTCTAACGATGACTCACCCTCTAACTAGCACCGGTCTGGGAATTTACCTATTCAGGAGGGTTTTACCAGACTTTACTTACCCAAAACGCTACGCATACCATTTTTCATTGGAGAGAAAGATTTTTACACCTTCCTCATATCCAAGAGAGGAAAGAACCTCTATCATCAATTCATCTGCGTCAATATGAGGTAGCTCGCCGCCTCCATCCTTGAAGATTTCTTTCATCTTTTCAGCAAATTCTTTTGATGTCATTATGTCTCCCTCACTTTCTATATTTATTATACCATACTAAGAGTAAAAAGTCAAGATTTTTAACTTGTTAATTCTTCAAGAGAAAGGAAACTATTGTACAGCATATAAACATTATCAGTTATTTTTCTATCGTCGTGATAATGTCCAAAGAGCCAATAGTTGTAATTGAAAGTATCTTCAATCTTATTGAGCCATCTTTCCATAGATTTGTCTACCAAAGATTGGTTAATAGTAGGGAGGAATTTATCATATGGCTCATACTTTAGAGGACAAGTATGAGAAAGAATAATATCCAAAGGCTCTTTGCTGTTGTGTAATTTATTCCAAATCTCTTCTCTTTCCTCTTCACTTAGCTGTTCATCAATAAACCAATTCCATCCATTTTCAAGACGAAACCATTTATCGACACTATACGCACCGCCTAGAATCAAGAACTTGCGGCCGCCCAGCTCATATTGGAATCCATCTTTTAAGAAGTACAAATTAGAAAATTGCTCTTCCCAATATGCAATACCATTAAAAGCCTCTACTTCTTTATAAGTAGAAATATGAGAAGGTCTCTTCTCGTGATTACCTCGAACACAAAGAATCGTGATTGGCAGGTCTTTGACTTTCTGCTTTACCTTTTCATCCTTTTTAAATCCCCACTTATGATTATGATAGTAATTAAATCCAGCATCGCCAAGAATAATTACAATATCATTATCCACTATCTTACCACTCTCATAGGCATTGATAATGCGAGAGGGGTCTCCATGTATGTCACCAGTAAAATATATCATCTAATCATCCCCACAATACTCGTCGCAATCAAAGCACCAGCCCTCAGATTCTTTCTCACAAAGAGGAGCGCCGCAAGCAGGACAACGAGGAGTATCCTCAGTTATTTCAACCGTATAATAGCCTACCCAATCATTGATTGATTCTTCATAAGCCTCTTCCGCGGCTGTCCTATCATTTTCATATTCTTCCAAAAAGTCATCAAGGTCATATATGCCGTTAGTTCCTTCATAGGAAGAATATAGTTCATTGGCTAATTCCCAAGCTAAATTATCAGCTTCTTCTTCAGTTGCATTCTCAAGGATTTCTTTTCTTATATCAAATTGCTCTCCCATATCAGCAATAACAATAAAATCAGCCATATCAATTCCCCTTTCCTAACTCTCTATAAATATTATATCACACTTTATGAACTTTGTCAATAAAGTTAGTAAAGAACTTTCTTAAAGAGAGATAAAGTTTAATTATCTTAATAGCTTTTAATTCAGCTAAACTTTCTTTAAGAATTTTATTCTGCATTTCTAATTTAGAAATGTAGTTTCGTTGATTAGAAATTTTCTTTTTCAAATCAACGACGCACTTAGACACCTCGTTGTCTTGAGAAATATTACCCTTTAATCTATTGCATATTTCGCAACAGGTCTGATAATTATTTAACTTGTTGCGGCCGCCCTTAGATTTAGGCTTCTTATGGTCTTTCGTAAAAAGTATAAGTTCTCCATTCTTTTCTGTGAAGAATTTAATCCCAATATTATTTTCTTGCTGTTTAACGACAAATGCTTTTGTTGCTTCTACTCCACAAAAACAACATTTAGGGTCTTTTGCAACAGTCTTTGCCGTATCAGATATAGAAATTTCATACATTACCCCATTATGGAGGTAAGAGAATTTTCTTGATTGTGAGAGATTTATTCTTTCTCTCGCAACTGATACTGGAATTTCAAAAAGAAGTTTGTCCAAAATTTTTACTCCTTTCTTATCTTTCTATAAATATTATACCACACTATTCCAAAATTGTCAATAAGGAAAAAGGAGTAACATAATTAAATGTTACTCCCTTCCCTTAATATATATTAAACAGATTCTTAATCGCCTGCATAGCAGGAAGAATCTGATTTAAACAATGGTGCTGGCTCTTGGCGTCCCTCACCAGTCGAACCCATTGGGGTCGGTACCAACCCTAGACAAATCCACTTCGTAGTTGTCATAACTCCTTACGCCGGTTTCGCTACTTGATAGGTGTGCACCGGAAATCACCCGCGTCACCGTTACATTGCCTTTCGTGGGTATACAGACTTGTGCACAGTCAAGTATACGCCTACTTAGCATAGTAATCGTTTCTTCGCTATGGTAGGAGCTAGGAGAGTCGAACTCCTATCTGCGCCTTGAGAGGGCACTATCACTAGCCATTTAGACGAAGCTCCCATAAGTGTCCCGCCATTTAAGGTCTAACGGGCTGACTGTTAGGAAAGAATTTAATGGTGGTCACCCCAACCGGATTTGAACCGATGTTCCGAGGATGAAAACCTCGTGTCCTAAGACCAGACTAGACGATGGGGCGATAAGGAGAGGCCGGATTACGGCTCCGGCCAGCCGTGTCGAAAAACTTTTTAACCACGGAGTGTGGTATGGCTGGCTAGGTCCGGCTCGAACGGACGACCTTTGGTTTAACAGACCAACGCATACTACCAACTGAGCTACTAGCCAATATATAAATGAGATTAAATTAAATCCCATTCATTATCTGAAATTGTTTTTATTAAAGATACCTTATCTGGTAAATTATAGCTCCTGCACCATTTTCTAATTGCATTATCAGAAACCTCAAACATATTTCCAATATGTGTAAATGGAGTTGTTCTAATTAAAGATTTTAAAGTATCTCTATCGGGTTTTCTCAAATGAGCTTGTTGTTTTTCTTCATAAGAAGAATTTTTCTTTTGTTTATTTGCTAATTCTTCAAGAGTTGCATAATAAATACTCTCATCAAAATTGCAATTTAAAACAGAACCATCAAATTCACCGTTTTCTACCAGTCGATGACAGTTAGCGCACAACATACAACATTTTTTAGCTTCTTGAGCATAAGCAGTTTTTGCTCTTGTTGTTGAACAATTACTTAGGCCAAAACTTTTTTCTTCAGGATTTAGGTGATGGAAATCAAATACAACTGCTGGAAATTCTTTTTCACAATGCTGACATCTTCCACCAAATGCTTTCACTAAAGCAATCTTAATTCTTTTTCTAAAATTTATAACATCAATCGGTTTACTCATATTTATCACTCTCCTTACAATTATAAGTGAAAATCGAACCAATCGGTTATAAATTTTTGAAACCAAATTCTACACTACTGGAATTGAACCAGTATTAAAAGTCTTACCATTAAACGAAGTGTAGATGTATGCGGGAGAATCGCTAGCTAGACGACCATTATTTTCGCACCCGCATTGCGTCTTCTAACCCTCAGAATGGGCTTACTATTCGACCTAGTAAGTAGCCAGATATTTTCTTTATACGACTTAATATTTTTTATTAACTTTAATTTCTATATCTAATATATTAGTAATATTAAGTCGCGGCCAGCATAAGAAATATCCGAAGAACTGACCTTTATTTACTTTAAATTTGAGGTTAGTGGACTCGAACCACCGTTCTCTGCTTTATAAAGGCAGCCGTCCTTGCCCTTTAGACGAAACCCCTTATGGTACAAGATGTTGGACTCGAACCACTCCCCGACATCCCAAATGTCGGATGCTACCATTACACCACATCCTGTATAAGAGACCCCTTTCTTCCACCGGAGCGGAGTCAAACTCTCTGACCTTATTGTAGTTTTATGTCAACACTAAATAAGCGTGGGCGAATCTTTCTTGACAGTTCTAGTTAGGTGGATTATCCTCCGAACCATTGGAATACGATTTACAAAACATTTGAAATCTCCTCCATTAACTAGATTTTATAGCAAGCCCATAGGGCACCGCTAACTTAGGAAAAGAGATACTCTGCGTAACTTACGCTATCGGAGTCAAGGAGCCGAACAAAACCGCACTCTTCTTTCTTAACATACTCAGCTCCGTCCTCGTTGAAACCCTTAATCTCAACCATATTGTCGCAAGTCAGAACATTCGTTCCGGCATGATAGGTCATCTGTGCTCCGCACTTAGGACATTTGAGGAACTTCTCCTGCCGAGGAGCCGCCCACTCTTTCTGAGGAGTACGCTTCCGAATTTTCAGAGCTGCACCGAGAGCTTCAAAAGAATTTACAGTTGCCATAATTAGTACCTCTTTCTTTCTTTATTATAAAATAGCTTTAAGGTCAGCTAACCGCACATCTAAGTTATAGAGTTCATTTGCTTTCCTCTTGGTTGCGGTTATAGTTACTGCCACTATTGTTTTCCTCTTAATGAGAGAGGCGAGACACTTTTTCTCCATGACCGCAATATAAAGGAGTTATTCAAACTCCCAAAGAAACTTATATGCTGTTTTTCTTTTTCCATTACATACATCTAGAATGTGACTTCTTACTCCACCTGTATAATTTTTCGCGTATCCATTAGAAACCAACCATTTGCCTGCCTCCGCAGCAGAATTAAAACTTCTTAAATAATTACGACTTAAATCAAACTGTTTAATTTTTTTTGAACTATTCTTCATTTCTATCTGTAGCTTAGTTTCTGGAACGAATACTTCTAAGTCCAATTTCTTGGCTATGTCGCGAATTAAATCTCTACAACAGCCAATTTTTTCCATAATTTCTTTAGCCGATTGCTTCTCTTTAATCATATCGGCTATTAAATCATAGTCATAAAGAACTTTTCCATCTCCACCTAAAGTGGCATTATACCCATCTCCATAAGAGTGATAATATCCTATCCAGTAACACTCTTTTTCAGATAAAAAATCTAATGGGACAATCTCAATCATTTCGATAGAAAAATTTTCTTTTCCATACTTCTGAATTGCTCGATAAAGTGGCCTATCTTTTGCCCTTTCCAAAGAACTTTCTTTCAGATGTTCTTTAAATCTTTCTTCTATCGTTTTTGTCGTTTTGCCTATATAACACTTTCCATTGATGTTATTTGTAATCTTGTAAATAAATCCATTCATTCTACTCACCTCTAATTATAAGTAGAATTTTGGTTGCGAGAATACAAAATTTTGGGTGCGAATTTGTCAAAAGTCCAGAACTCGCCAACGTGGAGGCTTCGCACTTGAGTTCCTTGCGGGTGGTGGATTCGAACCACCGCGTTTCTTATGTGGGAGATAATGACTCTCCTGACCTCGACCTCTAGTCCAACCCGCGATATAGAAGTGAGTATAAAGCCCTCACTCACGGCTCCGATATACTTACTCAGATTCCTTTGCGGCCTTAGCAGCTTCCTTGGCCGCAGCTTTCTCAGCCTTGATAGCGGCAGCCTCCGCACGTTTTCTGGCCAGCTCAGCCTGCTTAGCGAGCTTCTCCTGATAATCAGCACGAGCGGCATCGAGGCTGAACTTGGTTGCATCACAAACGGAAATCTTCAGCTTCGCAAACTGCCCATCTCCCAAATGAATCAGAGCACCGTCAGCGATAACTTCAGTCTCCTTGCCGTCCTGAACGATAGCGTTCAGAGCAACCTCGTACAAATGGGAACGAACGATAGCTTGGTCTTTAACACTCATTTTCTCAGCCATAATTAACACCTAATCCTTTCACTCATAAAATGTTTTTTATTTTGAAAGAGGATTTTCCTCTCTTTCACTATATTTATTATACCATACTTTTTCTTGAAAGTCAATATTTTTAACTTCCAAACCTATTTGAGTTTTTCTAGCTCTTTCTTAACTTTCTATAATTATTATAGCACACTATTTTAAGAAAGTCAATACTTAAAGTTCGCCAGAAAATGCCTTGTTGCAACGATAATCTGCGTAATCAATGCGAGAGCCGATTTCCTCAAGAATATTCTGAATAATAGTCTCTGCTTTCATCAGAGCCAAAGCACGGCTGCGATAGTAATTCTCAAGCATACGATTTCGAGCAAGTGCCATTCCATACTCTTCATCCCATTCATCATCAGGAGAACATTTGGCCTTTCCACGATAAATAGGATTCATCATGAACTTATCCATATTATATCCGTCGTGATTGATATTGCTAATACCCATCTTTTCCAAAACATCAATAGCATCATATTCGCAATCGTCCATGACAGCCACAACTGTCCGCTTCTCCTCGTCGATGTAGTAGCGGATTTTGCTCTTAGTCTGGACATCCTCAGAACGCCTATCCAGTTCTTTGCTCAGAAGCCTCATACAATATTCGCTGGAATTAAATTTCTTTGACATAAAAATCTCCTTTGTTTCTTTCTGTATTTATTATATCATAATAGAGGAGAAAAGTCAATATTTATGACTTTTAATTATCCTCTTTGCACTCACATTTGAAAGTTTTCTTAGCTCCGCCGAAGTTAAAACCACCATTGGAAATCATCATAAGAGGCAGAATATCTCCCATGTCTCCCTTATTATCCATTAACATATACATAAGCCACGGATTATTCTGGAAATCCATCGCTCCACCATTAAGAGAGGCCATAAGCATAAAGGTTTTAGGGTCAAAACCGTCGCTATTCTTATCACCCATCATGAGAAAGAAAGGCAGCATATTTCCGAAAGGATTGCTCTCGTCAATAGTTCCGAAAGCTCCCTCGCCCATCAGAGAAACGACCTTAGTATAAAAATCAAAGCCAAAGATATTGTGCAGAGGCATAACAGTCTTAAGTTCGTTGCTACGAGGTTCGATAACCTCAAGGAAATTTCCGCCAGCAATATCCTTTACAATAACATAGGAATCACCATGACGGATAATATCACCAATCTGAATATCTTTGATAGACACAGGGAACAAATACAGAAGCCCCTCCATATCAAAAACGAAATCGGTAACATCAGTAAGAGTCAGCTTATTCTTGTCATAAGCAACATACTTGCCATCCCCAGCGAGATAAGCAAGACCACTTACAGACATTTTAATATCGCGGCCGGTATACTTACCAAACTCAACATTTCCGAAAATTTTATTCATAGCCTTTTTCTCCTTGCTTTCTTTTTTAGTTATATAATCATTAAAAACGAAGCCATCACCACTGATAGTTAGTGTTAATGAGTCCTTGTCAATACAGATATTAGGGTTATCCTTAATATCTCCAATACAAGAATAAACACTTCTATTATAGGAAATAGGATTTTCGATACTCTTGTTTGAGTTCGGGCCAATCCTTGTTTCAAAAATATCTGCTTTAGGATTTTTCCCAGTATAAGATAACTTGACCAGTTTCTTGACTGCTATATAGTTAAAAGAAAAAACATCTTCGTCAACTAAGTTTCCTCCATTAACCATTTGCTTTTTGTCTGTCTCATACTTACCGGTTATCTCAACGCTAGAATCACGATAGTTATAGCCATCAGAATTTCTTATCTTATATTGATAACCGATTTTTGCCTTGTCATAATCTTCTCTGACTACAGAGTAGACATATGGCTTTGGACTCAGCTCTTTTTCTCGCAAAAATCTACATACTAGATAGTAATACATAAATACTCCTTTCTCTCTTTCTTTAATTATATTATATCATACTAAGAGAGAAAAGTCAAGTTATTTAAAAACCTGACTTTATTTCTCACATCCATTGCTTCCTCTTTTTGGTACAATCTTTCCATCCTTTATTATACGGTCTGAACTTATCATCATAAGCATTGGGAAGATTATGATTGCGGCGGGCAGGCCGTACATACTCATACATTTCAGGGTCAGAGTTCATTCTTCTCTCTTGAGTAGTTTTCATGCACCTGATTCCACAATAACCTCGAAGTTTTCCAGTCCCCGGAACAGGCCCTTTCCTAAATTCGGGAAGATTACAAGGTTTTTTCCACCAACGCCAACCATAAGTTCTTTTGGGATATTTAAAGTTCAAAATTTCATCTTTGAACTCTCGAATATCAATAACACGAAAAAGGCCGTCAAAGAACATATATTGACGAGTAAAATATTCAACCTTATATTCAAGAGAACCAGTCCAAGTAACTTGACGATACATATCATTCTTATTCATACTAACTTGGTAAAATTTAGGGTTGATACGAGTAGCACAATATTCAATAAGTTTACTCTTATCTCCAATTTTCCAATACTTATTAGTATAAATATCAAGACAAAAATATTCGGTTGACTTATCAAAAGTTTTATACATTATTAAATACCTCCTTTAAAAGTATTTAATAATCAGTCCACTTCCTCATTAGCTTCACCGCCTTTTATTTATTCTTTATATTTCCATAAAAAACCATATGCTTGTTTTAATTTTCCATTGCAAACTTCTGAAATATGATTCCCTTTTTCTTTTCCTAAAGCTCTCGCGGCAGAATTAGCACTTTCATATTCGCCCAATATTTGATTAGTTTTGCTATCAATCTGAACAACTTTTCTTTTGAAAGGCTTTTTATCTTGTACAATTCCCATTTTATTATTGTACCAAGATATTAAATCTCTCTTTAGAGAAGGTATCCCATAAGACAGACACCATTTTTTAATGGTATTTCCACTAACTCCGAAAAATCTTCCAGTTCCTTCAAAGCCATTTTCTTTTATTAGTTTAGCTAACTCCAAATCTAAAGGTCTTTCAGTTACTTTTCTTTGGTGAAAAGCTTTACAATCAGAACAATATTCAGAACATTTTGAAATTTGTTTTCCACATTTTTTACAGAAAGTGGCATAAGACCGATTTGATTGTCCACCTTCTAGAATATTATATCCGTTAGGCACTAAAGAATTTAATTGATTTATCCAATATCTTTCTTTTTTATCTAAATCCTCTTCTTGACACTCTTCAATAACACTTAAAGTAAAATTTTCTAATCCATATTTTCTCATAGCACTGTGAATTGCTGAGTTATATGAAATATCATTTTTATTAAATGCTTTATATTTGTGGTCATACCATCTTCTATCAATATCTATTGATTGTCCGATATAATATTTTCCATTTATATTATTTGTTATTTTATAAATTCCAATCATTTTATCACCTTCAAATATAAGTGATAAAGTTTTGTAGCAAGTATAAAATTTTGAGTTCAAATTTCAATACTTGCTACAATATGGAGCACCATAGGGTAGTCGAAACCCTATCCTCTGAGTGGAAGTCAGACGTTTTACCGTTAAACTAATGGTGCATTTATATGAAGTAGGTATTGCTCTATAGTCGATTATGCTCTAGTAACCTCGGACTTATCTGGGGTTTGCCTTGTTAGCAAGGAATAAAAAGACTATACATGGGATAAATGTTTACCACTATTTCAAAAATAGTAACTCTATGTTTATGCAATACCTACTCATTATTTAATTTTCTGCAAGAATTCCGTTTCTTCGCCTTATCATTGCATTTAAAAGATTAGTATGCTTTAACTCTTCAGCAATAATTTCTCTAAAATCATCAATTTCTCTATCTGATAATAGATAATCATACTTAGAAAGAAGCCTGTAATAGCCCTCTCTAGCTTCAGATTCATCAGCAATATTCTTTTCTAATTCAACGAAAAGGCAAAATTCATCAGGATTATTTCTCATTATCTCACCCTAAATAAAGTGAGAATTGGGAAAAATTTATCTATCTTTTCCAGATTTCAAGGAGTTTTCATACAATTCAAAGTTATGGATTGCTTCTTCAATAGTATCTCCTGCGGGAATTGTTGTACTTGGTATACCACCTAAACAACTATCGCACCAAATCCCAATTTTTCCACTTTCAAGAGTATGAACGATAATATTAGATTCTCCGCATTTCGGACAAATAGTAGGTTGAGGTTCAAAAGAAAACTTATTCATAGTAAACTCCTTTCAAAATTACAGAAAGTTGGCGACTCCGGCGGGATTTGAACCCGCGGTCTCCTGCGTGACAGGCAGGCGCATTAGGCCAGCTATGCTACGGAGCCATACTTGAGAGGACTATGGTTATCACCTCTCTGTGCGGTCCACTCCAATCATCCGCTTTGTCTGGTTTATCCGTCAGGTTTGCTAAATAGCTAGACCTGATTCTGTGCATTCAGTCCTACCAGCAAGTTCGTTGGTGCGCCGCCCTGGAGTCGAACCAGGTGAGCCAGAGGCAGGTGATTTACAGTCACCGCCGCTTCCACATACGGTATATCGACGCGTATTACTCAATAACCTCCCATTCGACGTCATTGACAATATTCCTGTCGAGGGAAAGTTCAGCCATATCATTATCAACAGCTCTTTCAATCTCTTCTTCAGTAGAATTGTCAGGGACATAAATGGTTCTCAGAATTGTAAGACTGATTCCTATTTCTTTCATAGAAATACTCCTTTCTTAACTTTCTATAAACATTATATCATACTTTCCATAAAAAGTCAAGATATTCAATGACTAATATTTTCCATTTTCTTCAAAGAACATTCTCGGCATCTCCATTGAGGTTCAGCATCACTTCTGTCATACTTACCCCATTCAACAATCCGATAAACCAAGTCCTCACGGCCGCAGTCTATACAAATGCCTTGTTGAATTTCCCACTTTGGGAGTTTAGATTTCTTTCTAAAGATAAGTTTATCAATCCAGAAGAAAATCAATCCGCCTATTAAATTTGCAATGACAGTAGCCCAAAATTCTCCTAGAGAAGCCAGATAAACTAAAGCTATTGCTAAAATAGGTGTAGATAATTGCCATCTTATTAAATAAAATCCGTATCTTTTAAGAAAATTTTTCTTCATTAACTCACCTTTAGATAAAATGGGAGGAATAGATGGAGTCAAACCATCACTTCTTCGGCCACAACGAAGCGTTCTATCGTTAAACTATAAACCTCAAATAGAATTCACCGTGTGCGTCCGGACGCTTTAGTTCTTATTGTACGGATAAGAACTGAGGGGCACGGCTACTTTACTCCCTCCAAGATAGACTTTTCAATTTCGCCGTCTATCAGGGTGATGGCGGAGAGCACAGCGCACGATGCTGATACTCGAAAGTACGTCACGCTTAGCAGGCGGACCCAGTAGCCTCACTGGTTTACTCTCCACGTTATTCCCAACCACCATAGTCAATCCAAGTTATTCCATTAGATTTACAAAACTTTAACGCTTCTTCTTCATTGCAAAAAACAAACGCGCCGAAAAGAGTAAAAACGATACTCATAAAATACCTTCTTAAAAGAAATGGTTTGAGTGAGTATTGCGAATGTGCCCTCACTCACGGCGTCCCTCGATTTTGTATTTTGCTATGCACCCACCAGCGGCCACTCGGTGCAGAGGCTAGTTTAGGGTTAAAGTCGCGGATAACTAGCAAATTCGACTTTGGCAGGCAGCTCTTATATCGCGCGACGAATTGCTTCGCCTATTCTCTTTTGCTTGTTTTCCAAAAGAAAATATACCCAGGCGCTATCAGAGTTTCACTGAACTTTCTTTTGTGTTTGCAACCACTACTTAAAAGTCTATTAACAAGTACCCTGCTAAGGGGTTGGCGGAGAGCGGAGAACTTGCATCCCATGCCTCTCAGCACAATCGGTTTTCAAGACCGTTCCGGCGCGCTTGTCCGGTTCACCCTCCACATATAGACTGAGCCGTCATACCCAGCATATGCCTTATGACTTCTATACCTGATGACGCAGGTGCATAAGTACCTCGGCTTTCAAGGCCAAGGGTTGGTACCAGTAGATAGAATCGGACTATCTTGTAATCGCTTATGAAGCGACACCGCATACCAATGCTTACTGGTATATAGCAGAAGTAAGCCCACCCATTCACTCTTACTTCTATGGAGAGACTCATTCCGAAAACTTCTCTCCTCCTCAAAATTGGTAGGGCATACAGGAATCGAACCTGTGTCGGTCGCTTATAAGGCGACTGCTCTCACCATTGAGCTAATGCCCAGTATCTACTACCAACCGAAGAAGATACCCATTGCTTGAGGCGACCGTCCGTTGCTCAACAATGTCCACTCCTTCAGTCCACGCCTCTCTTCTCCGACGGTAGCTTCTACCGAATAGTTCAGACAACACAGAAAAATCTGCTGCGATAGGTACATCCTCTAGGCAAATCGAGTTATTATCCAAACTATCGTATTCTATAATCCTATCTTAATCATAAACATTAAGCCGTTTGCCTACGGCTGGAGCACGATACTAGATTCGAACTAGTGAAATAGACGGGTTGCGGCCGTCCGCGTTGGGCCTCTTCGCCAATCGTGCATAATGGTGAGCGTGGAGAGGCTCGAACTCTCGGCCACTTGATTAAAAGTCAAGTGCTCTACCAACTGAGCTACACGCTCATGTAGAAAACTATTCTAAATAGTTTTCTCTTTCATACTGCTCATTCATAAGAATTCTATACTTTGTTTCTGAAAGTCGCTTCTTTCTTCGTCCACATTTAGGACAATAGATATAATATTCGCTCTGTCCTCCTATATCATGGACTAATTCATCAAAAGAAGGATATAGCTTTTTCTCCAATGTTAGAACCCAATGGTGATTACACTTCTTAAATAACAAATTCATCACCATTCCATTGCTGACTGAACAAAAAACCGCTCAAGAACATTTCATAAGCGATTTTCCTTTCTTTTGGAGTAAAAAGACGACGATTTCTTTGCTCAATTTGAGCAATTTTATCATCAATCTTCGCACTCAAATTCACAGACTCGTTGACTTGATACATCTTCTAGCATCCTTTCTGTCTGTTCATCAGCTTTTTTACTAGATGTTAATAATGCAAGTACAAGTGTTAATACTGGAGCACCTACTAAAACTCCTATTAAAAATCCAATCCAAAACATTCTCCTTTCCTCCTTAACTTTCTATAATTATTATAGCACACTAGAAAGAAAAAGTCAAGAAAAGTTTATTTTAATTTATCTTTTACAACTTTATCATCACGATTTCTTTTTGGTCTTTCGTAATAATATTGACATTCTTGCTCGTTTGGATTCCCAATACATTTAATTTTGCACTCGTAATAAGCTTCCTTGCTATTTTTTATTTTTCTTCTAACACAATTTAAACATTTTTTACAGTTGCATGGAATAGGATTTTTTCTAGCAATCCAAGTTTTCTTTTTACATATTGTTTACCTTGCATACTACAACCAGTTTTTTGAATCATTAAATTATCTCTCCTAATGGTGGGCTGGGCAAGGTATCAAACCTGCCTCTTATGCTCTTCAGGCATACGCTAATCCATCTCAGCTACCAGCCCATACTTGGCACCCTCGCTAGGAATCGAACCTAGATATCGGGTTTAGAAGACCCGTGTTCTCTCCATTGAACTACGAGGGCAAATATAAAAGCAGACTACTTGCCTGCTCTTTTCTTAGCTTTTCTTGCTTCTTCAAGTGCAATGGCTTGAGCTTGTTTTGGAGGATAGCCCGCCGCGATAAGCTCTTTAATATTCTCTTCAATTGTTTTTGGGCTATATCCTTTCTTTAATGGCATTTACTTTCCTCCTAAATACTAGGTTTAAGGGCTTTCCACCCTTTCGCTGGTTTGGTAGCATCCTTGTCCTACTCACGAGACAATTTTACAGGCATCCATCAATTAAGCTCAAATCTCTTAATCCGTGCCTAACCTTACGGAATTTGTTTCCACAGACGATAAATTATATGTCTTAACCATATAGGGATTCGGGCATATAATTTCTTTTACCTAGCTTATGGTTGGGATAAACAGAATCGAACTGTTGACGCCGGCGTTATCAGCACCGTGCTCTACCTACTGAGCTATATCCCAATATTTAAGGGAGTGGTCAGTTCCCTAAAATATCCGCGTAGACCTCTCGGCAGTTTTCTTTCACGCGGACTGCCAAAGCCTTTTACTTCATTCTCGAAAAGGTCTAAAGAGCCTGGCTGGGATGGCTGGAATCGAACCAACACATACGGAGTCAAAGTCCGCTGTCCTACCTTTAGACTACATCCCAATATCTAAGCAGGTTTTAACCATGACTCAGAGAGTCGAACTCCTCGTCGTCGGAATCGAACCGACTTACCTGCGGGATAACCGTTATCCTCTAATGGAGCTGATGACAGAGGACGATTCTGCAACCTGTTCATTACTAGTGAACTGCTCTACCAATTGAGCTACATCAGCAAATATGGAGCATCGGGTCAGATTCGAACTGACGTGGGCAGAGCCGACGGCTTACAAGACCGTTCCAATCAACCACTATGGGACCGATGCGTACCAATAAGTAGAATATTTAATTTTCTCTCTAAAAAATTGGCACCCCGACTTCGACTTTCACGAAGAACTCACGGTTTTGGAGACCGGTATTTTAATATTAAACTATCGGGATATATCTGATGACTGCAAGAATTTATTAAACGCCCCTGCAACACCCATGCGGCGATTGGTACCGCGAGTGGGACTCGAACCCACACTAACTAGTTCCTAAGACTAGCGCCTACTGCCATTGGGCTACCGCGGCATAATTAAAGTGGTCTATTAAACCCTTCAGGAAATAAGGTTTCAATAAGCATATCTGCATAAATATTTGCGCAAACTTCTCTTGCAAACTCGCTTGGATTTCCATCTTTCTCCAATTGATTATTTTCTTTAATTGCTTGAGTTAAGGCAGCGAGAGCAGATAATGTCTTTTCGCCAAACTCTACAACATGCCTTACTTCATTATCCATTGCTCTCCCTCCTAGATAAGAATGAAAATGAGCAGGCAACAAGCGAATCCTGCTCTCCCCACTGAGGCTGGGGTTTAGATGTTAAGCCATACGAGCACCGAGAAGTTTCCGTTTTAACGCACAAGGGAACTTCCAATGAAACGCCGGAGTGACTAGTATCCGGTAGTTGTTTTTATCCGAGAACAACTATCTAAAAACTCTCTGGTGGAGTCTAGGAGAATCGAACTCCTGACCTTCTCCTTGCAAGGGAGACGTTCTACCAACTGAACTAAGACCCCACGTTTGGCGGCCGTCGCAATCCACCATTCGTACCTTCTCATACGGCGACGAAGCGAAGGATTATAGGCTTTTTTTGAGATGCCTACGAACTCTCTGGTAGGGGATACCGGACTCGAACCGGTACGGTATTTCTACCCTGAGATTTTAAGTCTCATGCGGCTGCCAATTACGCCAATCCCCCATAGAGAGTGGTTAAAAGATTTATCTCTTAACCACTATAAATATTATACCATACTAAGCCATAAAAGTCAATATTTTATTTAAAGTAAATAACCGATACTTCTCCAGTTTTCTTATCTCTTAGCATAATGCGATAAGTGCAATATTCCTTATTCTTAGGATAAGATATACCGATTTCATGTTCAATTGCTTTTGCGGCAGTATTAAAAATTCCAATATCATCTGTATCTTCAAACATACTATGATAGATAATACAATAGGCCATAAAACGGTCTTTTACATTCAACTCTTCAAGAGAGTTTCCTTCTGTTAAGAATAAATCTAAAACTTTCTTTTTATCATAAGTATCATAATCTACAAAATCTGCAAAGACATGAATTCGTTTGCGAATTTTCTTAGATTCAATCGCCCAAGGATGGCCATCAATCTCTTTAGTATCTTCAATAAAGAATTTCTCTTCATCTGAAAATCCTGGATTTGGGAGAAAATCTTCAATATCCTTAATAGAACTTTGAACATTAGGAATATCAGTATTAAGAATTTTTTCAAGAAGCTCTAAAGCCTCATGAATATTTTCCTTCTTGAGTTCTCCTTTACCCATCTTATCTTTTAAAGCCTGCATACTATATACTTCTTCGAGCATTCGATATGCCTGACTGCCTATTTCAGCTTTTCCATAAAGTTTGAATTCGCCAGTTTCTCTATTGAAATCAATTCTATCCTCTTCTGCGCTTATCCCAAAACTAGATAAAAAATTCTCGTTCATAAAATATCTCCTTTTCTCATTTTCTATAATTATTATATCATACAATTATAAAAAAGTCAATCATTTTTATCTCTGGTTAAATAACCAAAATAAGTACCATCCAATGAAGTGTAACCCACATAACCACTCCAATTAAAATGATAATTGGCTCTAAAAAACCGAACATATGGTGGCAAAACGCTTCCGTTTTTTACCACATAATCCACCGCTTCGTAGTTCTGTTCTGTCGGTGTTGTTCTATACAAAAGGGATGCTGGGGTAAATTGACCTTTTGCATAAACAATATCGGATAGAGAAGTTCCCTCTCCGGCAGCATCGTATCTATTAAATATAACAGATACCACCATTTTTTGACACTCTAAACTCGCCGCCCCGGCTTCTCGATTTAATAGTCGTGCTATCATTTCTCTCTCAACGTTTGTGATATTGTAGTGGTTTTTTGGCTCCACTTCAATATATACTTCTGATACGACTTCTTTCTCAACTTCTACAATAACTTCTTTTTCTGTAGTAACCTCTTTTATTTGTGGATATCGTTCCATCCTATCCACATAGATAAGAGCAATTAGTGTAATTCCAATACAAAGAAATGCAATTATCTTTTTTAATCTCTTAACTTTCATTAACTTCCATTAAAGAAGTCTTGAGAAAGTTAAGAATAGAAATTTGTGGTTCGTCCATCATAAAAATACCTCCATTTTTCGCACGAGCTGTCAGACTCTTTTCTTTCACATCCATAAAAATAGGAGTTTTTATTAGTGCATTTTTGAGTTTTGACATCGAAATACTTACAGTATGTGCAATTTGTGGATTGCTGCGGCGACCGAGAGGTTCCAAAAAATAGTAGTGCTGCTATACAAATAAGTGCTATAGCCGCAATTATTTGAATAAGCATTACTAAAACCTCCAAATAAGAAAAGGGATAATAATATCCCTTTTAAAAAATTATACCAGAATATTTTAAAAAAGTCAAGATTTTAACTCTCTTTTACCCACTTTCTTATTGCCGTATAAATATCAGCGTCAGAAACGCAATACAGAGTATCCCATTCTGTCGCGGCCATAGCACCAAGAAAGCTTTTTGCGCTTACTCTAAACCCATTATCATCTTCAAGAGTAATCTTCCCCTGATATGATGAAACTGCTTTTACAAAATCATTACAATCACTCATAGTTACGAGTTCGATTCTATATCTTCCCATTAGTTTTCCTCCATAATTAAACTATTTAGAACATTGTCAATAGGGCCTTTAACAAAGAAAAATTCGCTATGACTTCCAACATCAATTTTTAAGACACCTGGAGCAGATTTCCACATACGAGAATAACCAGATTTATAATTATGCTCTTCAAGAAAATGCTTAATAACCTCATTTACAGTATAAAAGTCGGAACAGTTAGCTAAAAGCTCATTTTCCCCATTTGAGCGACGAAAATATACTTCATACATAAATAATCCTCCTTAATTGGCTTTAAAGTTATATATAGGAATTAAATGGTCTTCAACTATTACAGTAGGTTGAATCGCTTCTTCAATTTCTTTTTGGTCTTTATATACAAAAGGAGCTTCATCAAGAGTAGATTCATTCACACAAGTAGTATAAATTCCCTCCATAGACATTCTATAATCATCGACAGAAAAAAGTTCTTTCGCTTTAGAGCGAGAGTAGAGACGGCCTGCGCCATGAGGAGCAGAATTATTCCAATCCTCATTACCTAAACCACGACAAACAAGAAGTCCGTCTCTCATATTCATAGGAATAACAAGAAGCTCCCCTCGTCTTGCTGAAATAGCTCCCTTTCTTAAGATATTGTCATCAGAAATATAATTATGAGTAGAAGTAATTACTTGAGAAACAGATAAGCCCATCCAGCTTTGAATTATCTGAAGCATAGTTCCTCTATTCAACTCTGCAAATTTCTGCATAAATCTCATATCGTGAAGATAATGCTCCATTTCTTCTCCTACCAAATAAGCCAAATCCTTTTTAATGGGAGGATTTTCTTCTTTATATTTTTTAATAAATGATTCTCTTTCCTGCGGCGGAACCTCTTTTAAAAGTTCTGAAAAGTCTTCTCTATTAGCTTTGTCGAGATTCTTTTCTGCTAAATTTTGATAATATTGTGCTACTTTATATCCGATATTACGAGAGCCAGAATGTACAGAAATTGCTCCAACTGTTCCGCCTCCGTAAGCCTCAACAAAGTGATTGCCGCCACCAAGAGAGCCAAGTGCTCTTATTGCAGTTTCCTTTGTTTCTTTCTTTAAAGACTCCCAACAGTAAAGATTTCTAGCAAAATATTCCTCATTTATTTGAGGATTTTTATGGACATTCATGCCATAAGGTATATTTTCTCTTATTACTTTATCAAGTTCTTCTAAACGGTCTTCTATTGTTTCATTCAAAACCATTAGATTAACTCCACATCCAATATCAACACCAATAAGATTAGGACATACCTTATCTGTAATTCTCATTGTAGTTCCTATCGTACATCCTTTTCCCGCATGAGCGTCAGGCATAATTCTGATATGAGCATTTTCTCCTAAAGGAGAATTAGCCATTTCAACTATCTGTCCGATAGCTTCATCTTCTATTGTGGTAGCGAATACCTTTACTACTCCATGCTTAGAATTTATTTCAAACATATAAATTCTCCTTTCTATAATATAATTATACCATACTAATTAAATTTTGTAAAGAGATACATCATTTTCTTTAAAGATATTTTTAATCATAGGATAAACAATATTATCCCAATCTCCTCCACCGCGGCCGCACCCTATTCCATAAGGCATTGCAATAGGCATACGACTTTTCCTAGATAATGCTCTAAAACAATCTTCAATAGATTCATAATTTGTATATCTTTTATCTCTACCATATCCATCTTGAGCAAATAGATTAACAATTATTTTTTTAACTCTAGGAATTACAACATACTGAACACACCCAAGCAAATCTTTACTATTAGAGCTAGAATTACAGAATTTTTTATATTCAGTAAAGGCTTCTGGATAAGCCTCTTTAATAGCTTTTGCTACTCCAGAACCCATTACTCCTTTACAATTTACTTGATGGGCGATAATTTGTTCATCGGCAAATATAATATTTTTATTTATAATCTTAATCATAAAATCACATCCTTTCTTTTATTATATCATAAAATAAAGAAAATGTCAATAAAAAAGAAGCACCTTGCGGTGCTTCTTCTTAGTTACTCTTTACTTGTATTTTGACCTGTAAGTTCTCCAATAATTACAGACGCATCTCCACCTGCTACTTCTGGCAACTTACCATCCCACTTCTCCAGCCATTTTTGATACAACACATCGTCAGTTAAAGATTCCTGCAATAAATCATTTGCTTTTGCTTGCGCTTCTGCCTTGGTAATTGTAGCATTAGCTTCTGCTTCTGCATTTGTTTCTTTAACTTTTTTATCTGCCGCTGCTTTCTCTACTGCTTTTTGATTTTCAATATCCTGTTTCTCTTTCTCCATAGCTGCAATTTGCTTATTTGCGATAGCAGTTTTATAGGACTCTTCAAAATCCATATCGTTAATTGTCACTTTCAGAACTGTAATTACATTTTCTCCATACTTCTCATTTAGAGCTTTTGTTACCATATCACGAGCAAGAGGCTCAATAGAAGTACGCTGTGTAACTTTTGCAGAATCAAGCTGCACCATAGCTGACTTTACAGCAGATGCAATCAAATCATTTGGAATTAAATTTTTTGTATAATCTGCTACATTAGCATAAATCCAAGCAGACTTGTCGGGGTTAATTTGGTATGACACAGTAATCTGCGCGCCATATACTGCGGTTCGCTCAGATGATTCACCCCAAATTTGATTTTCAAAATAAATATCTTGCTGCTTGTTATTTACTTTTTCAATAGATTGAAAAAAAGGAGCTTTAAAATTCAAACCTGCGGGCAAAGTATTTTCACTAATCTGCCCAAAAGTTGTTTTTACTCCTGTATATCCAGTAGGAATAATGCTAAAAGAACCAATTAAGCAAGCAATAACGGGGACAAGAACGCAAAGAATCACTCTTTTTCTTTTCAAAGACCAGCACATCCTCTTATCTTCTCCATAAGATTTCTGGACTTTTTCAATTCCAAAGCCAAGACCAACCATCGCCGCGACAGTCAAAAACAAAGTTAAAATTAACCAACCCATATTTCTTTTCTCCTTTTAATAAATATTTTCATAAAATCTTTTATTTCTTACTTTTATAAGGTTTACTGAGCAGGGGCATTTTGCTAAACATTCTTGTAAAATAGAAACATCCCCATACGCTTTTACTGTCCAGTCATTAGAATAAAAAACTGAAAAGCCATTCCTAATAAACCAAGAAGCTATTTTGTGAGTATCAGAAGAAAAATAGGAATTTAAAATAACTACCTTTAAATTCCTAAAATCTCTTTCGTCTTTTCGTTGCATAGACGATTCAGCTCCTTAAAGTTAATAGTTGGGTTCTTAAAGGCTTTTACGAAATGATAAGCCTCTTCCGTCATTAAGGTGTGCCATATGGTAGAAAGAAGTCTGCCGATGTGTTTAGACTCCCATACACCAACTTCATTTTCAATTTTTGCTTTCTCTTTTTGAACCACAGCTTCTGTAATATATTTATCAATAATGGCTTGCTCAACTTCTGTGAGAGCGACAGCCTTAGGTTTAGGAGTTCTTTTATCCTGTTTAAATTCATTTCTCACAATTTTAGCCCAAGTCTGGCGGCCGTAACGATTACGATACTGATAGTTTTTAATTACAATACCTTCTCCGATAGCGCCATCTTGCATAAGATAATGATTATTCTCAACAAGAGTCATTAGCATATCAAGAGTTGGATTAAAAAGATGGTCCATAGGCTCAATTACAGTAATACCGTAACTTTTAAGTAATGGAGCGTAGGTTTTATAGGGGAGATAAACAAAATTTCCATCTGTTTCAACTGCTACATCGAAAACATAAGGTTTTCTCCAAGCATCTACTTCATAATTCTTAATGGTATGTGGAACGAGCCACTCAAAGAAAAGATGATGACCAACATGGTCTTTAAGATAATTACAAATATTCTCGTTTTCAAGAATCGCTTTCGCGCATCCAGCATTATCGTCTTCTGGAGTAATAAACCTCTTGCGGCTTCCCACATAAATTTTACCGTCTAAGCAATAAGCCTGACCATTAGTACCATCAATTTTGGGATAAATAAAGCACTCTCCATCGAGAATACCCTCTACCTCAGGAGTGCCAAGTCTTTCGATATGCTGATATCCTTTATACTCCACTTTATTTTCTCCTTTCAAACAAAATAAGAACAGTTGTTAGAGAACGAGAAACCGCCTGTCCGATAGAACAGGTAGACATTTGAATATCAATAAGATTTATTCCGCCCTGTTTAAGAAAATCATTCATTTCTGTCTGAACCATTTTTGGGTCGCCATGAAAAATCTTTGTTTCCATACTCATTCTCCTTTCCGAACTCTATAATAATTATATCACTATATTTGAAAAAAGTCAATAAAAAAAAGAGCTGGTTAAACCAGCTCTTCTTTATTAGCATCTTTCTTTTCAATCTTATGAATTACATCATAGATATAACCTGCTCCACCGCTTACCAAGATACCATTAACAATATGATTTACTGCTGTTGGAACTTCATAACCAAGGGCACCAAATAAAGAAATAGGTTGCGCAATAGCAAACATAAGACCAATTCCGCAGGCTAGGGAAATAAACTGCATTGGCGAAATATCAAATTTTACACCCTTTACTGAGAAAGAATATGTGCCACCAAGAACAGGAATAATAGTCTTTACTCTTTCAAGAACTACTTGAAGAAGGAAAGCTAATCCAGCTAACACCATAAGTACGCTAATAACTTCTGTCATTCAAAAACCTCCTTTAATCACTAATTTTTCCATGATGAATTATAATAGCTTCATTAACTTTATTGACTAATCTTTGTTGAGATTCGTCAATTTTTTCTAACTTATCTTCTGCTCTTAAAACAGAATCATTTAAAGTTTCTAATGCTTGATTTGTTAATTGCGCGTGAGTATTTTGATTTTTTATTACTTCGGTATTATTTTCTATTGCTCTTGTGCTGTTCTCCAATGCTTTATCATATAAAGCTGACACTCTTTCATTCTGTGCCCGATAGTCATCCATAATTTTAAAGAAGCTCTCCTTCTCAGCAGCACTATCTTTTTTAGCTTGACGACTTTCCTCTAGGATAGTGTTAATTAAATTACTCTGACTTTGCACTGATTTAGGTCTTTCTTTAATAAACCAGTACAAAAACACTCCAAAGAATAATAAAATTATAACAAGCTGTAATGGTGCCCCAAGGAAGGTTTCTATAAATCTTGGTATCTCGGTCATTTATATCCCCTCCATCAATTCAAAGTGGAAATTCTAGTTTAAGAATATAAAAAAATAAGAGGGATAACTCCCTCTTATTTGCTATTTCGTATTAGATAAGAAAGTCTTTCATCAAGAACTCTGGCTAATTTTTCTGCGTCTTTCTTATTATTAAAGAAAGCAGTTGGATATTTATGGCCTTTCCCTCTTAATCCCGCATTGAAATTATCTCTTGCCATTCTAAGATAAGAAGCGTAAGTAAGACCCATAATTCTTGCATGATATACATTATAAGAACCATCTGTCCACTTGAAATACGAGTAATAAGCGTAAGTCCCAGAGATAATATAATGTCCGTTATCATATGGAGCATCAATGACTTTAAAATATTTCATATTAAAGCTCCTTCCAAAGTTCGTGAATTTCCTCAAGTTCAGCTTCTGTTAATCTAGCCATTTTACTTATCTCTTCTTCCGACGGCCAATACAATTCCTCAACTGGAGGAAGAGCTCCATTAAAAGCTACTCTAGTAGTTGGGTCTGGTACATATTCCTCTTGCGTATATTTCTTTACAGTAGCAGGAGAACAACCGACGGCTTTTGCAGTTCCAGAATAAGTACCAAGCTCACTATATACTCGCCTAATTTCAGCGATTTTTTCCTCACTTAATTTAGCCATTTCTTTCCCTCACTTTCTATTATAATTATACCATACAATAACGATTTTGTCAAGATAATTACCAGTTAATAGGCTCAATATTATTATCTTTTAAAAATTGATTAGTTTGAGAAAAATGTTTACAACCAAAGAAACCTCTATTGGCAGAAAGAGGACTTGGATGTGCGGCAGTTAAGATAAGACTTTTTGAATTATGAATACCGGAAGCTGCTTTCTTAGCATAATTTCCCCAAAGCAAATATACTACGCCTCTATCTTGCTTATCAATCTCTTGAATTGCGGCATCAGTAAACTTACTCCATCCCTTACCTTGATGAGAATTCGACTCACCAGCGCGAACAGTAAGAGTAGTATTTAATAGAAAAACTCCCTGCTTTGCCCATTCTATTGGATGGTTGCAAGTATATTTAGAGGTATCAATACCAATATCTTCACCTATTTCTTTATAAATATTCCTTAGAGATGGAGCAACTTTATTATCTCCTGTGGCAAAAGCAATTCCTATTGCTTGATTTTCGTTAATATACGGGTCTTGCCCCAAGATTACTACTTTTACTTTATCTAATGGAGTATATTTAAACGCATTAAAGATATTTTCTTTTGCGGGATAGACAATTTGATTATCATATTCCTTATTCACAAATTCCTCTAATTTAGAGAAATATGCTTTATTTCTTTGTTCTTCAAGGAACTCTTTCCAGCTATTATCAATTATTTCCATATTTACTCTCCTTTAAAAATAACGAAAGGAGGACTTCCGAAGAAGCCCTCCCCTATAGGAATGGTATCCAGTCAGCCTTGAGGACAACCTATCGGCCACTAATTCAATCCGAAAAACCTTAAATCAAGGATTTCATTGTCTTTGCTCTTTAGGCGTAATTTTATAGAATTATACAATAAAATAATTTGAATATAAAATTCGCCCTTCTCTTTATATCTTTACGCTTTATACACTTTAATAAACTTTAAAGTTTAACCTTTGAGCTTTAACCTTTAACCTTTAAGACAATTTAAAATACTTATTATTAAGTATTATTGGGAATTACCCCAATATCATCATCTTTTACCAGATTAACGGTCTGGAGCTACCAAAGTAGCGTAATTTCATTATTATCGTATAATGAGAACGGAACTAGGTTTTAGGTTTTCGACTGAATACCATTGCGGTCAAATTAGCCTACGAGGTCAACCTCGATAGTGGTATTTGAGTTAGACTCAGAAAGAACATAATCAACTTCTGTGTTGAACTGGTCATTCTCCTTTGTCATTTCCTCAATAACAAGACGCAAGTTGCTAGGGTCAATCATAACAACTTCATTTAGACTCTTATAAGACTCAGTGAGAGAGTCAATGAGGTCTTTGTTATTAAGTTCTTTTGTAGTGTTCTTGATATAGTTCTCAAGATTGGCCTGAAGATTATCCTCGTACATACGAACCTCACGGTCAGCACGATTAAACTGAGATTTCAGCGTATTTACAACAGACATACGCATATTCATAAAGTTCTTACGCTCAATAGCGTCAAGAACAGTCATAGTTTCGCCGCCGATAGTCACTTCAGTGGTTTCGTTAGACTTAGCAATAGCAGACTTCAAAGTCTGACGATTACGCATAAGAGCGCGCAGGGACTGGAGATTGGCTTTCATCTCCTCTTTATACTTTTCAACATCAACGCCATGAATCTTAGCCAGTCTCTTTTTACTGGCAAGAACAAAATCCTTATCAAGCAAGTCAACAATTTTCTTGTCGTACAGCTTAATCTCTCCCAGAGCACGGTGGATAGTCATAGTAGCCATTTCACATTTCTCCTTTAATCGTTTTTCTTTAACATATTTATTATACCATTTTATTCAGCTTTTGTCAAAATTTTAAGAAATCGTTTGTTCAAATTAGAAAGATGTTCATCAAGGAGCTTTGAATCTTCAAAATAGTAAGTAATATACGAATTAACTACTATTGCTAATTTTGCCCCTTTATCTTTTAAATAGCGAAAATATTGTGCTGGAGACATTTCCATTATTCGACTTTCAAAAATTATTTGTTCTTTATGATTGAGATTTATATATTTTCTATAATCAATAGAAATACCACTCAACCGATATTTATGAGAAATTACCGATTCTCGATTTATAAAAAATTTTATCATAGAAACTCCTTTGGTACTCGCGGACGGACTCGAACCGCCAACCTCTTCCTTGTAAGGGAAGCCATCTAACCAGTTGATATACGCGAGCATTTATTGTATAAATCTATTATACTATGCGCAAGCACGAAAGTCAAATTTTTCACGATGCTTTTGCTTTCGTTTATAAGAGCCTTTTCCTTTCTTAATTTTACTAACTCCATGTCTTTTCTTGAAGTGTATATACATCTGCAATTCTTCGGGAGTTTTCTTAAACATTCTTTTGTCCATTTCTATCACCCTTTCTTATTATATTATATCATTATTTTTGAAAAAAGTCAAGGGAGCTAAAAGCTCCCTATCCTTTATTTACCGCCTTTGCCTTTCTTTTTCTTTGGTGCGCTACCGGATTTACCTCCGCCTCCTCCACATTTAGCCATTGTTATCACCTCTTTAGACTTCTACTTTAATGTAAAGTCCGCAATGGCACTCTCCAAGTTCTTGACTATTTAAAAACTCTTTGCAAGGGCATTTTGTATCTTCATTCTTAAAAAGAGAACAAGGACAATAGCCATCATTCTCTCTTACTTTTTCTCGTATCTCTTTTGCTTTTTGAGTATCTGGATTAACTTTTATTTGCATTTTCATCGAAGAACCTCCCGTAGTAACAAGCATATTGATTATCACTAGCAAGATGAATTCCCAATACTTCATCATATCTACCAGGATTATTGCACTTATACCTGCCGTATTTTACAATTATATTTCCATAAGGAATAAGACTTTCTACTTGTTCGCAAATTTCATTACTGTCATAACCAGTATAAATTACAAACGGGTCTTTAGTATATATTCTAAACTCTTTTATTAAATTTGTCAATTCTTCAAATTGAGAGAAAGGTTCCATACCACCAACTACAATAGCTTTTGAAATTGGATTATTTATATACTTATCAATTAAAGTTTTTATTTCTGTTTCAATAATCGGCGCGCGAGCCAAAGAGGAATTTTGACAGAAAGTAACTCCTGTCGAATCCTCTTTCTCGCATTTAAAATCACAAAAACAAGTAGCTAAAAACATTGAAGGGAGGCGGTAATTAAGAAAATCCTCTTCAATCAATCCTTTTAGTCTAATCTTACTCATTGACTTTCTCCCATTCTCTTAATTCATATTCAGCTTTTCTATTTTTAGACCAAGTTTTAATTGGAGTATAGAAACCTACAATTCTAGTGTACTCTGTTTCAACAGGTCCACCGCATTCTGGACAAACACTTCCGAAGAAAGCGTGATTGTGCTTACAGGCTTGAATTTTTACATTGAAAGCAAAATAAGTAAGACCTTGGTCTGCAATCCATTCTGTGAGCTGCCATGCCTTTTCAAAAGTATCAAACGGAGATTCAATATTGATATGAGCGATTGAGCCGCCGTTACAATAAGAGTCAAAAGTAGATGCAATTCTTACTCTTTCTTGAATAGAAGTTTTAATACCAAGAGGAATAAATTGATTTCCATAAAGAGGTAAATCATCTATTACTGTTTCCGGATAAAGAAGAATATCTGCTTGCAACATTTTATTTGCTGCGGTTTCCCCAGGCACTTGCTCAAGGTTAATTTTATAATTTTTGTCAAGAGCAAACTGGTCTTTGGTTTGATGAATAACTTTAAAGATTTTTTCTCCAAACTTCATAGCATCATCTGTATAGTAAGTATTGCCAAATTCATCTTCTGTAACATAACCGAAACTTTTCATTGTTTCATAAACACCAATTACTCCAACAGTAGAGTAAAGATGTTCAAAATCAATCAAGCCTTTTGAGAAATTAGGTAGTAATCCTTTCTCTACATTTCTTTCAATAATATGACGAACAACATCAAGAACTTTACAATCAAGTTCAACAAGTTCTTTTAAAGAAATTAAGTAATCTTGTTCTGTATTATTTTCAAGAGCTAATCTTGCAAGATTAACAGTAGAAACTTTTACTGAACCTACTTTAAGAGCTGTTCCACCGATACTATTAAAATATCCTAAATCATCAATATTTGACTTTAGGCGGCAACAGTTAGAAAGAGAAGTAACACTCTTATCAATAAATAGATTTGAGTCTGCCCATTTCATATTATGTTTAATTCCCCATTGAGCAAACTCTTCATCTGCAAATTTACCATTCTCTCTTAAAAGAGAAATAGTCAAAACTGGGAAAGTCATCATATTATGAGAGCGAATTTCTGATGTTTCTTCCATAAAAAGTTTTTGAAACTCTTTAATTTCATCAAGCTCGTCAATCATATAGCTTCCGTCTGGGAACTTCGCGCCACCAAAAAGAGCTTCAAGGTAAGGGCCGTCAAAGACAGAAACATTAGTAAAAGCGCTTTGCATACCATCTCTTACATAGGGCTGGTTAATAGCATAAACAAAACGCTGAATCTGTTGACGCGCATAGTAATCAGGACTTTTTGTAGCATATCCCTCTTCGCAATCTTTCTTCCAAAAATAATAGATATAAGGAATAAGATTAGGTAATCCGCAAGCACCAGAAGTTCTATTAGAATTAAAACTAATAAACTCTTTAACAAAATCAATAAAAGTAGATAGGTGTTTCGGCGGCTCCGCATTAAAATTATTAAGGAAGAAAAGTCCCTTTTCGGCTAAATCTTTTAAATCATATGCAAAGCAGTAAGGGATAAAAGTAGAAGTGTCTGCGTCGTGCATATATAATGCTTTTGTCCATTCTTTTTCGAGCCACTCATTTGCTGTCTTAAAACCATATTTTTTATTTAATTCATAATATATTTTATTATACGCGAGAAGTTTTCTATGTGGTTTTGGCATTTCATTCATAAGAGTTCTCATGTCTTTGTTGCCAACATTAGCATTTCCATCTACACTTGCGTCAGCAACAGTTTCAGAGTCAATAAAATTATCAATAAAATCAGTATAACTTAATTGCTCATCTGCAAAACCATTTAATTTAGAGAATTCTTCTCCATACTTCTCCTGCATTCTATTAAAGGCGGTCGTAAAATTTTTATTTAATCTGATATTTACTTGCATTAAATCGCTCCTATTATTGTTGGTTAATATAAGTATTTGCGGCTTTAAAATCAAGGTATTCATCATTAACCTTTAAAACAGGAACTACTGTCATACCTAATTCTTTCATAATTTCAGTATCATTACATTCAGTAAACTCTATATGTTTTGCGTATAGTTTCTCTTTTAAAACCATACACTTGGGACAGTTTGTGCTATACAAAGTAATCATGTCGCGGCCTCCTACTAGATATTGTATTTTCTTTTGAAATTCTATACTAATTATACAATAGTTCTGGAAAAAAGTCAAGTTTCTCCAGTTTGATATTTGACTTTTTCCAAAAATTACGATATAATATTAGAGTAAAGTTATGAACGCCCGTAGGAGAGGTAACAATGGCTATGGTTAAAGTTTGTATCGACTACGAGTTCGGCATTGATTTGGACACTAATTCTCCAGAAGAGTTTGATGAAGAATTTAATAAACTTCGTGCAATTATTAAGGAAGATACTGAGAAATTTGTTCTTTCTAATATTGATAATGCAACTATGAAGAAAAGAATTCTATTTGAACTAGAAGAATAAGTGTCAAAAAGGAAGAAAGCTTGACTTTCTTCTTTTTTTATTATATAATAATATTATAAATATGAAAAGGAGAATTTTTATGGGATTTTTTGATGGGCCTTTTGAAGAAAGTCAATTTCCTGTTCAAGTGTGGACAGACGGCGCGTGTAGCGGAAATCCAGGCAAAGGCGGCGCGGCCGCAGTAATTCGATATTCAGATAATACAATAAGAGAAATTACTTTTCATGAAGAGAAAAGTACAAATCAGAGAATGGAAATTAAAGCAGTAATTATTGCTATTTCGGAAATTCTTGAAACCCCTCATAGTGAAAAGAATGTTGAAATATATAGTGATTCCGCCTATGTTTGCAACTGTATAAATCAACAGTGGTATAAAAAATGGTTTGAAAATGGATGGGTAAATTCTAAGAAAGAACCTGTCGCCAATAAAGATTTATGGGAAAGTTTATTTGAAGGACTTGGAGAACTTCAAAAAGGACATAAAGTAAATTTCGTAAAAGTAAAAGGTCATAGTGGAAATACTTGGAATGAAAAGGTGGATAGACTTGCTGTAAAAGCGTCCCAAGGAGGTGTTTAATGATAAATGTAATAATTCCTTGCTATAATTCGTCAGAAACTCTTCCAAAAACATTAGATTCTTTAGTAGCTCAAACGCAGTCAAGATTTTTTGTTACAGTTATTGACGATTGTTCAGAGGAAAATATATTAAGTATTGTTAGTGATTATGAAGATAAACTTAATATTAACTATATCAGACTTACTCAAAACTGCGGCCCAGGAGTAGCTCGTCAGGCAGGATTAAACAATACTATTTGCGAATATGTAATGTTTTTAGACGCTGACGATATGCTTATGCCGCAAGCCATAGAAGTATTAAATAGGGAAGTCAATAGGAATAAACCTGATATTCTTGTTAGTGCTTTTATCCAACAAAATAAGTATGGGATTGATAGGATAGTTCATTCTACTGAAACAGCTACTTGGATACATGGAAAAGTTTATAATTGTTCTTTTTTAAGAGAGAATAATATTCGTTTTCCAGAGGGGTTAAGAATTAACGAAGATGGAGCTTTTAATACAATGGCTCTTAATATGACGGAAAATATTTATAGAACATCTGTAATTACTACTTTATGGGTAGATAATAAAAGCTCTTTAACAAGAAAAGATAAAAACTTTGCAGTAAATTGTATTCCAAGCTATGTTGAGGGACAAGTATACGCATTTAATTTCTTACTTGAGAATAAAGGAATAGTTAAAAATCTTCCACTTGGACTAGTTTATATTTACAACTATTGTCAAGTAATAGATTATAATAAATTTCCTTTATCCGATAAAATAGAAAAAGAATTAAAAGATTTCCTTTTGAAAATAAAAGAACTAGGATATTTTCAAAATCAAGATTTCATAAAAAGTATAATTGAAACTCTTTGTGATAAAAAAAATACTTTTAATTATAAATATTTTGAAAAAGTTACTTTTGAGCAATGGCTTAAAAAATATGGAGTTGACCTTAATGAAGATAATTCTAATTAACGGCGCGGGCGGGGTAGGTAAAGATACTTTTGTTCAAATTTGTCAAAGAGAGCATTTAAAGGGACATATTTGGAACATTTCTACTGTTGATTTAATAAAAGAAGCTGCGCAAATTATGGGGTGGAATGGAGAGAAAGATGAAAGAGCAAGAAAGTTTCTTTCTGATTTAAAAGATTTAGCCACTCAATATTCTGATTTGTCCGCCAATTATATTAGACAAAAGAAATCAGAAGCCGAACAGGAAGGCAATGTAGATGCTATTTTCGTTCATTGTAGAGAACCAGAAGAGCTAGGAAGATTAGCAGAGGAGTTTGATGCAGTTACTTTACTAATCAAAAATAACAGAGTAAAACCAATCGAATCTAATCATGCAGATAGATGTGTTGAGTCATACTTCTATGATTTTACTATTGAAAATAATGGTGGCATTTTAGAGCTTACAAGAAAAGCAGTCGATTTCTTAAAAGACGCGGGAGTTTTGTAATTGACAAAACTCCCTTTTTGTGGTATAATTATTATAGAAATGAAAGGAGAATAATTATGGAAGTTATTATAAATGGATTTGATTTTTGGAATATGGAAGCAGAGAAATATTGGGCGCCTACTAAAAATACCAATTTAAAAGAATTGGTAAATAACGCTATCTTTTCTGGTGAATATGTGGGTTCTCGTAAGGTAGATGGTCAGTGGGCGATGATGATTAAAGATGAAGAGGGAAATCTTTATATTCGTCCAAGAAGCGAATCTGTCAACGGCGGCTATCCCAATAAAATTGATTGGGTTCCTCATTTAAAAGAGCAGTTTAATAGACTGCCTAAAGGAACTGTTTTGCTTGGAGAAATTTACTTTGATGGTAATGAGGGTTCAAGGAAAGTAACTACCATTATGGGATGTTTAAAAGAAAAAGCTATTCAAAGACAAGAGAAAGGAGATAAACTTTCTTTTTATATTTTTGACATATTGGCTTATAATAAAAATCTTGTAGGATTTTGGACTCTTGAAAGCAGAATTATTGAACTTAAAGCTCTTTCTGAATGGTTTAAAAATCCTTATATCAAATATGCGACTTATTATGATGGAGAGGATTTGTTAGATTATATTGCCTATTGCCGCGAGCAAGGATGGGAAGGTGTTGTTCTACAAAGGAAAGATGGAAACTATGAACCTGGAAAGCGTCCTGCCCGTAAATCTATTAAAGTTAAGAAAGAACTTGATAGAGAGGTTGATTGTTTCTTAACTGGTAACTATAAAGATGCTACTTGGGAATATACTGGTAAAGAAGTTGAAAACTGGAAATACTGGTTTAATATTAAAGATAATAGTAAAATGGAAGGTATTTACTACGAAGATTTCCAAAACGGCGCGCCAATCGAACCTATTTCAAAAGGAGCGTTCTTTGGCTGGGCTGGCTCTATTGAAATTGGAGTAGCAAAAGGGGAAGAAATTATTCCTATTGGTTGGATTTCCAATGTGACTGAGGAAGTTAAAAGGGGTATTGTAGAAGATAATTCTAACTGGGCGCGCAGAGTAATCAAAATCAACGCGATGATGATGGAAAGTGATACTCATAACTTCCGCCATGCAAAAATTATGGAATGGAGAAATCCAGAAGATATGAACTGGAAAGATTGCACTTTTGAAAAGGTGTTTGGAGAGGAGAAGTAATAATGGAAGTAAATATTGATTTAAAAGAAGTCAAAAAATTTGTAAATGGAAAATTGCCAGAACTTTTGAATAAAAATTGCACTAGCTTTCTTACATCAGCTTTTATACTTCAAACTCTTTTAGAAAAGATAGATGAATTGGAGGAGAAATAAATGGAAAATAAATGTAGAATTGAAATTAAAGTAACTGACTTAGATGATAATACAAGCACTTCTGTGGATAAAACTATTCAACTTTATCCCGATTTAGGCTGGGAATGTACTTTTCAAGGAGAATTTGCTTCTCTAATCAACAAATTTATGGATTTACTTGGTTATTCAAAATATGATAAAGACACTGTCATGCTTGAAAGTGTTACTCTTGAAGAGTACGATAAGATTATTGGTTTTCTTGACGAGATAAGAAATAAAAAAGAGGAAGATGAAAATGAGTAAGGGAGAAGAAAAAATTTCTTCTCTCTTAAAATCTGCTAAAATTTCTTATCTTAAAGAATATACTTTTTCTGACTTGAGATATAAAAATGCTCTTCTCAGATTCGATTTCGCAATAATATCCTATGGCCGCCCTATAAAACTAATCGAATATGACGGTGAGCAGCATTTTAAACATATTTCTAAGTTTGGGACTTATTCAGATTTTAAGCATATGCAAGAGAATGACAGAAGAAAAAACGCATATTGCATAAGAAATAATATTCCTTTAATAAGAATTCCATATTGGGATTTAGATAAACTTACCTATGAATCTATTTTTAACACAAAATCATATTATGTTATTTCTAAATTTCATAATGACCTATTGCGGCCACCTACCTAAAATTTTATATGTTTAGCTATTGAAATACACATATCTTTTGAAGATATGTGTATTTTTTAATTAGGAGGGGAGATAATGTTAGATGTAAGAGGAAATAAAGACCTCTGGATAACTAGGGGAGACGACGCATATCTTGATTTAGAATTAAGACAACAGACTTTCCCTTATGATATATATGAATTTGAAGATGCAGATTCTGCTGTTTTATCCGTTAGAAAATCAAGAGATGAAGATGTCGATAATGATAACCCAATTCTTCTCCAAATTCCTCTTAAAAACGGAAGATTTCATATCTGTTCAGAAGACACTAAAGATATGGACTTTGGAAATTATAGCTATGATGTTCAAGTAACGTTCTCTGACGGTAGAATAAATACTGTAATAGGCCCAAATATATTTAGAATTTTGCCGGAGGTGACTTATTGATGGCAAACTGTCCGGGAATTTTAAATAGAGAACCTCGATTAGTAGGTATATTGAATAATAGTATAATCAATAAAGGAGGCGGGGAAGCTACCTCTTTTATTGTTGAAGATACTCTTCAAAAACAAAAATGGATAAAGGTTACTGAGGAAGATAAATTTGTTTATCAATACTCAAATGAAAAGTTGAATAGTAATTACTTTATTCAAGTAACTCCAGATGTATCAGACCAAGAAAGCGTTGAAATAGCTAAAGCAGGTATTATGCAAAATATTTATATGGATTCTGATGTATCAAAAACAGTTTATAATATTTATTGCAAGGAAAGACCTTCAGTAGATATTAAGATATCTATATTAGCAACTAAAATAGGAGAGGAGTGATTAAATGGCAACAAAAGTACTCGGTACATTTAGTCTTCCTGGCGGATTAAGTTCTACTCAATTAGCCACTATTATTGACTCAATCGCTAAAACTGGCGTCTATGACGAAGCCACAAAATCAATTATCTTTAAAAACGATAAGAGTGATGAGTTATTTAGTGTAGACCTTTCCGCCGCAGGGAAAGAATATACTGGTGGAACCACTAATACTGGTACTGTTAGTATTGACCCCGATACTGATGTTATTACTATTACTGTTAATTCAGCTAATGTAATTGCAACAGAAAAAGGAAAGGCTAGCGGTATTGCTTCTTTAGACGCAAACAGTTTAGTGGAGCAAACTGCAAAAAAAGCTCAGGATTATGATACCACTGGTACTATTAAATCTAAATTTGATAGTATTGACGGCAATATTGGTAATATTCAAAATAAATTAGATGGACTTACTGGCGCAACTATTTATCTAGGAAAAATTGAGGAATTAAATCCTACTCAAGAGCAATTAACTACAAAAGCTCAAGAACTACTTGGAGAAGGCAAAACTTTAATTGCTGGCCATACTATTATTGATGGCGATGGTAATGAGTGGAATTATAACGGAACCCAATGGGTCGATTTAGGAACAAGCTATATTGGAACTGCAACTAATACTGAATTTGGTATTGTAAAAGGTGGAACTGATGTTTCTATTTCTGGCGGCGAAATGACTGTTCTGCACGCTGCTGACGCAGATACTTTAGGTGGAACTGCCGCGAGTGAGTTTGCAAAGAAAAGTGAAATTGCTGGAGCTAATACAGTATGGGAAGTTGAGGTTACAGGAGATGCTACTGATGCTTCTAAACTTATTACCTTAACAACTGCCAAGAAAGGAGATATTGCAGTTCTTGTTAGAACAGATATTGGAAATCCTGTTATTTCTTATATCTTAAAAGAAGAACCTGCTACTACCGCAGCAAACTGGGTAGCTCTTTGTGGTAGAGTTACTGCTGAAAATGTTGTTCTTGGTTATGAGCTAAAGACAATGGGAAATGGAGCTATTGGAGGTATTCCTGAGAATACAACTTTTACTCCTGAAACCACTATGAAGCAAATTCTTAATAAAATGTTTGTTAAGATTATTCAACCAACTGTTACTCAACCGAGTATTTCAATTTCCGCTTCTGGAACAAAAAGCGTTGAAGTTGGTACTAAAATATCTACTACTGTAACAGCTACTTTTAATAAAGGTAAATATTCTTATGGTCCAGCGGATACTGGAGTAGCTCTTCAAACTTATACCCTAGTCCAAAATTTGAAAGGAACTAAAACTACTGTTGTTGATGCAGTAACTTCATTAACTCCATATACCGCAAGCGAAATTACAGTAGAAGACGGAACTACTTTACAATTTGATGCTACTGTTACTTATGGAGCTGGTGTTACTCCTTTAGATAATAGTGGCTCTCCTGCTACTGTTGCTGGAATTGCGGCAGGTAGTAAATCAGTAACAAATCAACAAGCATTTAGTGGATTTAGAAAATATTTCTATGGTGCTAAAACAACTATTGCAGAAACTGTTGATAGTGCTTATATTAGAGGATTAACTAATAGCACTAGCGCTTATAATAATAATAGCTGGAATATCAATGTTCCAGAGGGAGCAAAAGAAGTAACTATCGCAGTACCAACTGGAAAAACTCTAAGAAATATTCTCTATGTTGAAGGTATGAATACTGATGTTCTTTCTACTTTCACTATGACTACTGTTCCAGTAGAAGGAGCAAATGGTTTTACTGCTCAAAATTATAACGTCTATCGAGTAGAAGTACCTGGTGGTATGACTGCTAGAACTTATAAAGTAAACGGTTAAGGAGGGAAGAATAATGGCAAATTATGTAGATAGCAATTTTAATTTCTTAGGCTTCCCTATGGGATTCCAGAGAGACCTTGGATTCGCACTTGACCGTTCTGAAATTTTTGATAGCTATGAAGATGCTGTTAAATATGCTACTGGAACTCTTGTGGATGCCGAAAAAGATAAAAGGAAACTTGCTCCTACTTCTTATGTAGGCCAAAAGATTTCTGTTGTTACAGATAGTGCCGTTGAAGTATATGTTATTGATACTGATAGAAGTCTTCGTAGATTAGACGTTCAGGCAGTAACAGTTGATGGCGTTGTTATTGTTCAAGGAGACAGTGGATTAACTCTTAAAGGTTCTGAAAGTGCTCTTACTGGGCAAGTCTTCGGTAAGAAAGAAGATGGAACTTTTGGATTTATTGACCAAACTGGAACTGGTGGCGGCGACACTGATGCAGCTATTGCGTCTGTTGATGTTGCGGTTGAAGGGTGGACTGGAGATAACGCTCCTTATACTCACACTATTAACTATTCACAACACCAACTTTCTCGTTCAGACCTAATTGTTGCTGTTTATGATAGTTCAACAAATCTTGAAATTAACAAAGATATTACTTGGACTATTAACGCTAACGGTGATATTACTCTCAGCTCTCAAGAAAAAGTTGCTGTAAAAGTTCTTATCGCTGGCGGCGCGGCCACTGCAACAGACTCTGAGGCAAGACAACAGTTAATTTCTACTGTTACTTTAGAAGGAAATACTTTAAAATTAAATAAAGCAGATGGCAGTTCAATTACTTGCGATTTAAGTGCTTTTGCTCCTAATATTACTTCTTCTGACAGCACTCTCACAATTTCCACTAGCACTGGAACTGTTGATATTAAATTAGCAAACGCCGACCAATACTTAAAGAAAACTGATATTGGAACTACAGAAGGAAAACTTGTTGCTGTCGGCGCAGATAATAAAATTGATTCTTCCTTAATTGGAGATTTGTTTATTACCGACGTATTCACAGTAGCAAATAAATCTGACTTAATCACTTTGAGCCAGGCTAAACAAGGTGACTTAGCTCTTGTTCAGCAAACAACAAATCAGACTACTGAAATCTATATCCTAAAAACTGCACCATATAGCACTATTGATAACTGGGTTCAGATGATTATTCCTTGCGACGTTCTTTCCGTTAATGGTAAAACTGGAACAGTAGTTATCGGAATCGACGATATTGAAGGATTAAGAGCTGCTATTGATAAAGTAGGAACTACTTTAACAGCAAGCAAGATTGTCGTTACTGATGCAGACGGAAAAATCATTAGTTCTGAAGTTGCTTCTAGTGAATTAGCTAAACTTGCATTGATTCCGTCAGGATTTAATGTGGCTAATTATGAAGTAGTTTCAAACAGAACTGACACTATTGCTTCTGATACTTCGACAGATACGAAATATGCTACTGTTGCGGCAATTAAGACCTATGTTGAAAGCAAAATTCAAGGACATACCCATAATGGTACAGATTCTCCAAAAATTGCTTTCTCTAATTTAACTGGAACAGAAAACGTAGCTACCACAACTACTGTAAGTGATGCAGTTTCTGCTCACGATAGCAATCCTTCTGCTCACTCAACTTTATTTGGAGCAAAACAAAATAAAGTTATTCTTCTCCGAGCACAGACTCTCGCTTCTGCAAGCTGGGGAGAAGATAAAGGAAACTCTGGTTACTATGAATATGTCTTTGGTAACGCTGCGATAAAAACAAACACAAAGGTCGATATTGTTCCTGCTACTACTTCTATTGAAACTATTTTAGCCGCTGGCATCCTTCCAACTGTTCAATCAGATGTAGGTACAGTAACAATCTATGCTGAAACAATCCCAACTGCGGATATTACGGTTGATATGTACTTAACTGAAATAATTGAATAAGGGGGTATGTTAATGGCTTTAGGCTCATTCGACTTACCCACTGGTGCGGTTGTTATTCGTAAAAGTAGTTATCTTGAGTTCCCAACTATTGGGAACTCAAGTAACCTATATATTGATACTACTAACCAAGTAATTTACCGCTGGGATAGTACTGATTTGAAATATTACAAAGATAGTCAAGACTATAATGATATTAGTCTTATAAATGGAGGGAACGCAAATGGCTGAAATTACACTTAATACAAGATTAGTATTAAGAAATGATACTTCTGCCAACTGGGGAACTAATGGTACTAAAGTTCTTTTAAAAGGCGAGCCAATTATTATTTGGGATGGAACCACTCCTAAAATAAAAATTGGTGATGGTACTCAAACAGTTGCAAATTTACCTTGGGCATTTATCAATAGCTCTGATGCACAAAGTTTAATTACAGCAGAAATTGATAAACTTAATTGGGTTAAAAATGTTACTATCACTGGTACTGGTAATGGATTAGCTACTGCAACTTACACTGGTGGAATATTAACTATAACTAAAGGGAATTTCTTAACTGCTCACCAAGATATTAGTGGTAAAGTTGATAAAATTAACACGACTGCTAAAGAGAGCGGCTTTTATAAGTTTGCTTATAATACTCAAGGGCAAGTTACTTCTAGTACACCGGTAACAAAATCAGATATCACTAGCTTAGGAATTCCCGCACAGGATACTAATACTACCTATATTTTCTCTGGAGCATCTGTTTCTGGCGGAGCAAATCTTACTTTAACTCCAAGCACTGGTAATGCTAATAATATTGGTATTCTTGGTTCCGGAGCAACAACAGTATCTTTTGCAGAAGGAAAAATAACAATTTCTTCAACTGATACTAATACAACTTATACCTTTGAAGAAGGAAGCACTAATGGAGCTTTTACTGTAACTCCATCAGGCAGTTCATCTCAATCAGTAAAAATTCATGGCTTAAAATCTGCTGCCTATACGGAATCATCGGCTTATGCTACGGCGGCTCAAGGTACTCTTGCTACTAACGCAATGCCAAAAGCAGGCGGCACTTTCACCGGCGCGCCAATTTGGGCAACAGCTCCTACTGCTGATGGCCATTTAGCTAATAAGAAATATGTTGATGATATTATTGCTTTAAAAGTAGCCAGTGTCTTCAAATTTAAAGGAACTAAACCCACTTTTGAAGACTTACCTAAAACCGGAAATGTTGAAGGAGATGTATGGCATATTGAAGCAGACCATACCGAATATGTATGGGCAACTGTTGACGGAGCTTTAAATCCTTCTTGGGAAGCTCTAGGCGGAACCATTGATTTAACTGGTTATGCTTTAAAAACTGATTTAAAATCACTTACTTTTAAATCAGGAGATGCTACTGCTGTTTATAGTCCTTTGACTGAGAAAGAGTTTACTTTTACTGCTGGCAATAATATTACTCTTGCTCTTGCTTCTACTGGATTAACTATTTCAGCAACAGATACTAAATTAACAAATGTTGCCAATAGTACCGGTAAAGTATTTACTGGAGTATCCAATGGAACTACTATTACTACTACTAATGTAGGTGCTTTAGTATTAACTGGATTTGCTGCTTCAACTTCTGATACTGGCGCCCTTGCAGCAACAGATACTATTACTAAGGCATTAAATAAACTTTATAACTTAGCCAATAGTAAAACATCTAATACTGGTACTGTTACTTCTGTAGCAACTGGTGGAGGATTGACTGGCGGCCCAATTACTACTTCTGGTACAATTAGTCACGCAAATAAACCTTCTAGTGGTACAGCTCTTGAAGCTGGCACAGGTTCTGGATTAACTTTCTTAACAGAAATTGCTCTTGATGCTTATGGTCATGTAGCTACTGCTAAGAAAGCGACAGTAACTTTGCCAACTGCTGCTTCTCTCGGAGCATTAACTAGTATTACTGCCGGTGCTGGTATTACTGTAAATACAAAATCTGGTACTACTCAAACAGTTTCGATAAGCACTACTGACACATTTATTCTCGACGGCGGCACCGCTGCTTAATTAAAAATAATAAGAAGTAAGGCTTACCTATTAAGGTAAGCCTTATTTACTAAAAAAATAAATAATAAAGTATTTAAAATCACTTATTATATAGAGTAATAGCGTAAAAGGAGGTTAGTGAATGGCCGAATTAACTATAAAATCAAGAATTCTGTTTAGAAGTGATACAGCTGCAAATTGGAGTACAACTAACCCAATTTTAAAGATGGGTGAACCTGGATGGGATTCTACTAATAAAAGATTAAAAATTGGAAATAATACTAATGCTTGGAGTAATTTAAATTGGGCTTTCCCTAATATAAATTTATATAGCGATGCTGGAATAGAAGGAACTAATAACTTTTTTATTAAAGGCGGTTCTAGTAAAACTATTTTTTCTGATACTTCTGTCTATCCAGATGTTACTAGTAACTTGGGGAAATCTGATAAAAGATGGCAAACAATTTATTCATCAATAATAGATACTGGGAACATCTGGACAACAGGGAAACTTCTTGCCAATGAATCTTCTTTTGCTATTGAAGTAAATACTAGTGCTGCCGGGATGACAATAGATTATAGTTCAATTTTTCCTAATAGAGATGGTGAAATATCATTGGGTAAATTTGAACGTATTTTTTCATCTATCTTTGTAAAAAATTTAATTATGAATTATAATTCTATTGATAATACCAACTCTAATTATTCATCTATGAATGGAAATATTATCTATACAGGAGATTTTCAAGCTAATTTAGTTTTTTCTGATTTAAAATCTTTTATTATAACTGGGTATGATTATGATGCAAAAACTTTTACACTCAATTCTGTAAGTGGTCTTTCTGTTGGAGATACTTATAGTACTGCTTGCGAAGGAAGTTATTATTATGATTACGGAACTATTACCAAAATTAGTGGGACAACCGTAACAGTTTCAGAAATTCCAAATGCTTCTTTTGGAACTTATTTAAATTATTCTACTCCAACATCTAATCATATGTGTTGGTTTATAAAAAACAAACCAAGAGCAGGAACTTATATTATGTTTAAAACTGGGACTTCTAATTTTATAATGACAGATGAATCTAAAGTCTATGATGGAGGAAATTCTTTACTTGGTAATTATTTTAACAGAAGTCACTATTTTGCTTTTGGAAAAGGACTGATATTACCTGTTAATTCAACTTATACTAATCCTACTTTTAAAATTGGACAATATGATAATGATGCTAGTGATGGTTATCCATTTTTAATTGGTTGGGGAAGTTCTGATACTGATAGAAAAAATATTTTTTATATAAATAGTTCTGGTCAAGCATATGCTGGTAGTGTATATCCTAATACGCAAGCAAGTACAACTAATTATATTGGTTCAAGTGGTAATAAATGGGATTATGGATATATAATCAACATGAATACAACAACAACCTTTTTAAATAATAGCTGGTCAACTCTCCCAAGTGATACTAGTCAAAGAGCTTTACTTTATAAAAACTATTATAATACTTCGGTAGGAGATATTGATGCTATAACTACTCCTGGTCTTTATACTCTTAGAACTGGAATTACTAATGGTCCGTATTGTTCAGCAACTGGCTCTAGCGGCTCTGCGGCAACCTCTTATTTTACTGTTTTATGTATGGCAACTGATAATGGCAGCGGTTATCGTCCTATGATTGGTATAAAGGAAAATGATAATAATCTTTATGTTAAAGGTTCAACTTCTGGCGCGTGGAAGCGTATAGGTTGGGGATATGGAACTGCTGCGCCATCTGGTACTGCTAATACTGGCGATATTTATATCCAGTATGAATAGGAAGGTGAAGTAAATGGCGTCAGGAACTTATACACTAACTAATATAAAAAATCAACATACTTGCGTTGTATCTTGGTCAACTTCACGGTCTAGTTCTACAAGCACCAGTGTTACAGTATCTTTAACATTAAAAATTACTTGCGGCACATATACCGCTTTTTCTTCTCCAACAGGAGATTCTGACCTTTGTATCAACGGTACATGGGATACTGTTGGCGGCTCTGGAAAAGGAGGATACGGCGGTGTTTCATTAAGTAAAGGTGGAACTTGGAGTAAAACCTATTCTAAAACAATAACATGGGCAAGTAGTAGTGCAATTACTTGCCAAGTTTATGTTGATTATTACGCTGGTGGCTGGGGTCCTTCTGGGGATGGTGGAACTACTCAAAGTTTTACAGTTTCTGTACCAAGTTATGTTGCTTATACAAGTCCCAGTACCCCAGGAAGTTTAACTACTGGTGCAACTTTTTATGGAAATTTGAATGGTGGAAATGGAAATGTAACTGTCTCTTGGAGCGCTTCTTCTGGTGGTACTAATAATCCTGTAAAAAATTATACTATTCAAGCTAAATATCCAGGAGGTTCATGGTATGATAAATGGACTGGAACAGGAACTTCTACAACTTTAAATTTTGATGGTACTGCTGGACAAGAGATAACAATAAATTTACAAATTAGGGCTAATGGTACTAATTCAAGTTATAATTCTGGTTGGAGAGCTGGTTCTGTAATTGCAAAAACAATAAGCGCTCCAGGTACTCCCTCATATAGAAGAATAGAATATGATTCTACAACAGAAGTAGGGACGCAAGCATCAGGTAAAGGCGGAGGTCCTGTATCTCAAAAAATACGATTACAATGGGGTTCAGTAACAGGAGCAACAGGATATGAAGTTAGGCTTATGCGTAGACCAACAAGCGGTACAGGATGGGAAGAATATTCTTCGAGTTATCTAACAACAACAAATAATTATTTAGATGTTACTTTACCGTCAAGAAGTCTTTATCCTGGAACTAGAAATAATGATTTATGGTTAAATGTAAGAGCAGTAAGAAATGTAACTAATAAATATGTTACTTCTTGGGTAGGCCCATATTATGGATTTTCTAGGTCTGCCACCGTAAGATTATTTGATGGCTCTTCTTGGAGAAATGGAGGAGTTTGGGTATATAACGGCGGATGGAAACCAGCAAAAAAAGTATATATTTATGCTGCGGGCGCTTGGAAGGGAAATAAGCTATTTAGCTAAAACTCTTCTAAAACTTAGATAATAAACCTTCAAAAAACACTTATTCATTAGGATAAGTGTTTTATTTTAGAGAAAAAGGAGGTCGATTGGATGGCTGACGTGAATCTGTCTGTTGGCAGTAGTAATGTTGATAAGAGTTATAGTGGCGTACATACTAATCAAGTAATTCACTTTTATTGTTCTTATAATTCTTCTGGTACAGTTACTATAAGATGTAATGTTTCTGTAACAAATTACGATTTTAACACTAGTCAGGGAGCTGGATATATAACAATAGATGGCAGTACAACAAATAGAAGTACTGGTACTTTTAATGTTGAAAAAAATAGCAATAAAGACTTCCTTACTGCTACAAAATCAATAACAACAGCTAAAACATTTACAGTAACAGCAAAAGTAGATGCTTACGCTGGTGGTTGGGGACCAACTCCTAGCGGCGGTAGAACTTTCTCTTTTACTGTTTATGTGCCTGGAATTATAACAAGCTGCGGCGCGCCAACTAGCTTTAGTGTTAATAAAAGTCAAGCTGCACCAAGTAGCTCTTTAACTTTAAGCTGGAGTGGTGCAAAAGCTGGAACAGCTAATGCTATTCAAAGATATTATACGGAATATACAACAAATGGGGGTTCCTCATGGGCTGCAACTAATCCTTATAATTCAAATACAAGTAGCACTTCATCAAGTTTAAATATTACTTTGCCAGCTACCGAAGGAGCAACTTATGGTTTTAGAGTAAGAACAGAAGGTGCTGCTGGTAGTAGCTACTATTCTGGATATAAAGCTATATATGGAGTTTGCACAACTTATTCAAGACCAACAATGAGTGCTTGCAGCGCTTCTCAAAGTTATGGTACTTATACTATCACTTGGGGTGCGGCAACAGCAGGAGTAAATAATGCTGTTTCAAAGTATGAAATTTGGTATTCATATAAGACAAGTTCAAGTGGCTCTTGGTCTACTAGAACCCATATCGCCAATGTTGCAAATACAGTAAGAAGCTATACTTGGTCTGGTGGTACTGTTGGATATTATTATAGATTTAGTGTTGTTGCTTTAGGTACTAATTATTCTTACTCGGCAACAACAGATACTTGGAGCGCAGGCTATCAAAAAGATTATGCCTATACTGCTTGCGGCGCGCCAAGTAACTTAAAATCAAATAATACTAATCCTACTATTGGACAAACAATTACTTTAAGTTGGACAGCAGGTACAGAAGGTACTAATAACTCAATAACTGGATATGAGCTTTATTATTCTACAAACTCAGGTTCTACTTATAATTTAATAAGTTCATCAATAGGAGCTTCTACTACTTCTTATAGTTATACAGTACCGAGAACTCCTGGAGAAATACGATTTAGAATAAGAACAAAAGGTTCTGCTGGAAGTAGTTATTATTCAGGTTATAATTACTCTTCAAATTACCAAACTATCACGATTAAACAAGCTAATCCTCCTACTGCGGGCACAGTAACCGCAACATTGATAAATTATGAAAGTAGTGGAGGTAAGGCATTTAGTATTAGTTGGGCAAATTTTGCTGGAAATACTTATAATCCAATTAGCGGATATTCTTTATATTACAAATCATCAAAAACTATTGATGATAGTGATTTTAGTACAACTATGACTGCAATAAGTACAAGTATTGGAGCTTCTACGACTAGCTATACTTGGTCAGGCGGAAACTGGAATTATTATTATAAATTCTATGTAAAAGCTAAAGGACAATATTATGGAGAATCCCCTTATGCAGAAAGTACAGCAGTATTAAAAGAAACTGAAGATTCTACTCCTCCAACTGAAATACTGTACAAAGGTAGCGGATATATTAAATATAGAGGCAGTAACTACGCGATACCTGGACTTAAAATTGAAGCTATGCCTATTGGGGCTTCTAATGCTAATTATTATACTATTGAATATAGAGAAGTTAAAGAAAACGGAACTGCTACTAGCTGGAGAGTAGTTGGAAAAGATATATCTTTAAATAAATATACATATCCAGTTACTATCTCAAAAAGTCTAGTAAATGGAGATTATATTGAATTTAGAGCTAAGTCAAAAAATATTGCTGGTGAATATAGTGAATATTTCCCATCTGATGCTGACCTTTATAACTATAGAATTCCAATTAAGAGATTTAAAAGAGAAAATGAAACCCATCCAAGAGTTCAAATTAAAAGAGCACACACAGATGCTTGGACAAGAGAAAGTTCTGATATTGACGGAATAAGAATATTTGATGGTGAACTTGCTTATGACACAGAAAAGAGAATTCTAAAGATAGGAAATTATACTGATAATACTCCTAAAAAGTTTAATGAGCTTTCTAATATGTTTGGATTATTAGAAGTTGGAACTGATAATAGCGTTACTGCTATAAACTCTGCTGCAATAGGAAATAATAATATTTGTGAAGAACAAAGAGGATATGCTATTCTTGGAGTAAGCAATGGTACTACCGTAACATTATCTACAGTCGAAGGTTTAAGTGCTGGCATGACAGTTAAATATTCTTATACTGGTTCTACTTATTCAACAACAATAACAAGTATAAACTCTGCTAATTCAACAATAGTAACTAGCTCAAGTGTAAGTTATTATGATTATGGCCAACATGATATGTCTCATGGGGCTATGTGGGTAGATACAGATTTATCAAGAGGAGATATTGTTGTAGCTACTTCTTCTGGATTACTAATTGGCTCTAATAATAGAAATCAAGGTTTAAGAAATTTAGTTTCTGGAAACTCAAATAGTATTCCTAGAATATCTAATTATTCTTATTCATATGATAATATTATAGTTGGGAGCAATAACTCTATAAGTAGTTATATGTATAATAGTGCTGTCTTTGGATATGGACATAAAATTACATATTGCTCTAATTCTTTAATTCAAGGATATAGCAATACTATTACTAGTGGTAGTTATATGTTAGTATCTGGTGCTTATAATAATACTAGTGGCAGTTATAATTTAATTGGATATTATTTAAGTGGTGGCGGAGAATCTTACGGATTAACTATTGGTAAGTATAATTCAACAGTTGAAAATTCATTATTTGTTGTTGGTAGCGGAACAGGAACTTCTGCAAAAAGTAATGCTTTTTATATTACAACAAGTGCAATTCAAATGAATAAAGCAGTAACTATTGATAGCACATTACGAGTTAATTCTACTACAAATTTTTATTCTAGCTCTTATTATAGAAATGGTACTGGTTCTTATTTTTATAATAGTTCTGGTAATAGTTGTGGAAGAATTTATGGAACCACGATGAATTCTACCAATACAATGTATTTTACTGGTTCAAGTTTTTATTTTGATGATGATACTAGAATTGCAAACTCTTTAATGGTATCAACTTCTTCTAATGAAAATACTATTGGAACAAATACTTGCTTTATTTCTGGATTTAATAATACTATGACAGGAAATTGCCAAACAAATGCTATTATAGGAAGAGATAATACAACAAATGAACATTGGCAATGGATTTTTGGCTATAATAATAATGCAAAAGCTCAACTTCAAAATTTAATAGGTACTGACTTGACTGGACATAGTAGTTTCCAAAGACAAGTGGTGGTAGGACAATCAAATAGAGCTGCTGAAGGACATTTTTTAGTTGGAGGAGGAAGTACTAGAAATGCCTTTAGAGTCAATGGAATAACTTGCTATTCTTATCAAGGAGTAAATACCTCTGGTGCCGACTACGCAGAATATTTCGAGTGGGAAGATGGTAACCCAGATGGAGAAGATAGAGTTGGGTATTTTGTTACTCATTCTGGAGAAAAAATAAAGATAGCAAAAGAAGACGATTTTATTATTGGAATTGTATCAGCTACTCCTGCAATAATAGGAAATAATCCAGAAGAATGGAATAATAGATTTTTAAAGGATATTTATGGAAGAACAAAATACGAAAAAGTCCTAATTCCAGATAAATATGTAGACAATATGACAGAAACAAAAGAAATTGGTTTAGATGGAAAGCCAGTAGTCATAAAAGAAAGAATTTTAATAGAAAAAGAGCATTATGAGGATGTGCCTATTCTAAATCCTGATTTTGATGAAAGTCAAGAATATATTGAAAGAGATAAAAGAAAAGAATGGTCTTGTGTAGGATTTATGGGTAAATTAGTTGTTAAAGACGACGGAACTTGTGTGTCTGGCGGTTTTTGTAGATGTAATAATAATGGAATTGCTACTAATTCTTTAAATTCTACCAGATATAGAGTTTTAAAAAGACTAGATAATTCTCATATTAAAGTTTTAATTCTTTAATTCTTATTTTATTATACAATAACTTTAAAAAAATCACAAGTAATTGGAAAATAAATTCCGATTACTTGTGATTAAAGGAGGAAATATTATGTGCGAAGAAATTGACATCATCAATAGTGAAGATGGTTTCATTGACGAGCCAGACCAAATGGGTGAATTAAGCGAAGAAGATAAGGAGGAATAATTATGGCAAATGGTTCATTAAGAATTTGTTTAGACCCAGGCCATTCTATTAACTATAATCGAGGAATAATACCTGGTTATTTTGAAAGTAATATGAACTGGAATCTTGCAAATTATTTAAAAGAAGAATTATTAAAATATAAAAATACAGAAGTATTTATCACTAAGAGTAGACTTGATAGTAATCCCGACCTAGAAAGTAGAGGTCGTTATGCTATCCAAAATAATTGTGAAGTATTTTATTCTATTCATAGTAATGCCGCTTCTGCCGCAGCCTGCGGAGTAAGTGTATTCCGCTCAGTAAAAAGACCAGATAGTGTAAAATTAGGCCAACTACTTGGTCAAAAAGATGTAGATATTATGAAGAAAGATACTGGAATTACTTATCTAAGACAAAATGGTAATAGCACTCGTCTTTATCCTAATACTACAAATACTGATTACTATGGAGTTATTCGTGCTTCAGTAAGAAGCGATGTTGTTAAATATAGCTATATCATTGAACACGGTTTTCATACTAATCCTACTGAATGTACTTGGCTAATGGATGATAGTCATATTAGAGAATTAGCTAAAGGAGAAGCAGATGTCTTAGCTAGTTATTTTGGGTTACAATTAAAAGACGGCTCAATCCCTACTCCAGAACCAACTCCTTCTGGAGAAATTAAAGTTGGAGATATTATTGATTTCGCTGGTGGCGGAGTTTATAGTAGTGCTAATGCAAGCACTCCAGCATATAATATTGATGCCGGAAAATATCTTGTAACTCAAATATATCAGCTTGGCAAATCAAAACATCCATATTCTTTAAATTCTGCCGATGGAAAAAGAGTCTATGGTTGGGTTGATGCTGATAAAGTAAGCAAAGAGGGTGCTCCAGCTCCAAACCCTGATACTCCTATTGAAATTGGAGATATTGTTCAATTTGCGGGCGGACCACACTATTCAAATGCAAATGCTAGTGAGGCCGCAGGAACTCCGAAAGCTGGTCCTGCAAAAGTAAGTGCAAAAAGTGAAGGTGCAAAACATCCTTACCACATTATTCATACTGACTCTCAATCTAGCGTATATGGCTGGGTAGACAGCAATAAAATTAGTAAAAATGGCTCTAGTCCTACTCCTGGGCCTGCTCCTGTTGGATGTCCATATCCTGAGCCAACTCGTCAACTCCACAAAGGCGATAGTGGAGAAGATGTTAAATGGGTACAATGGTATCTCTGTGAAGATGGTTATAATGTAGCCATTGACGGAAAATTTGGTTCAGATAGTGATAAAAAAGTACGTCAGTTCCAAGGCGACCAAGGCATCAAAGTAGACGGTTGGGTAGGAAATGACACTAAAGCAAGACTTAAAAATCCTCAAGCTAAGAAAACTAATCCTTATAAAGAACCAACTTCCGATATTCGCAAAGGCGGAAAGGGAGAAGGAGTAAAATGGATTCAATGGGAATTGGTTGAAGCTGGATATAATATTGCAGTTGACGGAAGTTTCGGGCCTGCTACTGATAATGCAGTAAGAGATTTCCAAAAGAAAAGTGGTTTAAAAGTTGACGGTTGGGTAGGTAAAGATACTAGAGCGAAATTAAAGGCTAATTAGTGAAGAGATTTATTCCTATTTTAATTAGTGTTTTAGTTTTATTAAGCGGCTGCGGCCAGAGCGATAATTCAGTCGAATCCTCTGGCTCAGCTAGCTCTTCTAGTTCAGAAACTACATCAACCACTGTAGAATCAACTACTTCTACTGAAAGTCAACAAACCACTTCAACAAGCATAATATCAATAGAAACAAAATCCCAAAAAGAAGTTGGAATAAAATGGAAAGTTCCACTAGTTATGCAAAATCCAGAACTACCTACTGGATGCGAAATAACAAGCGTAACAATGGTTGTTAATTTCTATGGATATGATTATGATAAAATTACTATGACTGACAAATATTTAGATAAGTCTAATAATTTTTATCATAAAGATGGCCAATTATTTGGCCCTAATCCACAAAAGTTTTTCTTAGGAAATCCTAGAAGCACTAGTGGATATGGATTACAATGTTTCTCAGGGACTTGGCTAAATACATTAAATAAAATCTTTGAGGAAAATAAAAGTGAGCATTATGCGGAAGATATAAGCGGCAGAAGTTTAAAAGATTTGGAGGGTGAACTTCAATCCGCGCCGATTCTAATTAGTGCTTCAATAGACATGAATCCAGCATCACCAAGAGTTCTCTTCAAAGATTCAGAAACAAAAGAAGACGTAACAACTTACAGGAACTTCCATTGTGTTGTACTTGTTGGTTATGATGAAGATTACTATTATGTGAATGACCCTCTGGGAACTTTTTCAAAACTTGAGAAGGCACGACTCGAAAGAGCGTACACCTCGACGGGACAGCAGGCAGTAATTGTTCGATAATTCGGCGTGAAAAGAGATTATAGTCCTTCGGACTATAATCTCTTTTACTATTTAAAACTTGACTTAATAAGAAAATAATAATATAATATTTATAGAGAGAGAATAAGAGATATTAAGAAAGGAGAATTATAATGACTTTTAAAATAGCGAAAATACAAGAAAAATACAAAACAATATATAAATATGATTTGCCAAATACTCCAGGAATTTCAACTTTATTTATGCACCCAATTCATCAAATTTTAAAAGTAGATTTACAAAATAATAATCCGGTATTTTGGGCAATAGTATATCAAGAAGAACCAAAGAAAAAATATCAAATTATTACTTTATGGACTGGAATGGATTTTAAAGAAGAATATGGAGACTATATTGGAACTTTAACAAGAGATGGCCTCGTTTATCATTATTTTATAAGGGAGATTTATGAATGATATTAGATAAAGAACAGAAAGCTGCGGTAGAGACTAAAAAAAGAAATGTTCTTGTTGCTGCGGCCGCAGGCTCAGGAAAAACAAGAGTAATAACTGAAAGGTTAAAGTTTCTTCTTAATAGTGGAATTGATGCTTCAAAAATCTTTGCTATTACTTATACTAATGCCGCCGCTCAGGAAATGAGAGAAAGAGTAGGTAACTCAGAAGTATTTATTGGTACTATTCATAGCTTAGCAAATAGGATTCTTCTTCTTAGCGGAGTAGATACTACTCCTTTTTTAAACGATGAAGAGTTTGACCATTTATTTGAAGCTATTAAAGATAATAATGTTGAAATTCCAGAAGTAGACCATTTGCTTATTGATGAATTTCAAGATATTTGTGAAAACGAATATGAGTTTACTATGGAAACTCTTAAACCTAGAAATTTTTTTGTAGTTGGAGATAGTCGTCAAGCTATTTACTCTTTTAAAGGAGCAAATTATAAATATTTTATGGATTTAATAAATAATCCTTTTGTACAAGTTTATGAACTTAATAATAATTATCGCTGTGGAGAAGAAATTATTAGTTATGCTCAGATATTCTTAGATAATATGTATGATATTTATGATACTCCTGTCTATTGTAAGAGTGGAATTGAGGGAGAGGTAGAGAGAACTCCTTTTAGTCTTGATACTATTTTGGAATATTTAAAAGAGGGAGAATATAAGGATTGGTTTATCCTTTGCCGTAAAAATTCAGAGATAGAAGAAATTAGCTACTTCTTAGAAAAACAAAAAATTCCTTATACAAGCTTTAAAAAATCAGAGCTTTCTTTAGAAGAATTAAACGAAAAAGTTGAAGCAAATGTTGTTAAAGTTTTAACTGTCCATAGTGCCAAAGGTCTTGAAAGTAAAAATGTTATTGTAATTGGATTAAGAAATTTTAATCAAGAAGAAAAAAGAGTTTGTTATGTTGCCGCAACAAGAGCAAAAGAGAGGCTTATTTGGATGATAGGAGCTGCCAAAAGAAAAACTAATTGTAAAATGCAGAATTGGGGGTAACTATGAAGATATTTGAGTATGATTTAAACAATACAGATATTGAAACTTTAGAATTTGCATTTCAGCGTTTTAAAGAAGCCGCAGAAAAAGAAGGAGAAGTTGTTATTGCAATTCCAAGAGATATAACTATTTATGAAGACATTAGTGAAAAAACTCTCTATGAAGCAAGGGATATTATAGACAATGAAATAAGAAAGAAAGTTAAAGAAGCAGAAGAAGAATATCGGAAATCAAAACAGGAATATTTAGGAAAGTGTTTTATTGGAGAAGATACTCTTATCAAAATAGTTAATTATGATTTTAATAATAAATACTCTATGATATGTCTTTGTCTTGACTGGTCTGAGGGAGATAGAGATTTCTCTCTTACATTTGATAGCATCGGATTATTTTGCAATGATTATAAAAATAAAGGTCATCAAATTATTGACCAATATAAAGAAATATCAGAAGAAGAATTTAAAGCAAAATTTAAAACGAGAATAGATGAAATTTGTTTCGGAGAATTTAAGTGTCAAGGATAACTTGACACTTTTTCTTTTTTATGTTATAATATAAATATATAGTAGAAAGGAGCGTAAATAAATGAATTGGAATTTTGAAAATAATGATTGGGCAAATATTTGTTTGTCTTGTCGTTTTTTGAAACAAAAGCTAGATAAAAAGCATATCTGTTCCTGTAAAGAAAGTCCTTTCTTTGAATTAGAAGTAAATATGAGACAAAAGAAATGTAAAAATTGGAGGTATGCTTTTTGAGTAACTATGGAGTTAATGATATAGAAACTCTCTCTTTTAAAGATGGAGTTAGACAAAGAATTGCTATGTATCTTGGTTCCGCAGATAACCAAGGCGTAGAAAATGGTATTCAAGAAATTATCTCAAATAGTATTGACGAATACTATATGGGCTACGGAGATAAAATTTGCGTAACTCTATATAAAGATAAAGTTTGTGTAAGAGATTTCGGACGAGGAATACCTTTTGGAGAAAAAGATGGCGAGAATGTTCTTGAGAATATTTTTTCTAAAGCACATACCGGAGGAAAGTTTAACGAGAAAGTTTATCAAAGCGTAGCTGGACTTAATGGTATCGGCGCGAAAGCCACTTGCCTCTCTTCAAAATTCTTCCGCTGTATTTCTATGAGAGACGGAAGATATGCGGAAATTCTTTTTGAAAAAGGCGATATGGTTTCCTACGAAGAAGGAGATTTACCAAATAATGAAAAGAATTTAAGAGAAGATGAAACTGGTACTTATGTTGAGTTTTATCCAGATGAAGAAGCCTTTAATCTTGAACCTATTAAAATTGAGTTTTCTGATTTATGTAGAAAATGTAAGAATCTCAGTTATTTAACCAAAGGTCTTACTTTTCTAATGAGAGATGAAGTAAATAATAAAACAGAAACTTACTGCGCCCAAAACGGCATCCTTGACCTTATTTCTGATAAGGTTAAAAGTCCTGTTCATAATAATCCTATTTATTATGAATTGAAAGACGGAAATATGCAAATAGAAATTGCACTTCAATGGACAAAAGAACACGAAAATTTCTATTGCTTTACAAATGGTCTTATGCATAGTGAGGGCGGCACCAGTTTAACTGGTATTAGAACTTCTATTACTCGCAATATCAATAAGATTTTCAATAAGAATTTTAGTGGAGAAATGGCAAGGACAGGATTAGTTTACGCTGTTTCTTGCAAAATTCCTAATCCCTCTTTTGCAAATCAGACAAAAACAAAAATCAATAACCCAGAACTCCGCTCTTTAGCAGACCGAGCTTTCTCAGAAGCTATCAAACAATTTGAAAATCAGTATCCTAATGATATGAAGCAAATTAAAGATTTCCTCTCAAAAGAAGAGAAAGCTGAAGCGGCTGCGGCCAGAGCAAGAACTGCTGTTATGGAGTCGCAGAAATCAGTTGAAAAAGAATTAAAGAAAAAATCAGTTCTTGCTGGTAAACTTGTTGACTGCGAGAAGCATAATGAAGAATCTCAACTTTTAATAGTGGAGGGTAAATCTGCTCTTGGTTCTATTGTAAATGCAAGAGATGGGGTATATACCGCTTGTTTTCCATTAAGGGGTAAGATTATCAATGTTTTGAAGAATACAGAAGAAGATATTTTTAATAACCAAGAAGTAAAAGAACTTCAAATTGCTCTTGGATGTGGAATTGGCGATAAATTCAATATGAAGAAACTGCGTTATGGAAGAGTGTGTATTGCTGCGGATATGGATATGGACGGATATTCCATTGTTTGTCTTGTTCTTACTTTCTTCTATAAGTACTATCCAGAATTGATTAGACAGGGGAAAGTTTATTGGGCTAGAACGCCTTTATTCTCTGTTGTTTCTGGCGGAAAGACTTATTACGCCTATTCAGAAGAAGAACTTGCAAACCTTCCAAAAGGTAAAGTAAGTAGAAATAAAGGTCTCGGTGAACTGAGCGCGCAAGAAATGAAATCTACTTTGTTTACTAATGAAGATAGTTATGTTCAATTTACAATGGAAGACGCTGCGGCCGCATCATATTATTTTAATCTTCTTTTAGGTGAAAATGTTAAAGGAAGAAGAGAGTATATTTTTGAAAATATTGATTTCGAGGCAGTTGAAGAATAACTGCCTTGACTTTTTCTGAATAATATGATATAATATAATTATAGAATTGAAAAGGAGCGTTTGAATGGAATTGAAACTTGATGTATCAAAAGCGCTTCCAGACTTTTATCTCCCCTATGCTGGATATGTTCTCCAAACTCGCGCAATTCCAGATTCAAGGGATGGATTAAAGCAAGGTGCGAGATTTATTATCTTTGCACAAATGAAGCATAAATTAGTTTATAATAAAGATAGAAGAAAAGCTGTTGCTACTGTAAATGCTGGTATGGAATTTAGCCCTCATGGAGATGCTAGTGTTTATGGTACTGCTGTTCGTCTATCTCAACCCTTTTCACTTCGTTATCCTATTATCGAAGTAAAAGGTAATAACGGGTCTTTGTTTGCAGGAGACGATTTCTCTGCGGCTCGTTACATTGAAATGAGAAGTAATAAAATTGCAGATGAAATGACAAATCTTCTAGCAAAAGAAACTATTGATAAGTGGCGCCTGAATTATACTCAGGAGCAAGAATATCCAACTGTATTACCAACAAGATTTCCTTTTAGCCTTGTTAATGGTAATACTGGTATCGGAGTAGGATGTTCAAGTTCTATTCCTCAATTTAATTTGAGAGAAGTATGTGACGCACTCGTTAAACTCCTTTATAATAAGGAAAGTTCTTTTGAAGAAATTTATTGTCCAGTTGATTTTGCAACTGGCGGTATTGTTATTAACGAAGAAGAAGTAAAAGAAAGTCTTAAAAACGGGAACGGGAAAGCTGTTTGTTTAAGAGCAAAAATCGAATATGATAGTGAGAAAAATGAGTTATCGGTGAGAGAGCTTCCTTATCAGGTATTTACTTCTACTGTATCAAAGCAAATTCAAACAGCTATTGATGAAAATAAGCTCTATGGAGTGGAAAGTTTCTTTGATGGTACTGGTTTTGAAGGTATCAATATTCGTATTAAATTAACAAAAGGAGCAAATCCAGAGAAAGTCTGTAAACTTCTTTATAAAGAGACCTCTCTTCAACATCACTATTCTGTTAATATGATGATGCTTGAGAATGGAACTACTCCTCGTTTATTTAATTGGAAAGAAATGATGGAGAGTTACCTTTCTCATTTAGAAGATGTTATTAGAAAAGCCTATCTATTTGATTTGCGGAAGATTCAAGATAGAATTCATATTCTTGAAGGATATTTAAAAGCACTTGCTAATATTGAAGAAGTAATCCAAGTTATTAAAACTGCCGCGGATATCGAAAATGCAAAAAGGGGACTTCAACAGAAGTTTGGCTTTTCGGCGGCTCAAGCAAAGGCTATTCTCGACCTTAAACTTCAGAGATTAGCTAATATGGAGAAGATTAAGATAGAGAATGAGCTTGCAGATATTAGTAAAAAGGCAGAAGAAATTACGGCTATTCTTAGTAGCGAAGAACTTTTCAAAAAAGAAATCGAAAAAGAAATTTTAAGAATAAAAAAAGAATATGGGGACAGCCGCCGCACAGTAAATATGAATTTGAAATTTGATGGTGATGATGAAGAGCCGGTAGAAAAGAAGACTCTTATTGTTCATCTTACTAACTTTGGTAATCTTTATACCTTTGAATCAACTACGCTTATGACTCAAAAGCGTGGCGGTAAAGGTACTAAAGTAAAAATGGATACTAATGAGTATATTATTGATACTATTAGTGATTCAAATGCAAGTAATTGTCTTATCTTCTCAAACAAAGGAAAAGTATATACTATCAATTTGAATGATTTACCTATCAATCAAAAAGTAAATGTTAATACTATTTTTGAATTTGAGACTGGAGAACAAATAACAAATATTATTCCTTTTAGTAAAATAAATAATCGTAACTATATGATTTTTGTAACTAAGAATGGAATGGTTAAAAAAAGCTCCTTAGAGGAATATCGAATTAAGAAGTCTAAAGGAGTTATTGCTGTTAAGATAAAAGATGGTGATTGCTTAAAAAGAGTTATGTTGGTAGATTCCGCGCCTGTTGGAATTTTGACAAAAGCCGGAAATTATCTTATAATAGATACAGAAACAATAAATCCAACCGGACGAGCTACATCAGGGGTTATAGGGATTAAGTTGTCTAAAGATGATGAAGTAGTCGATGCAAAAATTATTCCACCAAATACAAAAGAAATAATTTCAATTTCTTCAAGTGGTATGATTAAGAGAACTGATTACGAAAGTCTCTCAATCGGCAATAGAGCTACAAAAGGCTCTGCTATTCAGAAACTTAAAGACAATGATACTATGATTAGCTTTAATGTTATTGACGAAAAAGACGACGAAATCGCCGTCGTGTCTAATAAAGCTATAATTAAGATACCTCTTAAAGAGACTCAGCTTTCAAGTAAAGGCGCTCAAGGAACCCAAGCAAAAAAACTTGAAGCGGGAGAAAGGATTACCGAAGTTTTGAAAATAAAGGAGAGGTAGAATGGAGAATGAGTTTGCTTTAGAAATAAAAAGACAAAAAGTTTTAACAGAATATAAAAGTGCTTTGATTTCTGCTATTAACCTTATACTAGATAATATTAAAAGTCAAAAGGATTTGGCCGAAGCTATTATAGAAAACGGTAGCACAAAAATGACTTCTGAAAAAGTAAAAGGATTTGAGAAATCTATTGACCGCTATTCAGCCTTAAAAAATAAAATTGAAAATGATGTAAAGCTATCAAAAGCTGACTATTCATTACTTGCAGTTGCTTGTACTGGTGCAAGCAATAGTGTTGCTTCAAATGCTCATAAACTTTTAGACTCAGCTAAACAACTGCAAAACTTAGCAAAAGCATTTATGGCGTAATTGGGAATTTAATCCCAAAAACAATAAAATTTGACTTTACTTAAATTTTATTGTATAATAAATATATAAGGTTGGGAAGCAAACCACCTTGTAATAAAATAATTTTATAAAAGAGTAAACGGAGGAAAATCTAATGACTGAAGGTTCACGCAAAGTATTTAATTTTTTGAAGGAAAACTATGGTGAGAAGCTGACTAACGCTGATATCGCTACTTCTCTTGGCCTAACTGGTCCTACTGTTGTAGGTTCTGTTAATGGTCTTGTAAAGAAAGGCTATGCCGTTCGTGAGGAAGTTACTATTCCCGCAACAGAAGAAGGCGGTAAGGATGTTAAAGTTAAGTACATTTCTCTTACCGACGCTGGCATGAGTTTTGACCCTGATGCCGAAGCAAAGAAAGACTAATAGATAATCTTCTTTAATATAAGAGGAGAGATTTTTAAACAGAGAATCTCTCCTCTTAAAAATTTAAGATTATTTAGAAGAAACCAGTATATTTTATAAAAATTGTGAGGTATTTTAAATGTTGAGACAAGCAGATAATAAAGTGCGTATTGAGGGTATTCTTAGTGAAGTTGATATTAAGACTGGTGAATCTAAGAAAGACGGCAAGCCTTATGTAATGGGCGAAATCAAGGTTAAAGTAACTCAGGATATTAACGGAAAAACCGAGCATATGGAAATTCCTGTTAATATGTTTGCTACTAAAGAAACCAAGAAAGGCGGTCTTAATCCCGCTTATGAGAATATTATGAAAATCAAGGAAGAGTATACAAGTATTGCTTCCTGTGGTAACGAAGATGATGCTAGTAGAATTCGTATCGACCGCGCCGAGATTGGAGAGAATGCGTTTTGGGGTAATAATGGGGTTCTTGTTTCCAGACCTCGTATTCGCGCTTCGTTCTCTACTAGAATCAAAAAAGATGAATGTCAAGAGGCTGCTAATTTCGAGGCAGTAATTGTTATTGGCAATATTAAGGAAGAAGTAAGAAATGATGAACCAACTGGTCGTCTTATTGTAAAAGGTATTCTTGTCCAATATGGCGAGAGAGCTGATGTTGTTGACTTTATCGTAGCTTCTACTGATGCTATCAATCATATTCAGACTTACTGGAACGAGGGAGACACAGTTCGTGTTGCTGGTAAAGTGAATTTCTCTTCTCGTGTTATTCATGAGGAAAAAGAAGTTGGATTCGGTGACCCGATTATCGAAGACCGCACTATTTCAGTAAAAGAACTTATTATTACTTCTGGCTCTCAAAGTGCTCTTGATGGAGATTTGGCTTATGAAGCTGATGAAATTAGAGAAGCTCTAAAGAGACGCCAAGCTACTCTTGATGAGCAGAAAGATAATGCTTCTAAGAAAGAGGCTGCGCCCGCGGAGAAGAAAAGCACTGATTTTGGATTTTAAGGAGGTAATCAATAATGATTAACATCCTTGAATTACAGCCAACAAAAATCAGTAGAAACCTTAAAGGTAAGTTTATGTTAATTTATGGAGAGCCGAAAACTGGTAAAACGACTCTCCTTAGTAAACTTCCTAAATCACTCATTTTAGCCTTTGAACCTGGTACCAACGCATTAAATAATATTATGGTTGCTCCTATCACAAAATGGTCAGATTTTAAGGGAATTTTAAAGCAATTAAAAGCTCCCGCCGCACAAGAAAAGTATGACTTTATTGGAATTGACACCGCCGATATTGCGTATGAGATGTGTGAGAAATATATCTGTATCCAAGCAGGAGTAGACAATATTGGAGATATTCCTTACGGAAAAGGATATGCTCTTTGTAAAAAGGAATTCTCTGATTCTTTTAGAGAAATGGCCCAGCTCGGCTATGGTATCTGTTTTGTTTCTCACAGCGCAGAAAAGCAATTTAAGAATGAGAAAGGCGAAGATTATACTCGAATTGTTCCAGCCCTACCTACCCGTCCATATGATACCATAAATAAAATGGTAGACATCATAGGATATATTCGCAATATTAAAAATTACGAAACTGGTGAATCTAAAACTTTTCTATTCTTCCGTGGAGACGATAGATTTTTAGCAGGTTCCAGATTTAAATATATTGAACCTAGAGTAGAGTTCAGTTATGAAAATCTTGCTAATGCTATTTATGATGCGATTGATAAACAGGCAAGTGCAGATGGTACAACAAGCACAGATGAATATAACTCTTTCTATAAGCCTGAAGAGGAAGGTCGTTCATTTGAAGAAGTTATGAATGAAGCTAAAGAACTTTGGGTAAAATTAACTGACGGAAATGAGGGTAATGCTATTAAAATCTTAGATGTAGTAGAGAGAACTTTTGGTAAGAGAATGAAATTATCAGAAGCAACCGCACCTCAGAAAGATTTACTTGAACTCGTCGTTAATGAAATGAGAGATATGTAATTTTGAGGAAGGGCTTTATAAGTTAAAGCCCTTCTTCTTTTATTGAAGGAGCGTATAAATGAAAGTAATAGACACAAATATTCTACTTCATAATCCCAATATCTTAGAAGAAATAGAAGATGCTGTTATTACTATTAGGGTAATTGAAGAAATTGACGGCTTAAAGAAAAACATAAATCCAGAAGTTGCATATCAAGCGCGGCGGGCCAGCTACGCGATTCTTTCTAATGACAGTAAAATAACTTATTGCGAAGAAAGGAATGATAAACTTAGCGTTGATGATGAGCTTGTTTGGCTTTGTAAAAAGTATAAATGGGAATTGATTAGTAATGACCTTAATCTTCAAATCAAATGTAGATTTAAAAAAGTAAAATGCTCTGGATATTCTAAGGTTAAAAATAATTATACTGGTGTTATTTATTTAGCTTTAGATTTTGATGAAGCTGGTTATAATGAAGACTTAGAAAAGTTACTAAATACAAAAACTCCGCCAGAACCTATGGCGGAAAATCAATTTCTTATTGTTCAAGACAAAAATAAAGAAGTTACTGATTCATATGGCCAAAAACATAAGCAAACAATAATGTCTTTTATCTGTAAAAATGGAAAATTAGAAATAGTAGATAATCAATTTATTAAAAATAAGTTTGTTAATACTATAAAGCCAAGAAATGCAGAACAAGAATGTTTAATTAGACTACTAAAAGATAAAGATATTAGTATTGTTTTGGCCGCAGGAACTTTTGGAGTTGGTAAAAGTTATCTTCTTATAAATTACGCTCTTCAAGAATTGGAAAAGGGTAATATAAATAAGATTATCTATGTGCCCAACAATTCATTTAATGAAAATACAAGAGAGATTGGCGCCCTCCCTGGGGATTTATTTGAGAAAGAAGCTATCCATATGGGAACTCTTATGGATATTGTTGGCCCAATAATTGTTGAAGAAATGGTAAAAGAAGAAAAAATAGAAGTTGCCCCCGTATCAACTATGAGAGGAAGAAACTTTACAAATAGTATTATTATTGTAAATGAGGCACAAAACTTAACAGAAGACCATGTTAAATTACTAATTGCTCGTTGCGGCGATGGTACAAGAATATTCTTTGATGGAGACATCAAACAAGCTGATAGCCATGTTTTTAGAAATAAGAATGGATTAAAATTATTGCAAAAATTAAAAGATAGTCCAATCTTCTGTAAAATTTTTGGAACAGTAAAATTAGTTACTATTGAAAGAAGTTTAACTGCACAAGCATCTGCGTACTTAGATGATTCAATTTGACAATAATTAGAAATTATGATATAATTAAAGAAAGGGGTGAGAAAATGGGTAGATTGGTTAAATGCCAGTATTGTCAGCAAATGGTTGATAAAGACATAGCAGTAAGATTTGATGAAAAGAACTTCCATGAAAAGTGCTGTCAAGAATATCAAGACAGAAAGCAAATCTTTAAATATGTCGCTCATTTATTCGGGTTTAAAAGCGAAAATAAACCCGGCCCCGTCATAATTTCTCAACTGAAAAACTTTAGAGAAAAATATCCTTACTATACTTATAAAGGAATTTTAAATGCTCTCACCTATTTCTATGATGTAAAGAAAGGTTCTAAAAAGAAAGCAAATGAGGGTATAGGAATTGTTCCTTTTGTATATGATGAAGCACAGGACTATTATCAAAAATTAAGTTATAAACAAGAAAAAGTGGCGGAGACAGTTATTAAACAGCTAGAAAAAGAGCCAGTGGTTATAAAGGTGAAAAAGCAAATGGAGAAAAAGGAGAAACCACTTTATAATTTAGAAGAATTATAGGTATTGGAGGTCGCATGAGTGAATTTAGATAAGAATACGATTCTTCAAATATTTGGCTCTCTTATGAAAAATCCTATGCTTTTAGCAGAGGTAGATAAGTATTCATTAACTCCACAAGATTTCTCCACTAACTTTGAAAAATATATTTTTGCCGCAATAAATAATTTATATCAGAATGGTGCAGAAAGAATCAGCGTAGTTGATATTGATAATTATTTAGTTGGTCATGAAACTGTATATGGAGTATTTACAGAAAATAATGGTATTGAATACTTAAATGACGCAGAAGACTTAGCAACTCTTGAGAATTTTAACTACTACTATAATAAGTTAAAAAAGCATAATGCTATCAGGGATTTAAAACTTATGGGTTTTAATACTAATAAGATTTATCCAGAAAATATGCTTGATGAAGATAGAGAAAGTAAACTAAATGAGTTCGAGAAAATGTCTGTTCAAGATATTTTTAGTAGCGTTAAAGCAGATGTTGCAAAAACAGAGTCAAAATACGCAAAGAAATCAAATACACAAACTTTAAAAGCAAATGATGGAGTTAGAGACTTAATTAAGAAACTCAAGACAACTCCTGAAATTGGAGTAAATTGCCAAGGGGAAATATTTAATACTGTCGTTAGAGGAGCAAGACGAGGAAAATTTTATATTCGCTCCGGTGGCACTGGTACAGGTAAAACAAGAAGTATGGTAGGAGATGCTTGTTATATAGCTTATCCTATTAGGTATAATTCAAGAACAGAACTTTGGGAGAATACTGGAAGTTGTGAGAAAATTCTTTACATTGGGACGGAGCAGAAGCCAGATGAAATTCAAACTATGATTTTGGCCTATCTTACTGGAATAAATGAAGAGAAAATTCTTTATGGTAATTTTAATGAAAAAGAAGAAGAACTTTTAGAAAAAGCAATGAAGTTAATGGATATTTATGAAGATAATTTTATTATTTCTCAAATTCCAGACCCAAGTATAAATGAGGTAAAAACACACATTAGAAAATTCTGTTTAATTGAAGGAATTGAAAATGTTTTTTATGATTATATTTTCTCTAGTCCAGGACTTCTAAGTGAATTTAGAGATTTAAAAATTAGAGAAGATGTAGTTTTGATGATGCTATCAACCACACTCAAAGACCTTGCGGCCGAACTAGATGTATTTATTATGTCAGCTACTCAGGTCAATGGAGAATTGGATGATAAAAAGGGAATAAAAAATCAGACTTGTTTGCGAGGAGCAAAAAGCATAGCAGATAAAGTTGATGTCGGATGTATTACAATGAAAGTAACACAGGACGAACTTACAACTTTAGATATTCTTATTAAAAAAAGAGGTATTAAACCTAATCAAGTAACTGATATTTATAAAGTAAGAAGAGGACGATATAACGATGTCCGTATTTGGAGTTATATGGATTTAGGAACTTGTAGAAAACAAGACTTATTCATAACAGACGCAAACTTTAAAGAAATAGATGGATTTCAAACAATCAGAATTTTATTTGATGAAGATAGAATTGGTGAATATGACTCTATTATACAACTTCTTAATACTGGAGAAGTCACAGAAACATTAGAAGAAGTTTTAGAGGAAAAAGAATTAAATGTTGAGGAATTAGGAAATTCTGACCTTAAAGATATTATTTCAGAAAGGCCAGTATTTGCAGGTTTATTATTTTAAGAAAGGAGAGATAAGATTTGGAAAGGTTAGACTTATACGAGCTACAAAAAAGTTTAACTACTGAAAATATTATCACTCTTGTTACTAGTCTCGGAGCAGACAGATACGATGATAAGGAAAATTATATTATTTTTCCTACTATCTGTCATAATGAAAATTCAGAAGATGCGAGTATGAAACTATATTACTATAAAAATACTGGGTTATTTACTTGCTATACCGATTGTGGAGAATCTTTTAATATTTATACTCTTATTGAAAAAGTCTATGCTCTTCAAAATAGAGAAATCAGATTTTCCGAAATAGTAAGTCTTGTTCTTGAAAAAACCGGTATTGATTCTTCTTTATACCAATTTGGGGAAAAGAGATATAAAAGTACATCTGATAAATATAGAAAGAAAAATAGACAAAGAGAATTAGAAATATTCGATGATAAGGTATTAGGAGTTTTTGATAAACATTATCCGGTAGAATGGATAGCAGAAGGCATATCAAGAGAAAGTATGGATAAATATAATATTTTATATTCAATATCCAGAAATAAAATTATTATTCCTCATTATAATATTAGTGGACAGTTAATTGGAATAAGAGGAAGAAGTCTTAATAAAAGAGAGATAGAAGAATTTGGTAAATATATGCCTGTTGAGGTAGAAGGAAAATGGTATTCTTTTCCTTTATCACAAAATCTTTATGGGCTTAATGTTAGTAAAGAGGGAATAAAAAAGAAGAAAAAGATAATTCTTTTTGAGGGCGAAAAATCTTGTTTAAAGTATGATAGAATGTTTGAAGATAATATTAGCTGTGCTGTTTGTGGAAGTGCCTTTAATAAAAATCAATTAAATATTCTTCTAAAAAATTTTGAATTAGATGAGATTATAATAGCCTTTGATAAAGAATTTGAAAGATATAATGATGAAAAGGGAAGAGAATATTTTAATAAATTAGAAAGTATTTGTAGAAAGTATCAAAATTATTGCAATTTTTCATTTTTGTTTGATAAAGAAAATTTATTAAAATTAAAAGATTCTCCAATAGATAGAGGAAAAAATATCTTTCTTCAATTATATGACCAAAGAATTCATTTTAGGAGTATGTTGAACTAATGAAATATAATTGTAACCACATAATAAAAGAGAATTTCTTAGAATCTCTTTTGAGATTAAGAGGAATAGATAATTATTTAGAATATCTAAATCCAAAGCCAGAAGATTTATGCAATCCATATGATTTAGATAATATCTCCGAAGCGGCTGACCTACTACTAGAAAAATTAGAAGATAAAACTAGCGAAATTCATTTTATTGTAGACTGTGACCAAGATGGATATACTTCATCTGCAATGCTTTGGAATTACATTAAAGAACAGTATCCAGAAGCAAAACTTTCTTATCATATTCATTCAGGAAAACAGCATGGGCTTGAAGATATGATTGATGGTATTGAAAATTCAGGAGCAAAAATAGACCTTATGATTGTCCCAGATGCTGGTAGTAATGATTATGAATATCATAAAAGATTAGCGAATATGGGAATTCCTACTATCGTTCTTGACCACCATGAGGTAGATAAATATAGCGAAGATGCTATTGTAGTAAATAATCAATTATCAGAAAAATATCCAAACAAAGGATTATCTGGCGCTGGAATAGTATACAAATTTCTCGAAGTTCTTGATGATAAATTAGGTATTCAAAAAGCAGATAATTATATGGATTTGGCCGCCGTAGGTATAGTTGGTGACATGATGACTATGACTACGATTGAAAATAGATATATTGTATCAAAGGGATTAAGCAATATTAAGAACAACTGTATTGAAGAAATCATAAATAAGCAATCTTTTTCAATTAAAGATAAAAATCATATTACTCCAATCACAGTCTCTTTTTATATTGCCCCTTTGATTAACGCAGTTATTCGAGTGGGAAGAGAATCTGAAAAAGAAACTTTATTTCTTTCTCTCATCGACGGAAAAAGAATGGTTCCAAAAATTAGCAGAAATAAAGTAGTTGAAGGTCAATTTGAGTCGCTAGGAGAACAAAATGCTCGTAACTGTGTAAATGCAAGAGGACGGCAGAATAGAGCCAAAGATAAAGCTATTGAGCAATTAGAAATGAAAATTATCAAAAATGGTCTTGATGAAAATAAGATTATTTTTGTTGAAGTAGATAACGAAGATATTGATTCTACTCTTACTGGTCTTGTTGCAATGCAACTAATGGCTAAATATAAAAAACCAGTTATTGTTGCGAGAGAAAATGATGAAGGATTTTTAAGAGGTAGTGCTCGTGGAGATACAAAAAGTGCCTTAAAGGATTTAAGACAATTTTTTATTGATAGCGGATACTTTGAATATGCAGAAGGACACGCTGCGGCGCACGGTATTTCTATCGAAAGAAAAAAACTAGAACCTTTTATCAATTATGCTAACAAAGAATTAGCTGATGTTAATTTTAATGAAGGTGTTTATGAAGCTGATTTTATCTTTAAAGCAGACCAAGGAGACGAGATATCAGAAGCTATTTTAGATTTAACTCAATTTCCTGATATTTGGGGAAAAGACAATGAAGAGCCTCTAATAGTTGTTGAAAATATACGACTAAAAAGAAGCGATATTATTGTTTATGATACTAAATCACCTGCAACAGTGAAATTCACATATGCTGGAATTGATTATCTTAAGTTTTCTGCGGACTCTTTTAAAGAAGAATTAGACGATATGAAAGAAATTGAACTCACTATTATTGGGAGAGCAAACCTTAATGAATGGCAAGGAACTACTAAACCACAAATTTTTATAGAAGATTATAATTTAAGAAATCCTGTCTTTGACTTTTAGGAGAATAAAATGATTGTGCAAAAGGTATATTGCGATTATTGTGGTAAAGAAAAATCGGATATAAGAAGAATTTATATTTTAAAGGGAAGAAAATGCGATGCTGCTGGTGATATGGAAGATGATGATTATTATAAAGATTTGTGTCCAAACTGTATGGCAAAAATCTTAAATTCTATAGGCAGAGGAGCTAATATAAAGAAAATTCTCCCTGAATAAAATTTGATTTTTCTGCAAAAGTATGATATAATATATGTATAAGGAAAATAAAGGAGATGGGTTAGTGATAGATATTAAGATGTGCAGGAGATTTGAGACTCACTCACACTCTCATTATAGCAATATCCGCCTATTGGACTCAATAAATAGACCAAAAGATATGATATTGACCGCATATAAGTTAGGATTAAGTGGAATTTGTTTAACTGACCACGAAGCTTTGTGCGGTCATGTTGAATTTTTGCAGTTAGAAAAGTCTTTAAAAGAAAAAGGAAAAATTCCTGAGGACTTTAAAATTGGACTTGGTAACGAGATTTATCTTACTGATGATAGAAGAAAATCTCAAAAATATTTTCACTTTATCTTAATTGCAAAAGATACTGAGGGTCATAGACAATTAAGAGAGTTGTCTTCTAAAGCATGGTATAATTCTTATTATGATAGAGGTATGGAGAGAGTTCCAACTCTTAAATCTGAATTGAAAGAGATTATAGAAAAAAATAAAGGTCATATAGTAGCAACTACTGCTTGTCTCGGCGGCGAGCTACCTAATTTAGTTTTAGCTTTAACAAAAGCTGAAAGTGCAAGAAATAAAGACGAAAATGAAATTAACTCTATTAAGGGAGAAATTGTTAATTTCTTGAAGTATTGTACTGACCTTTTTGAAAAAGATTTTTATATTGAAATTGCTCCAAATGCAGATTCAAAAGAACAAATTATTTTTAATAATAGAGTTAAAGATATTGCAAAAGCTCTTGGAATTAAAATGATTTTTGCAACTGACGCGCACTATTTAACAGCGAAAGATAGACCAATGCATAAGGCTTATCTTAATTCTAAGGATGGAGAAAGAGAAGTTGATGGCTTCTATGGAGCCGCACACTTAATGGATAATCAAGAAGCTTTTGATAATCTTTATCCGTATTATAATGAGGAAGAATTTGAAGAACTTTGCGGCCATACTATGGAGATATTTGATAAAGTAGAAAAATATGATATTTTTCATAATCCTATTATTCCTATGGTAGAGGTAAAAGATTATCCGAAAACTCTTTCTTATTTTGGGGCTAATAATAGTTATAAAGATGAACTCGATTCAAATTGGAAAACAATTAAGTATTTATTACTATCTGATAATATTCAAGAGAGATATTGGATAAATCAATGTCTTGAGGGGTTAATAAATAAAGGTCTTTTTAATAAAGATGAATATATTAGTCGTATAGAGATAGAAGCAGATATTATTAAAACGATTAGTGAAAAATTAGGAAACTGTTTATTTGCTTATTTCAATACTTTTCAACATTACATTGATTTGTTTTGGGAGTGCGGTAGTCTTAGTGGTCCCGGTCGAGGTTCATCAGTATGTTTTCTATCTAACTATCTTTTAGGTATCACTCAGTTAGACCCAATTAAGTGGGAACTTATGGAATGGCGTTTCTTAAATAAAGAGCGTGTTGAACTTCCTGATATTGATACTGATTTGAGTCCAAGTAAAAGAAAGTTAATCTTTAAAAGAATTAGAGAAGAAAGAGGCGAACTCAATCTTGTTCAAGTCTGTACTTTTGGAACAGAAGGAACTAGAAGTGCTATTCTTACTTCTTGTCGTGGGTATAGAGGAAAGACTCTTGAAAACGGAGAATTTGAATATCCAAATGGAATTGATGTTGATATAGCTCAGTATATGACTGGACTTATTCCTCAAGAAAGAGGATTCTTATGGCCTCTTGAGGATGTTATTAACGGGAATGAAGAAAAAGAAAGGAAACCAATTAGGGCTTTCTTAGAAGAAGTTAATAAATATGACGGTCTTTTAGATATTATGCTTTCTATTGAAGGACTTGTCAATAAAAGAAGCCAACATGCCAGCGGTGTTATTCTTTATAATAATTCTCCTTTTGATACCAATGCTTTAATGAGAAGTCCAAATGGAGATTTAACAACTCAATTTGCATTGCATGAAAGTGAAGCATTAGGAGACACTAAATTCGACTTCTTAGTAACTGAAATTTGTGATAAAATTACAAATGCTTTAAATCTTCTAAAACAGGATGGTTATTTTAAAGAATGTAATTCTTTAAGAGAGATTTATGAGAAGTATCTCCATCCTGAAGTTATCAATCTTGGAGATAAAAGAATTTGGGAAGCTCTCGCGGCGGGAACAGTTCTTGATGTATTCCAGTTTAATAGTGATGTTGGACTCCAGGCGGCAAAACTTATTAAAGCAGAGAATCCTATTGAAATGACTATGGCAAATGCTCTTATGAGACTTATGGGAGAGAAAGATAAAGAAAGGCCTCTTGACCGATATGTTCGTTTGAAAAATAATATAAATGAATGGTATAGCGAAGTTAAAAATAGAGGATTATCCGAGAATGAAATTAAAGTTCTTGAAAGATATTATCTTCCTCGTAAGGGAGTCCCTGCGCTTCAAGAGGATTTGATGCTTGTGTGTATGGATAAAGATATTGCTCATTTTACTTTGAAAGAAGCTAATAATGCAAGAAAAGTTGTTGCAAAAAAGAAGATGGACCAAATTCCTGAACTTAAAGAACAATTCTTAAATAATTGTCCAAATCATAATTTTGGAGAATATGTTTGGGAAACTACAATGGGGCCGCAGATGGGATATTCATTCGCATTACCTCATTCATTAGCTTATAGTTTTGTTGGTATTCAAACTCTTATTCTTGCGACAGAATACCCAAGTATTTATTGGAATTGTGCTTGTTTGATTACAAATAGTGGTGGTAACGAAGATGCAGAAGATGACGAGGATGGAGAAGAAAGCGAACGAATATCTAAAAATTGTCTTTCCGAACTCTCTACAATACCAGAGAATGATATTAGTGAAGACGATGACGAAGAAGATGAAGAAGAGGACGAAGATACTCCTGAGAAAGATAAAAAGAAAAAGAAGCAAAGAAATACTAACTATGGGAAAATCTCAACAGCAATAGGAACAATGCAACACGCTGGTATTTCAGTTTCGCCGCCAGATATAAATAAATCATCATTTACTTTTATTCCAGATGTTGATACTGATACAATTATTTATGGAATAAAAGGAATTAACAGGATAGGAAATGAGCTGGTTAATGAGATAATTAGTAAAAGACCTTATAGTTCAATTAGTGATTTTTTATCAAAAGTAAAGGTAAATAAACCTCAAATGGTTAGTTTGATTAAGTCTGGAGCTTTTGATAAGTTTGGCAATTCAAGAGAAGAAGTTATGAATCAGTATATTGATTCTATTACTGAAAAGAAGCAAAGATTAACACTTCAAAATATGAAAATGTTGATTGAGCATAAGTTAATTCCAGAAGAACTTAGTTTTGAAGTTAAAGTATTCAACTTTAATAAATATCTTAAAAAATGTAAAACAGGAGATAATTATTATCTTGATGAAATTGCATATAGGTTCTATGAAGATAATTATGATTTAGATTTACTATGGTATGAGGAAGACACTTGTTTAATATCTCAAAAAGACTGGGATAAAATTTATAAAAAGCAAATGGACCCAGTTAGAGATTATATTAAGGCAAATGTAAATGAGCTATTAAATAAATTAAATTCAGAACTTTTTGACGAGAATTGGACTAAATATTGTAGCGGTAGTATTAGTAAATGGGAAATGGATAGTATTAGTTTCTATTACCATGAGCATGAATTAGCTGATATTGACGAAAGTGCATATAATATTTGCGATTTTACAGAGCTATCGGAAGAACCTGATGTTGATAGAGTTATAGTAATGAATGGCAGAGATGTTCCTTTATTTAAACTTCATAGAATAGCAGGAACTGTTCTTGATAAGAATAAGACAAAAAATTCTATTACTCTTTTAACAAATTATGGAGTCGTTAATGTTAAAATTTATCAAGCTCAATTTGCGAAGTACGATAAACAAATAAGCCAAAAACTTGCAGACGGCCGCAAGAAGATTATTGAAAGGTCATGGTTCTCAAGAGGTAATAAGCTTATGATTACTGGAATAAGAAGAGGAGATAACTTTATTCCAAAAATTTATAAAAACAGTATCTACAAAGAACCAATAGACTTAATAAAAGAGGTAGATGGAAGTGACTTGATATTAGTCACTCATAGAGCGGAGGAAGAATAATGGACATAGGATTATTAGACCAAGATGCTCTTTCTTCTCCGAGTACCTTTCTTCCGAATTTAGAGATAATGAAACTTTCGACTTATTATAAAAAAAATAAGAATTATGTTTCTTTTATCCTAGACCCTAATAAGATAGAAAGATATAATAAAGTTGTTCTTAGAAAAGATATAAATGATGGAGAATATCTTTCAGAGCTGTTTTTGGAAGACAAATGCGAATACGGCGGCCTGGCCTTTACCAACGGTATATATGTTCCTTTAGAAGAAGAAATTGAGAATTCTATTCCAGACATTTCTATTTATAGTTCTTACTTTAAAAGAATACTTATAGGAAAGAAAAAATATGAAGATTTACAAAGAAAATTATTAAAAAGCTCTTTTATTCGATTATCTTCTAATGGAAAGACTTGCAATTTAGATTCTTCAAAAGGATTTATAGGAGAAGGAGCAAGAATTGAAAATACTATATATATCTATGATATTGGTATATTTAATATTGAAAATGCAAATGAAGCTATAAGTGATATTGTTTTGGGGAAAAAGCAAAAGGCAAAGATAGTTCATCCTCAGTATTGTAATAATTTTTCTGAAATTGAAAAATGGTGTAGAGAAAAATGGAGTCATACTGAAAATCGTTTTATTTATAACAAGATAATTTTAAATAAAGAATTAAAAGAAATTTGTGATAAATCTCCAGAATTTACTTGTAAACCAGTTATTTTAATGTGTAATGACAAAAGTGGAACTTATACAGATAATTTCCTAAAAACTGATTTTAGAAATTCTTTAAATAGAATAATTTATGTGATGACAGAAAAAGCTAAAGTTAAATTTGAATGTAAGCAAGAGCCAAAAGATAAGAACTTTAAAATGCTATACCGAAACTTAATATTATGGAGTAATGGCGGATTTGGAAAATTTACTTTTAGAGAATATCTTTTTGGAAAAGGACAAAAAAAGACGACTATCTTTTTAGATAGTCTTGCTGAAAATGACGCTGCTTTGAGAGAGCTAATTAGTATTGCTCCTCAAAAAATTTATAGCAAAGGAGGAAAATGGTTATTATGACTGATATTGAAAGAAAAGATAGGATTGACTTTCTTAATAAGCAAATAGAGGAAATTCTATCTCCAAGTAAATTTACTCTTAATAATGTGGTTTTAGAACTACAAAGAGAAATTGGAAAACTACAAGATGAATGTAATCATAAATATCATGAAGGGTTTTGCGAGTATTGCTATAAATCCGAGGAGTAATAAATGAAAAAAAAAGCGACTGTAATTAAAGCTAGTGAAATTAACAATTTTAAAGTCCAAAGCATCAATATACCTGAAGTAGAGAATATTCCAGATATGCCTCCAGTAAAGAAACCTTGCGGCCCGATTAAGAAAGCAGTAAGAGATTTCCTTGATACAAAAGATGTAAAAGATTTTAATAAAATCTTAGAAATTGCTGATACCTTAAATCGAACAATTATTATTGAAGAAATTGATGAAGAATCAGGGGTTGTCGCAGAAAGTTTAATTCGTTTCTGGAATAGATATGATGAAGAGAATGAAATTCCTATTGAAGAAAGAAAACCAATTAAAATATATATTGATTCTCCTGGTGGATATTTAACCTCTACTTTTACTATTATGGATTCAATTAAGTTATCAAAGACTCCTGTTTGGACTATCAATATAGGCTGCGCTTATAGTGGAGGATTCTTTATCTTTATCTGCGGACACAAAAGAATTGCTTATCCAACATCATCTTTCCTTTATCATGAAGGAAATGGCAGCGTTAGCGGTGATGCAAATAAATTCCAAAATCAAGCAGATTTCTACAAGAAGCAAAGACAAAGATTGAAAGAGTTTACTTTAAAATATACAAAGATAACCGAAGAACAATATAATGAGCATATAAAAGATGATTGGTGGCTATTTGCTGATGAAGCTATTGAGCTTGGAATTGCGGATGAAATAGCAACTGAATTTATCTAAGGAGCGAGTAATGGAGTGGATTATTCTAGCTTGTGCTCTGGGATTATTAACCGGAGTTATTATAGGATATTTTATAAAAAGAAAAATAAATCGAAAGATTAACAATAAAATATTTGAAGAAGAATCTATTATTCTAAATGACTATTATGAAAAGATAAATAATGCAAGAAAAGAATATGAGAAACTTCAAATAGAGACAGAAAAAGCGACTGATAGTTTTAATAAATTTACGGTTGCCATGAAAGAAGCGCAAGAAAGAGAATTAAAAATTTGCTACGAAAATGGGCTAGAAGAAATCAAACGGAAGCTTTTAAAGGCAGACGCAGAATTAAATGCAAATTATCAAGAAAATAGATTAAAATATAGTAAAGAAATTAACGAAATTAAATCTGAATTAGATTTTTTTAAAGCCGCTCGTAGAGCTATTATTGATGACCAAAAAAGACAAGAAGAAATGGAAACAAATAGAAGTTTCTATATGCTTCAAATAGGTCAGTATGATAAAATGGATATTGAACAATTACGACTTATTGAGCCTAAACTTCATAATAAAGAAGTATTAAATAAGTTAATATGGTCAACCTATTATCAAACTCCTTATAAAGACTTAATAGGAAGAGTATTTGGTACTCAAAAAGTTTCTGGAATATATAAAATAACTTGTGTGGAAAATAACAAAACCTATATTGGAAAATCTGTTGATATCGCAAACAGATGGTCTGAGCATATTAAGAGTTCTCTAGAAATAGGAACAATAGCGAAAAATCAACTTTATACTTTAATGAAAGAGAAAGGAGCTGAAAATTTTACTTTTGAACTATTGGAAAAAGTAGATAAAGATAAACTCCTTGAACGAGAATCCTACTGGATAAAGTTTTACGAAACTGATAGTTATGGATTAAATATGAAGGGGTAAAGTCTAATCTTGACTTTATCCCTTTTTTATGATATAATATAATTACAGAGAGAAAGGAGAATTATAATGATTAAGATTGATAATATTGAAGTTTTTAATTTTGAAGGGGCTTTAAGAGGTATGCGTAATCCCATGAATAGTTGGAAGAAAGGCGATAGTGAGGTTGATTATCTTCTGTTAGGAGAGCAAGATGGGACGCATCATTTAGAAGGAATAGTTCCTCATATTGGTCCAAACGATTTGTCTCTCGCCCAAAAGTTAATTAACGGCGGCCCAGTTCATTCAAAATTTATGAGACAAATTTTTGTTAGTATGGATATTGATGCCCCGTTATACTGGTAGACTTTCTGCCAGGAAACACTTTACCGCTTATCAGCGGGGTTACGGCGCCCGCGCCGTAGCTAACGGGGAAGCCTAAGTCGAAAGATATGGTAATCCCGTGGGAAACTTATTTGTATCAAAAACTTAAAGAATATGACTCGATTTTCTACTTATCAGTAGAAGGAGTGATATTTATGGAAAAACAACAAAGAAAATCTTCTCCAAAACAAGATTTAACCGGAATTAAATTTAATATGTTAACTCCACAATACTATATAAAGGGTGGAAAATGGCACTGTTTATGCGATTGTGGAAATGAAGTTGATGTCGATACGAGAAATTTAAAAACTGGACATACTAAATCTTGCGGATGTTTATTATCTAAAAGCAAAAATGTATATGATATGACTAATTATGAAGATGATAATATAAAAGTTATTGAAAGAAACGGTTCAGATAGCCAACAAATAGCTTTATGGTCTTGTTATTGTAAACATTGCGGAAATATATTTACAACAAGAGGCTCATCTATTAGACAAGGATATGTTCAATCTTGCGGTTGTGTTCACTCAAGAAATGAACAGAGCATTACAAAATTACTTTTAGATAATAATATAGAATTTGCCACTCAATATACTTTTCCAGACTTAAAAGGAAAAGAAAGGGCTTTAAGATTTGACTTTGCGATATTTAATAATGGAATTTTATCTCATTTGATAGAATACCAAGGAGAACAACACTTTAAACAAATTGACGGCAAATGGGGAGAAAATTTTGAGTTAAATCAATATTACGACCAACTAAAGAGAGACTATTGTAAAACTCATAACATAAAATTGATTGAGATTAAATTTAATCAAGAGTATTCTTTAAAAGATTTGATATAAATTAGAACCTGTAACGACTATTCCGGGTTAGACTGGAAGTAGGGCCACTATTGATACGTGGTGACATTTTAGGAAACGAAGTGTCTGAAAACCGAAATGGTGTTCTTAACAATATGTTAAGTAAAAGATAGTCTGAGCCATTAGAAATAATGGATTTCTTGGGAAAGAAATGGATACTTATAAAGTAGGAACAACTGCTAATTCTTGTAGTACAATGCACAAAATCCATAGTAAAGAATTTTCTTTAGATGATTTTTCTATTGAGCATTTAAAGAATTATAATGGATATAGAGAAGAAGATAAAAATGTTGCTCATTTTCTGGATAATTTGAATAGTACAATAGAAAATCTTAATACTGCTAGGAAACTCTTTTTACAAACTGGAGATAAGCAATATTGGTGGCAAATGATTCAGCTTCTTCCAAGTAGTTATAATCAAAAAAGAACCTGGACTGCAAATTATGAAACTCTTAGAAATATTTACCAATGGCGGCGCGGCCATAAATTAGATGAATGGCATGATTTTTGTCGTATGATTGAAGAGCTTCCTTATGGGAAAGAACTTATTTGCTATAATATTGGAGGAAATGAGAATGAAGCATAAATTATTTATACCTATTTTTCAGGAGGGCAAATATGTTTTTCAATTCACAAAAGAAGAGCTTGAGAAACTTTTAGATGAAACTTATGAAGAAGGATATAATGAAGGTAGAAAAGGTTGCTTTTATTCATATCCGGGTATTACCACGACTAACGGGAGTGGCGGAATATCTTACCTAGATACTAAAATTACTAACTAAGGAGAAATAAAATGAGACTTCTAAAGAAAACTGAGGAATATCGTGTAGATAGTGAAATCGAAGCAAAAGAAGCTATGGAGAAATTTCGTAGTGAAGCCGCAGAAAAAGGATATAGTGTAGGTTCTTGTGGATATACCTATAAAGAAAAGAAAGCAAAAGGCGAAGTTATTGATGAAGCCTGGATTGTTAAAGTTGTAAAAATTTATGGAACCGTTTGGGATAATATTTAATAGAGAGGTAAAGAGAATGGCTGATATTTTTGACATGAGAGGAAATAAACTAACAGAAAAAGAAGTTGAGCAAGCCGCGGCAGGTCTATCTTATATTTTCGAGATGCCTGATGAAATGTTTAAAATGGTTTATCCTCAAATGAAAGAGGAGTTTATTAAAAGCGTTAAGAGTGGAGAATTTGAAAAAGACGCTTTCCAACAAGGAGCTTCAAAAGCCGAAAAAGAGGAAGCTCTTAATAGCTTTAAGGAGCTATACGATGAATTTAAAGAAGAGGGAGTTTGCGAAGAAAAACTTGATTTCTTAATGACTATCACTGAAGCTATTGAAAATATTATCAACTCTATTGGATATAGAGATTCAGTAGCTGTTGCTATTGAGTTCTGTCATGAGAATGCCAAAGAGCCAACTTATGCGAATCCAGATGATGCTGGCTGTGATGTTTATGCCGTAGAAGATACTGTTATCGCCGCCGGAGAAACAAAAATTATTCCCACTGGTTTAAAAGTTGCTATTCCAGCAGGCTGGATGATTAGCGTTCGTCCTAGAAGTGGTATGAGTGCTAAAACCGGTATCAGAATAGCAAATGCGCCAGGGACTATTGATACTGGATATCGTAATGAAGTGGGTATCATTCTTCATAATACTTCTAATGCCTCATATGAAATTCATATTGGAGATAGAATCGCTCAGTTTGTCATCGAGCCAGCTCCCATGATTCGCTTTAAACAGGTTGATTCTGTCGCCGGAATTGGAGAGAATAGAGGTGGAGGATTTGGCCATACCGGGAATTGACATTCATTCCAATCCTTTATTTGACGCTAATGCTTATTTAGATGAAGATGGTGATTTAAGATTAGTATTAACTTTTCTGACAAATGAAAAAGAAGAAATAACTATTAAAACTGGAAAAATAAAAATAGAAGATATTTCTTATGAATTTGGTTTTGAGAATCTAATGGAAGCAAATATCATTATTCGTCCAGATAAATTAAATAATTTATTTACTGTGGAGACTTATGAATGAAATTCAAGATAGAAGATATTAGAAAGGAGTTGGAGGATAGAGGCTGGAAGTTATTATCAGAACAATATCACAATTTGGATACTGAATTAGAAATGATTTGTCCAGAAAATCATAAGGTATACTTAACATATCGAAAATGGAGAGTTTACCATGAGTGTCCAGTTTGTAGTAAAAATCCTCTAAAATCTTCTGAAATGAAAGTTGTTCCTAGAAAATCTGGAGCAACAAGAATATTAGCCCTTGACCAAGCCACTAATGTTAGTGGATGGGCTGTTTTTGATGATAAAGAATTAGTTCAATGCGGAACTTTTCAATCAAATCAAGCTACTTTAATAGAAAAGATAGAAACTGTCCGGCAGTGGGTAGCTAGTATGGTCGATATGTGGCAACCAGATAGAGTAGTTATTGAAGATATACAACTTCAACAATTTGGAGCGAAAGATGGAAATAATGTTGAAGGAGTAACTACTTATAAGGCTCTTGCTCATCTTCAAGGAGTTCTTTTAAATTTCTTTTATATTAACAATATAAAAAATGATATTGTCCACGCAGCAACTTGGAGAGCCTATTGTGGAGTAAAAGGAAGAACAAGAACAGATAAAAAAAGAAGTGCTCAACTTCTTATAAAAGAATGGTATGATGCTAGCGTTAGTCAAGATGAAGCTGACGCAATTTGCATTGGAAAATATGAAGCTGAACAAAATTTTCATAATAATACTATGATAGAATGGTAAAAGAAAAAGAGAGTCTTTTGACTCTCTTTTCCTTTATATTACGCGGTAGGCACCCCAAACTAATCTGTCTTTCGGATTAAAAGTATCATATATTATTCCGTCAATACTACAAGTTATATGTCCATTCATGGTAATTAAATAAACTCCTCTTGGGTGCGACCGCACGAATTCACCAACAGAAACTTTTAGCTTATCTTTACATCCGCATATTTTTTCAAAATTTCTTTCTAAATACTCGTCTATATATATAACGTCGTCGGGCATTATCGCTTGTGCTTGAGCAAATTTACTCAATTCTTCAAAAGTTTCGTCCCAGGAACGCCCTGTTGCGAGAGAAATTGCTCTCACAGTGCAATCATTAACTCTTCGACCTCTCGGATTGGCGTTATAATATTTAAACATTACACTTAAATATTTTTAAGTTTCTGGATGTGTTTTCTGATAATCTCTTTTTCTTCTGGAGATTCTGCGAAATCCATAGTGGATTCGATGAACATACAGATAGCATACATCAATTTTTCAAGTCCATCATACATTCTTTCGCTGTCCCCGCCGTCACGATAACGACTTCTACCATACTGGTACATATCTGCACCATCCATGATACGGTCTAGGTGTTCGTTCCATCTGTCGTCTCCACGATATCTTCCACCGCGACCACGTCCCGAACCAGGCACTCCTCTTCTGCCATAACTATCATCATCATAGTTACCATAGCCACCATCACGATAACCGCCATCTCGGTACCCACCTCTTCCGTCACGATAGTCGTCCATATATCCGCCTCTCATTTTACCTTCACCTTCCTCCATCATTTGTAGTTTGCTGATATTTTTTGCAATATCAACTAATTTATAGGCATTGTCTAAATTTCCAGCATTTAAACCTGTTTCTTCAATCTGTTTTAATTCTTTCTTTGCATTTTCTAACAGTTTGTGCATTATTTATCAGCTCCTTTCTGTATAGAATTGTTTGCTGGCATTTCTACCATAGCTACTGCGGGAGTTGGAGCAGCCGCCGGAGCTGGAAGAGAAGCTAAATAATTTGAGCATTGAGAACAAGGAATTCTTCCTATTAGCTTAAACACCCCGCTGGCAATATCGGTATGAACACAAACAGAATATCTAGTTCTTCTGTTTATTGCACAAGCTGTAACATTAGTGCAATCAGAATTCATTAGAGGATAAGTTGTAGCGGTGTCTGTTCCAATAGTAATGGCCACTGGAGCAGTTATTGTAGTAGTTTCAGGAAGATTTTGGGCTACTACAATACAATATTTTTCTTTGTTAGCATAATTGCCTTGTGGAATATTGATAATTAAAGTATTATCAGTAAAAGTCACTCCACTAGAAATAATAAGTCTATCACATAGTCTTTTATAATTTGGGCAACTCAATATAATCACTCCTTAAAGAAGAGGAGAGTATATGCCTATACTCTCCTCCAAAATCACGCATTAGCGGAGAATCTGTTTAGTTAATTAGCAGCATCCGCAACTAGATTGGCAACCGCAGCCAGTTGGCATACCAAATGCAGAAGCATAAGGACTGCAAGTAATATATGCAGGTTTAGCAACAGGCATTAGCTGATTTACAATATTACTAGTCTGAGAAAGCTGTGATAACTGGAACTGAGCAGATTGCAATTCAGTACGTAGGCTCTGTAACTCGCTTTGAGTTAAGTAGTTGATGATTCTATCAGTGTTCTTATCAGCAGCTACCATAATGTCGTTTGTTGATTGAGCAAGAGCATATTTAATATTCTCCTGTCCACGACCTAATTCGCAGCAGCAAGAAGCTAACTGATTAGTTAGGCTATTAAAGCCGGCTTGATTGTGGAAATCGCTCTGCATAATAGTTTTATCTACTCCGCAGAATCCCTGTCCAACCTGATAACCTAGATTTGCAATAGACTGATTTACACCATTAAATCCTTGGCACATACCAAGTTGAGTCTGGCAGCAGCAATTCTGAATAGCAGAAAGTACGCCATTGATAGCATTATTAGTAGAATAGAAGCCATCACACATACCTCTTTCTAATCCACGAATTCCATTGTCTAACTGATTGAAGTTGAAAGCATCAGTCATACCCTGAGCGGTTGCAGGAGTGCAACATACGTTATATCCACTTGCTCCGCCATTGCCGTCGTTTCCGCCATTATTGCCAAAACCTCTGTTACCCCAGCCGCCAACTGCGAAGAATAGAATAAGGATTATAACCCACCATGCACCATTGCCTCCAAAAGCTCCATCTCCATCACCATAACCATTGTTACCACGGCCGAGAGCAATCGCGTCAGCTACGGAAATTCCTTCACTACCCATCATTTGTAGACCTCCTTATAATAAAATAATTTTATAATAACAGTTTGCATTATAGTCCTTTTATCATATTCATTAAATTGCTCATTTCACTATTGAAATCTTTTCCTTGTTGACCTAAGAACTGTTGAGCAAACTGTTGTAAACCTTGAGTGTCTCCCTTTTGGCCCATTTGTAAGATATTTTGCATTGTAGGGTCATTAGGGAAATTTTGCTGAATAATTTGTTCTGCTACTGCTTGAGGATTTCCTCCTTTAAGCATACTTAATAATTGCATTGGATTTAAAGCTGCCATTCTGATTTACCTCCTATCCTATCTTTCATTTTAGCTAGTTGATTTTCTATCATTTGAATTTTTTCATCGTGTCCCTTTAGTACTTCAACAAGACGCTTATTCTCTTTAATAAGCTCTTCAGTTTCTTCTGTTGGGGCAACACTAGGAGCGGCACCAGAACTTGCACTTCCTTCTATTGGGCTTAATCTATATCCTAATAACATAGGACTGCCATTTTGCAGAGCCTTGATGTACATAACGTTTTCTTGCAAACATAATCCTACAGATATACCAACTCCAGCAGGAACATTGCCAATATCAGAAGCAGTATTAAGATTATAAACACTTCCTGTTGGTTGAGGAAATAATGGTTGACCCATTTGATTCCCTTGAAATTGCTGGTTATTCATTAAAAATTGTGGATTTTGTTGCGGCGGTGCGACTTGCTGGACATTTGTTGGCTGATTTGAGGGAGGAACGGAAGTTGCACCCTGTCCAGTCTGTCCAAAATACGGATAGTTCATTTAATCACCTCAATTTTATTTTTCCTTCCAGATATTAGTGAAAAACTGGAAGAAATTTTACAAAAAATTGGGTATCACTATAAAAAAATTTCCAATTTTCAACTTTATATAAAAAAATACCCTAACCTAATGGTTAGGGTACTCATATTTTTATAGAGTTTATTCAATTACAGGGTCAAGTGCATAAATGTCACGAGGAGAAAGTTCTAAGACTTCAAGCTCTTCAAGAGTAAATTTAGTATCAGGAATATCAACTTCAATATCCTCTAATTCTTTTACTCTATCATTACATTCAGCCTCTTTACCCTCGATAATTTCAACATTTCCGTTTTCTAAGAAGATAGGCTGTCCATTTTCATCTTTCTTTCCAAACTCAAAGATAATATCTCTCATCTTTTCATTAAAGAAAGTTTCTTCTTCTTCAATAGCTTTTAACAACTTCATAAACTTATAAGCTGTTTTAGTGGGCATTTTGGCATCCACAACAGTGGCGCCGATTCCTTTAATCTGTAATGCGGTATTCATATTAACTTTCATTAGATAGTCAACGCTCCTTTTAATCTTTTCTGTAATTATATTATACCAGACTTTTATAATAAAGTCAAGTTTTAAAGTATTCTTCCGCAATCTATTATACCAAGAACCATATGACCTGTTAGCAAGTCAAAACGAATAACTTGGTCTCCCTCAATGCCAGAATCAAATTGAACATAGTTGTCAATATTTTGGTCTTCTGTATTAGAAGAGCCACTTCCTGCGGATACGTGGAAAGTATATTCAGGGTCTTTTGTATTTACTCCAATCTTTTTATCTCTAATTGAAAGAGTTGCTCGTAAACTTCTCAAAAATGTTACTGGCGTTTCTGCATAGAGATAATTGTTGGATAGAGTAGAAGTAGTATTGTGACCAACTTTTAAAATTAGTTTGGCATAATAAGATTTTTTCGTTTCAACTAATTGTGAAGAAGAAGTCTCTACTTGATAATTAGACCAAGGATATGCAAAATTCTTTTCTTCATTCGATTTCTGTCCAGGTTCTGGAGGGTAAGCAGAGCTGCCGTCACTCTGAACATTTAATATATAAGAAGTGGAATTTAAAAAGTCTTCTGTTTCTGATAATAACAACGAAAGTTGAAAGAATTTTCCAGTGCTAAATCTTTCAAAATTTCTATATGTCCAATAAGAACTGATGTCTTCTCCATTCCCATTAGGACTTTTACTTCCACCTATATCTGAAATTGTAAAATTAACTTTTACTCTAGCATTTTCCTCTGTTGCAGCCGTATCAAAATCAAGAGAATTTAAAGAAATACTTGGATTAGTGGCTCTACAAACCATCATTGTATATGAGAATTGGACTTGTTCGCTTTCTAAAGCAGTTTCTCTTTTCTCCGTTTCGGTTTTACCATAACCGCTATCTTTTGCAGAAACAGCAAATTTTACAAAATTATTAACAGAGTAATTGCTAACTGTGTGATTATATATATAATAGTTTCCATCAGGGATAAGATTTGATTTTGGAATTTCCTTTAATAATCTAAAACTCTCATTAGTAACTGTGCTTGTTGATGTAGCATAATATATTAAATAAGAGTAAATACCGTCTTCACCTGATTCTGGGGCATTTGGACTTACTGCTTTCGGAAATTTGAATTGTAATTGTTCTCCTGAATTTATCATATAAAAGCCATCAGAAGTATATGCTGGTGTTGAATCAGATGGAACTGCCTCTCCCAATTTAATAATCGTTTGATTATTAGTGAGGTCTTTTATTGAGTATAATGAAGAATCTGTATCAAAAATTGGTTTTTGTCTAAAATCTAAAATGATAGGAGTAGATAATTTATCAATACTTTTTTTGCCAAAAGTATCTTCTGCTTCAACTTGAATAGTTACTTTTGAATATTGTTGTCTCTTACTGGTATTATTAAAATTACTAAATAATTCAGGTGAAAAAGATAAAGTTTGTCTATTATAAGTGGCGTCATCTTCAGTGGCTTTCGCCGCAGCAACAAGGACAATTTCTTTAATATCATTACCAGATGTGTCTTGAGGATATCCTCTTGAAAGAGAAATAAAGGGGTCTTCATCAAAAACTAAACTAATTTTAAATTTATTTGGAGTGCTCATATAGCTAGATGCAGTTACTCCGGCTGGAGTTAATAAAATTGCATCATCATCGCTATCTCCACTTGTCTTAATCCAAGAAATATCAAGAGATTCATTATTATATATTTTAATAGTTGGAGAACCGGTAGAAGAAACTCTCAAAGTTTTTAAAGAGTTACCTCCAGCGAAAGTTGGATTATTATTTTTAAATAAAGTTAAAACTTTAGCATTTGAATCTTCTTGTACCCATCCGTATTCATCTTCAAAAACCAATTTATAGTTAGCTCTAGTTCCAGATAATGATTTAAAACCAGTATCAATAATGAATGCTGTTACAATAGTTTCTGTAGTTGTATTATCACTATTTGTAATTTTCCCAATAGTAATATTACTAAGACCAATTTTACTGTAACTATTCCTACTTATTTCTTCTTCATTAACATCTCTAGTAATAGTAGTAATAGTAAATTCTATATTATTGATAAATTCTTCATATATTTTTGTCCAGCTAGACATAGTAGAATCATTGCTCATATTTCTATATATAATAACTTTAGCCAAAGAAGAACGACCGCTAGTATCTGGCATTACCCAATTTAATACGGCTTCATCATCAATAATATTACCTTTTCTTAATCGACCATCTGATAACTTCCAATATACGTTATCTAATTTTGTAATACCTGAATCTCTATAAGTATTTGTTAATTGAGAATTATAATTTGGGGCTGAATTTTTTTGTCTTGACGCACTATAAGCATAGCCGCTATAATCATATCCGTCATATGCTCTAACTCTAATTCTATAGTACTCGTTTTCTTTAATATATTTGCTTGGTCCAGAATTGTCTTGTAAATCTAAATAGACGGAACCGGAATACATTCCCATATAATAACGAGATGTTACGCTTGTCATTGAGGAATTACTTCCAATTTCTAAATAAACTTCAAAACTTAAACTTCCAGAATAAGAGACTGTTGAAGATAAAGAATAATATATTGTTGCTGGCTTTGCATTTGGGGTTATAGTTGTTCCAGAAGAGTTGGTAAAACGAATGGTTGGAGTTGTTGGAATTGTATTAACTTGAACATTTGAAGAAGTTTGAGAAGCAGAATCCACCTTATAATCATTCGCTATTACAGAAAGGCTAACTAAAGCTCCTTGTGAACCTTTTACTGTAATATTCTTACTTGTTTCGGTGGTATAAGAACTCCAAGAAGAAGAATTGGAAAGTTTATATTTATATCTTAAACTATCACCATCAACATCAGAAGCTGACCAAGAGAAAGATGCGCTACCCCCATTCCCATTATTGTAAGCAACTAAACTAGTATTTCTAGAAACACTTCCCATAACAGGAGCTGAGTTTGATATTGTTAAAGTTCCGCTATAAGCCCAATCTGAATAATATTGAGAACCTCTATTTCCTTTAGTTCTAACTCTATATTGTCCAGTTTGTCCAACTGGTTGCGACCAAGAGTCTGTCGTTGATGCATAAGTATTACTTGTTGATATTGATTTCCAACTATTCCATCCACCAGAGCCTATTTTATATTCAATATCATATCCTGTAATAGAGTTTGATGTACCACCTTTTGCCCCACTCCAAGAAACAGTAATTTGCTGCCCCTTCTTTGGGCTTGTATTACTAATTGAAATAGAACTAGGTGGAGAACATTTCGTGTATGCTGTTTCAAGTTGAGCCGTTCCAGACGCAGAGCATGAATTTATTTTTACATTAGAATATACAAGTCCTCTAACATAAGTCATTTTAAGATTGATAGTTGCTGATGTCCAAGTTTCTCGTCCTGAGAAAGGAATATAAAAAGTTTGTGTATCTATCCATCTTCCTTCGTGCATAGAGCTATTACTATCACTAATCGCTTTAGAGGCGGGATTTTTACTCCCGCCGCCATCGACGCTAATTGTAATATATTGTGAACCAATAGAACCAAGATACAAGTCATAGCATTTGTAATTAACATATACATCAACTTTCCAACTATCATAAACTCCATCTCCATTTGTATCTGCCAAATTAGTTGACCAATAAACAACTGGTAAAAATTTAGACTGAGATAGAGAAGTTGAACCTACAAAACTGCCACTTTTTGCCATTTATTTCATCTCCTTATACCACAAAAATATCTAGTCCTTTATCGACTATTGTTCCGTCTGCCTTTGTCTCCTTTGCTCTACGAAGAATAGCTTTACCCATAACAATTTCATCAAAATAAACAGTTTCAGATACTTCAAGATTCTTTACACTAACAACTTCTTTATAGACTTTTAATGGATTACTACCATCAACTTCTATATTAAAATGATTACCAGAAGCTTTATTGGTAGTTGATTCTTCTTCTTTATACGAAAGTCTTAAATTTGAAGCTCCCATATTATCGAGATTTAAAACTCTTCTCTTTTTATCTATACCCAACTCTGTATTTTGAGTTTTCTTAAATACAATTTCATTTTGAGAGAATACAATTCCTCTATCTGTTGTAGGTTCATTATCATTTATTTCTGGTATATCACTAACTACTAATTTATGAAGAACTAATCCTTCTAAATCATCATCAGAGTAAATATATGGGTTAAATTGATTTGGAGGAAGTTTAGTATTATCTTTATCAAAATATATTTTATCTTTATAGATTTCTAGGTCTCCACCAGAATAAATTTGGACACCAGCTTCGTTTATTGCGGCGTGAATCTTTTCAATAAGAACGATTTGTCCATCTTCTCCTTCTGTTTCTTCATTAGAAGAAACAAATATACCAGTATCCTTATTATTTATTCTTAAGCCTTGCGTTCCTATTGTACCAGAAATTTCAGCATCTGTACTTCTAATAGTTCCAGAGAAATAGCCGGCTTTTGCAAATAAAAATCCATTTTCTTTTATATAAAAATTAGGAGGATTATATTGACCACTTTCGAGACCCTGTATTTCCAACTTAATTCTTTCTTCTTCTGATAAAATAATTTCCTCTCCACTAGGGGTCAAGGCCGTTTTTGGTATCACCGGCCCATGAGAAGGTCCTACTCCACCAGCCCATAATAAGACTTCGTTACTCATAACTGTAGTTAAACCTGCTTTTCCAGTGGATATAGTTCCTTTAATAAAAGCATTTTCAGTGTATAAGCCAAAACCTTTTAATAAAGGAGTGCCAAAAGTGTCTGAAAAAGACTCATCAGAAATATTATTTAAATCTCCTAAAACAACTTTATCTCTTTTAATTATCTCTGAATTTTTATCTTTAGGATTTTTTCTTTCATATTGATAAATATTTATTGTCAACGCATTTCCAAAACCATCATTGCTTTTAGTTGCATTTAAAGCAATACCCCCATCATTCTTAGATGGGTCATCATCATTTACTCCTCCAAGATTTATTAAAATTAAATCTGAATAATTTTGTTTATACTTCAGATAAATTTGGTCAAAAGTTGTTTCTGCGATAGTTCCAGAAGAATCTACAAAATAAGTATATTTATTTTCTTCAATATTAGAACTTACTAAATAATATCCAACAAATCCTCCATTTTCTCCATTCTTTAGGAAAATTCTTCTACCTGCAACTAATTCGCCAGAAGATTTTACTAACTCAAAAGAGCCTCTATTATCTATTAAATCAAGTGTTTCAGCAAATTTTTCTCTTAAAGATTCATCAATATCGCTTTTATAAATTCTTACTAATGTTTTTGTGACAATATTAGTAAATTCTTTCGTTTCTTCTTCGGATATTGTTTGAGGAGTGTCTACATTTTGAGAAGAAACATCTGGATAATCTGTGCTAATCCAATAAGCGGTTCCGATAATAGAGTAAGACTCTCTAGAATTAGAGCGACTCACCTGAATCATAACCCTATCTCCATCTTTTAATTCTATTGCATTTTCGACAGTTACGAAATTATACGTTTCTTGTTGACCATGTGCAATATCTATTCCTTCAAATATTCTAGCTATCTTTGAAGCAGGTCTAATAAGTAAATTACCACTAGAAACTTGAATTTCCTTATACTTCATAACTGAAGAGCTTATTGTTCCTCTAACATTAACATTCTGGAATTCAGCAGAGCCATCTTTATCAATTCTCCATCCTGATGTTACTTGTCCATCCTTTGAAGAAGTAAATATTCCTTTTTCAGAAGAAATAGTTATAGCAGAAGAACTATCCTCAGAATATATTTTTAAATCTCCGCTTATACGACTTTCTTTTCCTCGGATATCTAAGCTAGAAGCAGATAATTGACCTTTAGAAGTGATTATTAACTTTGCTTTATTCATAGCGTCAGGGAAGAGAGTTCCATCCTCTGTTACTACTTGGAAATATATTTGATTAAAATCAATCTTAGTATTTACGCCATCTTTATCATAATAATAAGTTTTTTGGTCGCCATTTGAATCAATTTTGCTAATTATTTTTCTTTTCCAAACTTCTACATTATCTTCATTAACTTCTTTTATCCAAATAACAGTACCAACAGAAATATTATCTTCAGGAGTTACCAGTCTATAGCTATATACTAAACTATTTAATGCTTCTTTTAATTCTTTAGTCTCATATTCTCCAGCCATAATAACAACATCTTTACGATAATCGTTACTATTTGGATTACTTAATACAAAATTATCTCCAAGAAGAATATAATCTTTGACAAATGCATCTCTACCTATTTTAATAGAATCAGCTTCAACTTCTGCTTCTGCGTTTACTGAAAATCTTCTTTCTTCTCCTGTCTCTTTATCTGTATAAAAAACTGAGATGGAAGAATTTTCTCCATTTATCTGAATATTATCTCCAACTTCTAATAATCCAGTAACTTTACCAGAAGAAACATTTATTTGACCGGTGATAATTGCATTAGAAGCATATAACTGTCCATTATGAGTTACATAGAAATTTGGGCTTGTTCTCTCTGAAATTGCAGTTCCATTCTCGTCAAAGTTTAATCTACGAACCCAAATTGCATAGTTTTTATCTCTATCTATTTCATTATTATCAATAGGGAAATCTTTGAAATTTTCAACAATTTTAAACATTTCATTACGGGAAACTTCTTTATTTTCTCCTTCTTCTCGATAGTAATACTTAACTTCAGGAGTGCCATCTTGCTCAATCATTGAAATTGTGTATTTACTATAATAATCTTTATCTGCTTCCTTTAAATAAAATTCATATCCAATAAAGATTTTATCAGCATCCTCTAAAGGACTATAAGTAAAGTAAGAATAATAAGTAGAAGCAGAAAAACCAGAATCAAAAATTTTATTTACAGATGTTGAACCTAACCCCATCTGATTTTCAAAATGACCTGAAGTTGCAGCAATTTGTCCGTGAAATTGACTATCTCCAATTATTGTAATTGCATTAGCAGTAACTGCACCAACATCATCAATAGTAAAAGTATCAAACCAGTCTGTTTTTCCTTGAGAGGCGAAATCTCCAATAGATTTACTCCACAGAATAAATTTATTTTCTCCCTCAAAAGGAGTTCCGTCTGCGTTAGTATTTCTGCCACTAGCTTGAATACCGATTTTAGAGTCAATTTCTGTCGCTGCGGCTCCACCAATAAATAAGTTTTCTTTTAGCCATAGGCTACCGTCTTTAGATGTTCTTAAAACCGTTTGTCCAATCGAATTTCTAATAACAAGACCATAAAGAGTTTCATTACCTTGCTTTAACTCAACATTCCAGTCTCCTCTTTGAGTAATACCGCCATTACCATCATCTTGGAAACCAAGTTCTACCCTACATATATTATAATCAATAGGGTCAATAGGAGGTTTAAAATCTTCTTTCCCCGGAATTTTGGTATTTCTCTTGTCAAAAATTCTAATAGCTGGTAAATCAGTACCAATTTCAACTGAGCCAGTAGAACTTTTAATATTTAGACCTCTCCAAGTTAAGCTGACAGATGTATTTTTTTGGATATAATTTAATCTATCAAACCAAGTAACATATCCATTCTCCCAAAAACCCCCATCTTTCTTGTTCCCCATAATTTCTTCGCTAGCAAACCAAGGAATACCATCGCTATCATAACCAAATTTTTCAGCATCACTACCATCTGGAACAATATACATACCATGTTGGTCAAATCGTACAAAACCACCAGTTCCTATTGGATGATTTTCTGAATTGATTCTTTCTTCTTTTTTTGAATCTAAGTAAATTTGATATGCAGTAAGACCTAATTTATCCCATACAAATGAGGGAAAAGCTCCATTCATAATACGAAGTCTATTAGTATCTAACTGTCCAGTAGTAATAAAATTAGCGTTCATTCCACTTGCGGTTAAACCAGAAGTCCAGTTTAATCCACCATCACTACTAATATATATGCCGTCAGCTACTACTCTCAATTTTTTATTTGGATTGAATATGTCGGTAACTTCAATTCCTCTATCATTAACAATAACACTTTGGTCTACTGCCTGAGCGAGAGTAATAGAGTTATTGATAAGAGTATTTTGAAGAATAGGAGCCAAAATTTCTCCATTAGCAGTAAAGTTTTCTGCACGAGAGTAGATTTGGTCTTTCATCTGCAAAGTCTGAACACTTGCGGAAATTCTTGAGAATAAATCTTCAAATTGAGTTCTAAAGTTCTGAACAGTAATTGTACTTGAGTTTTGACTATCAATTACATCAGTAACTTCTGAAATAACTACTTCTTGCTTATACGGAGAACCATTCTTGTCAAAACCGAAAAAGTCAATATCAGTGACAAAAGTTTTATCTCCAATATCAAAAGTATAATTCTCCCAACCTTCTAAGGCTTGAAGGGCTAAAACATCAATAGTATATGATGCTGTCGGCATTGCTGAAGTAGCTAAAACTCTTTCTGCATCAAAATAATATTTATCAGAATCAGTATAGTTATCATCTTGCCAAGTTCCTTCGGTTATATATCTCATATATTTCTCTTCAAATTCAGTTACTAATCCTTTTTTAATATTAGTAATATCCTGAACCCCTTTAAGAGCTTTTTTCATTTGAATAATATAACCTATTGGTAAATTTTTCTCTTTTGCTTCTTCTTCTGTTATCTCGTACTTCTCTGCTTCTGATTCATTCTCAAAAATAATATCGTTAATATCTGTCGCAGAATTATCTCTATAACCTAATTGAGCATTAAGAGTTTTCAAATAAGCGTAAAGGTCATTTATAGAAGTTCCCCATCTAATAATAGAGTTTTTAGCTTCTTTTTGTTGGTCTGCTGAGCCAATCATATCTCCTTTTGGTACACTAATTTGAAAATAAGTTCCGCTATAAATATTATTTGTTGCAGGAACTCCTCTAGCAAGAGTAGTAATATTTTCTTTGGCAGATTGAATTCTTAAAATAGTTCCATCTCTTTCAGTTTTTAATTTCTGAACAGTATTACTTAATCCGTTATATTTTGTACTAGCATCTTTATATTTTTTATTCTCAGCTTGCATTTTAGTTATAAAACCAAGGTTATCATTACTAGTACCATACATATCATTTAGAAGTTGTTGTTCAGAAATTTCTCCAATTTTAACATAATAGTCAAAATTATATAAGAATAACTCGCCAAGTTTATTATATTCTGAATCTTGAATACTAATAATACCAGATTCAGAGCTTTTAGAGTCAGTAGTTTCTACCCAAATTTTACTAACTACCTGTTCACTATTTATAGTTCTTGAAATTGAAGTTAAATTTGTTCCATAATGAAAACCATTCCAATTATCCTTGCCAACTACTTCGACAAATTTAATTTTTTTGATTTGTTTTCCATTAGAATCTCTTTTTATTTTTCCATTTTCAAGATACTCTACCTCAAAACGAATCCAACCCTCGAAAAGCTCTGCTAATGTTTGAAGAATATTATATCTATTAGACTTTTCCTCTTTTAAAGTTCTAACTTTCTTTGCATTATCATACATAACTTTTTCAAGAGTAGCGCCTTCTGGTAAAGTAACGTATTCAACAGTTTTACTATCTAAATTATAGAATAGTTGAACAGTAACTTCTGAATAAGCATCTATTGTAGAATCAGGCATAATAATATTATTTGAAAGAGAAGAAATTTGCTCAGCACTTAATTTCCCACTTAACTTTTGAATAAAACTTTTTTCTGAACTACTTCCTGTCTTTGGTTTTACTTGAAATAACTCAACATTAGTAATTTCAGTAAATTGGTCTGCTGCGGCCAAATTAAAAGCAAGATAAGCAGTTGAAGTTGTTTTATTCGGAGTCAAAGCAAAATATCCATTATTAGTAACAGTATATTTGTCGGTAATAAAAGAAGAATCATAAGAAAAATTAGTACTATTAGCCAAAGCAACTACTGGAGCAGTTCCAGTAAAAGTTATTTTAAGAAGATATTTTTCTCCTTCCTCTATTTGAGTTCTAGCACTCTTCATAGTATCATTATATGCCCATGCATTTGCTTGAACCGCAGTAAGTTTTAGAGTATACTTGGCAGAAGTAATTGCACCCGTATCATCTTTATTCCAAGTTGCTACTGGTCTAACTGACATGGTTTCAACTTTAGAATCGCCAGTTCCAGTTGTTCCAGATTTCCAACCAGTACTATCCGTATATTCTTTACTATTATAAATTAAATTTCGAGCAATATCACTAGTAACAGTTTTATTAGTGTTATATCCCCAAATTTTTTCAGTAGTACCTGGCCAGGTTTCGTGAGTAACTCCATCTTTAATATATTTATATTGATAAACAGCTCTACCTACAATTTCATTATATTCTGATTTTTGAGTAGAAATGGTTTCTTCTTTTTCAATAGGGAAACCATCACTATCAAATTCAATATTTCCATCTTCATCTTCTTGGTAAGTTTTTCTTTTTTCAATAAAATCATTTTCACTAGTAGGAATATACTCCCAATCAGTTCCAGCTAAAACTTTTGGCGCCAAATCATCAAGAGTACCGATACCGCCATGCTCTTCATCAAAAGTAAGACTATATCCGGTTCTGCTTAGTTCGTTAATAAGCATATCTTCACAAGTAAAATCATAGATAATTTTTTTATCTTCTCTTCTTTCTACTCTATCATTAACGATAAAAGTAAACCATTTATCTTTATATTTTAATTTAATTTTATTTTTGTTCCAAATCATATCGGGAAGATGGTTTTTAACCATCTTTCCCTCTTTTCTGTCAAAATACTTCTTAGGAATTGAAAAGGTAAGAGTATTCATTCCATTTATATTTTGAGTTAAGTTAATATTATATGCTCTTCCCTCAAAAGTCGATTTATCAGAAGCTAATTCTTCGACCTCCATCTCTTCAAATACTTGTTTACCAACTCTAATTTTATCAATAGTGGTTTCTCCATTAACGACCTGAGAACCTCTCTTATATTGATATAAATAGGTTTGAGGACTTGTTCCTGCACCAAGTCCTTTATAAACAGTAGTATAAGGAATACCAGATAGATAGACATCGGTTATAACATAGATGATTTGGTTTATTTTAAGTTTAGAAGGGTCTGGTACTTCGGTATTATATACCGCAGTAATATCCTTCCATAAACTTAATTTATAAGGAATAACTCTAGCCATTTCATCAACTCCTTAATAGTATAAATAATCATAACTAATTTTTATACTATCTGTTTCTATATTGCTCGTAGTTCCTATTACCAAATTATAACCTCCTGTTGAGGTTTTATTTTTTGGAATTTTAAAGAACTGTCCTTTCTTCAAAGCGAAATAAATTGATTCTTCTGTCACATTTTCGCCTGTTCCATATTTATACATAATGCGATTTTTCTTAGTATCTATTGTAATAACTCCGCCAGTCATCGCAGCGACTCTTTTTTCTGCATCGCTAACTGCTCCATAGTCTTCAACATCAGTATCACTAGAACGAAGATTTAATATAAACTGCTCTCCATTTGATAAAGTAAAGAAAATATCATTCATAGGAGTTGGTTTGTTAAAACTAAGAATAAAATCAGTTTCTTTATCCCCTGGATTATATAGTTGAATACCTTTAGTATTATCAGGTAAAGTAATATAGTGGTCATAACCAGCAGTTGGATTTTTAGTATCAAGCGTCTCTAAGAGACCAGAACTTAAATCCCATTCGTCTATATTTTGGTATTTTTGAGGATAGATTCTAAGTGATAAACCTGCGTTTGAATTTGTAAAATAATTAGTTTTTTCTGAGTCTGAATTTACAATTAAATTTGATTCTTCTAAGTCAGAAATAACTTCAATGCCTAATTGAGACATTTTTCCTTTTGTGGTAATGACCGGCTCGGCCAGCTGATACACCACCGTCACCGGCGTGCCGGCGGCGTACTGGGCGGCGAGCCA